ATTAGCCGCAGTACACCAACCCGTATTAGATCCTAGAATCATGGCGTAATCAGCATTAGTGACATAGTACATTTTGAAGCCGCCTCCATTCCAGATGATTTTAGCTCCAGGAAGACCTTCAGATTTAAGAAGTTTTTCAATGGCAGAAGGGGAGAGATTTCTTAAATAACGTCTTTCGTTACCAACTAATTTTAGTAGAGTATCCGGAGTAAACTGTCCAATATCTTTTTTATCTTTAGGGAAATCTGGATTATTACACAACTTCATATACTTCTTTAGAGGTTCAGTTAGATCTTGAACCGCTTTTAGTTTAACTGGGTCTTTTCCTTTAGTTTGAGTGTAGACCTGACATAACCATCTGGAATAAGTGCCTTTAGGTGATGGGTCAGCATCATTACAAACCTTAATCTGTTCGTCTGTTAATTGGAATTGCTTCTTGAATGCATTAATTTGATCAACACGGAGTTCTGCAATAAGCAATCTGGATAAAAACATAGCCATAAATCTTACCTCAATATAGAAATAGGAATTTAAAATTCAATCGGATTACCCACCGTCTACTGTTAAGGAGTCTGATCTTGATAGGCTAATAGTCATGAAGGTATCGAGAGATAAAGTAATGGGGGCAGGATTGGGTGGAGGGAATACTAAAATCTCATTGTCATAATTATAGACAGAGTGATCAACATATCTGGAGGCACTCCATTCTGATTCAATGGTTATATTATAAAGTCCGGTGACAAGATTATCAAAAGTGTGGGTAAAAGAATTTGTTGCGGTTAAATCTCCAGAAACAACAGTGTAGACAATCGGGGAAGAAAGCAGACTACTCGTAATGGTTACAGTAGTCGGCCCACCGTCTGAATCTGAAGGATAATAGCTACCATGAGTGCTAACAACACTGGCAGTAGTGGGATCTTCTGAAACTCCAACTCCACCAGAATTTACAACATATCTAGTGATTGTTCCAGTAAGAGTGAGATTGACAAATGTGGTAAAACCTGTAAAATATGAATAAGAATGATTAGTTGGAGAAATTGGGGGGTAACGAATTTTCCCGTAAGTAGGCACAGTTGTAAACCAAGGTAATCCGGTAGTAGAATTTATCAAAGTCGTAGGAGAAGTATTGGTCGGTACAACATTAGAGATATCATATGTGCCATCAATAATACTAAATAAATCTGGGGACCAAAGTGGATTGATCCCCAAGATTGGTGTTTGTGATAAATTAGGAACAATCTGCATAACAGCCTCTATTACAAGAGGCAGGAAATCCAAATTGCTACTTGCTTACTTTCGTTACGGCCATATCCATACGCGCCATAGCGTCATCAACTCCTGTCACCCCATTCATATCAACAGCCTTTATAGCATCCTGGCACTTCAGGATGTAATCCTTAGAATCAGCATAATTATCCATAAGAACACAATCCAAGAGTTGTTCCAAAGACAGAATTCCGCAACTACACTTGACTATTTGAACCAGAGTGAAGGAATCACACTGTCTAGCCTTCTTCATCTTCTCTTTATAAATTTGAAGATAATGAACAGCTTTTCTTTCAGCTTTGCCAACTCCCAAGTGAATTAGGAAATCTGGATCGGTAACAGCACCAATACCAATCATGAATTGCTCAAAAGTCCAATTATTAGTTGCACCATAAGAGATCATAGAAGTTACAACATGAAAGTTCTGTGTCAATCCGGGGAACCAGGGGGACAGACAATCGGAAGCCTTCAGAACCTCAAAGAAACGATGAGGGGCCATCGATGCAAAGACCTTCTTCAACTCCTCTCGCACCCTATCAGGAGGGAGTGTAGCTAGTTCAGGTTGCATTTGCCACATAGTCTTAACCAGTCGAGGGCTAACCGTCCAATCAGCACCTAGTTGAGCAGCGAAACGAGCCACTCTGAGAACGCGCAGGGGGTCCTCTGCAAACTTATTGGAAACTTGCTCCATGGTTTTAGCAGCAATGGCCTCGTAGCCAACTTCCCAGCCGTACAAAGTTCCAGCCGCATCCACCATCATCGCGTTCATGGTCAAATCACGGCGAACACGATCATCTTCATAGTTGCCAGTAGGGGTAGTGACAAATCCTTTATGCCCTGCTCCCACTTTCTCTTCGGAACGAGCCACAGCAACTTCAATGTGACCATAATTGGTATTATGCAAGTAGACGGGGAAAAATTTACCCACATTCTCCAAACCCATTTTCTCTAACGTATCAGCCGTAGTATTGGTGACGATATCAAAATCCTTAGGCTTACGGCCCAGAATAGTGTCACGTACACAACCCCCTACGAAACGAAACGTAGCATTTGAATCATGAGGCTTCGCCATTTGTTCTAATTCCTCCAGAATACAGAGTGGCAAGGATTTAATATCAAAACTAATCACACGTTTCCCCTTCTCTTTATTATACTAGGTTCTAAAGGAAAAGAAGCATTTTATTTTTGGACAGGGATCAGTGGGATAGGTTACCGGATAAACAAATACGTCCGTAACTACTATTGTTTTCTGATAATGATGTGTTTAATCCACTTCCAATTCTTATGAGGGAATTTGATTTATCAACCACGTATCTGACCGCATCAGAATATTTCGCTAGCATACTCCAACCGGCATAAATGATCCCATTTTGATACGCAGTAGCTGTTCGATACGCTACATTAGATCCATTTATGTAGTTATAAAACATTGGATTGGCGATGTCCTGATTCCAAATAAAATCCAAAAATATGTAGGACATACCAGCTATATCAGCTAATGTGTACACAATACCAGTCTCGTAAAGAGCGATTATCATCCACGGTTCCCGATTTGCATGACTAGTATCTTCATAACCTGCGGTAGCATCTGGATCACCCCCAGCGCCACTTAACTCAATTCCACTATCCCACATTGTTGCACCACCAACCTGTTTTTGAATATGGTTTTTAAAATCTGAACCGATTCTAGTAGCATATTCTGAGTAGATAGGTAATCCAGTTGCTTGATACATATAAGCTGCAATGATAGCTAAATGAGTAGCTTCAGATTGCCATACTGCATATGTTCCCCAACCACCATAAGTAGCGGATAACCATGGAATTGTGCCACCAAGATAAGGGCCGCTTGGGTCATTATAAACACCAGTATTTTTATCAAACCAATAACCAAAAATAGCACTATTAATAAATGCTAAAATTGTTGTTAATTGAGTTGGATAACGAGAAGCAAAAGTGCTATGAATTAACGCAGCTAATCTAGCCATAGGAGCAATGGCTTTAAAATGATCAGCTTGTTGGGGATTCCCATTCGTATCCAATGGGTACCAAACTTGGTAAGTAATACTATTTCTAACTAAAGGTTGAGCGGTAGCTATCATTGACATTACATAACCAACAACAGTATCCATTGTAGGTAAGTCTCCTGTTGATTCAACCATACTTGTTAATCCAGTAATATAATAACAAGTTCCAGCATAAGTCGCTGGATCCCCACTAGCAACTTCCGTAGCTATACTACTACCATACGTAACAAGATCTGCATTGACATAAGAAAGATATGTTGAAGATGCAACTGTCGGAGATTTTGGAACAAGCATTCGCATATTAAATGGATTCCCAAGTTGATCCAGAATAGATTAACATAACACCTCGTAAAGTTGCCAAAATTGAGGAAGAATTTCCATCTATGCTTCCTGTAATATTTAAATTCCCGGTGCTGGAATTTTTAATTACAATAGCTTGACCAGTAGTTAATCCTGTTGTGGGTAAGGTAAAAGTATCACCACCTGAACCCGTATACACAACATAATTATCTGTGTATAATAGACTGTAACTACTAGTTTGTGCATTTCTTGTATATCTATACAAAATTGGCATAGCTTCCCAAGTTCCAGGGGTTCCAGCACCAACACAAATCCAACCAGGAGTTGTTGTATTGGATACTGCGGAATTCCAACACTTGTCACCAACGGCCCAAGTATAGCTTGTGGGAGCAGCAGTCCCAGATGTCTCCACATTCCCACTAATATTATCAATTTTTGAATAAACTTTACCAGAAATTGTGTCAGATCCACTGATATTAAGTTTAGTATTATTGGACATGAGAATATTGGCCGCAGTAAGATTAAGCGCACCACTTTGGATTCCATTGAAAGTATTTCCAATAACTTCCATATTACCGGTCGCCGCAAGCACTATTGTATTAGCATTTGTGTGGACTGAGCTAACATAATTATTACGATTGTATTTGACAGTAGTGGCTCCTACTGAACTTGGAACTCCTACTGTATATGGATAATTCGCCGTAGTCGTAAAATTACAATCTGTAATTTCCACATAGTTAGCTGTTGCATTTACATCCCATGTTAATTGAGATCCAGTGCCGGTTGTGCTAATATTATAATCTTTAACAAACATATTATTAATATGAGTTAATCCATATATCTGAATGCCGGTATTGTTGGTATAGCCTGTATTACTTTCTATTATAAGATTATTAATTGTCAGAGCAGAAGTGTCAGAATAACTACCAACTCTAAAAACAGAAGGTGCATCGTCACAGAAAGTTTTATTATTTTTTATTGTAACCCAGGATAATGTTCCTTGACTCATAATAGCTACTGCATAAGTGCTTCCAGAACCGCCATCAGTAGGAACATATAACCTATTTCCTTCAATTTCAAAAGTGCCATTTACAGTATCAAACGCTCCACCACTCCAGGTTTCAATACAATGAGTAAATCGACCAGTAATAGTGCAATTTTTGACACTCCAATTACGAGCATTTAACATTACTCCTGAACGAAGGGTGCAGTTTTCTACTGAGACAAAATCACCATTTGCATGAGAATCCATACACCAAACAAAAAGTCTCGGGTCAGAATCAAGATCACAATCGAATACCCTAATTTCTCTTGCGGGTTCCCATCCACCAATAGCCACACAATGGCGTCCAGTTGACATATAACAACGTTCAATACGAACCGTTTGGGTGGATGCTATGATAATTCCGTAATTTTCCCCACCGCTAGCAGTATAATTTTGAGAAATATTCATACCGTCAGCGTTGAAGCCCTTACATCTATTAACTTCAATTCCCGTATATGGGAATCCTGTCATTACACCACCAATAATGTTGATATTTTTGCCATACATAATTTGAATGGCACCTTGTTGACTGCCACCACCAATATTATAATTATTACCAACAAAGTTTGGATTAGTAATTGAACAGCTTATAGGATTTATTAAAGTAAGATTAGCTGCATATGCTTGATAAGTATCATAAACTGTATTCTTTAATGTAATTACAGAGCCAGTAACATAAGCTACTTCAAGAATTTCACCCTGCCAATAAGGATCTGTATTACCATAATCAACCCATTGACTACCACCGCTGGTAAAAGATGTAGTTGTAATAGTAGATACTGGAGAAACAGATAATTGATAAGTAGAACCAATAGCATTAGGCGTACCTGTAATAGAAGTTATTACAGCACCGCTATTTGTACAACTAGTTAAAGAGCCACATACAACTACTTGACCTACAGATAATGTGCCACTAGTAGGAGATGTGGTAATAGTCATTAACCCACTTGTAGAAATACTACATGAGCCTCCACTTGTTGAGCTTCCACCAATACGAGAAGGATCACAAGATAGGAATAATAAACTACCAGGAACTAATGTCGCGGCCAAGGTTGAGTTTACGGTAATAGATAAATCACCCTGATTGATAGCCGCTACTTGGGTATAGGCTGTCCCAACAGAACCATGAAGATACCAAATACAATTTGTATGTTCTGTGCTAGCGGTAGCGTCAATCCAAGCACCCTGCTCAAATATAATATCACCATTTGTAGTTTTGGAGATGGAAGTAGAACCACTCACTACATAACGACCATATGGGAATCTAACAGTAGCACCAGCAGGAGCATTGGTAAAACAAGCTTGAATCGCTGCGGTCACATCTTGAAGTCCATCTTGTGCTTGTACGCTAGCTATTTGTGCAGGAGTAAACCAATTAAAAACGGAAACTTCTAATTGATTGTTCGCCTGTTGTGTGGAAGCAACGGCTCCGGTCCAAGAAGGAGTATATGCTATATTACTAGGACCTAAAACTACTGCACCGGTTAGTGTGTTTACAGAGGAAACTGCCCCACCAGTAGCAACTATGGTTGAAATTTGAGCTTGTAATTTACCCATTCCAGACACCATTGTATCAGAAGAAGTAATGAGGGCATTTGTTGCAGTAGAAAGACCATTTAAAGGTATACTTACAACACCACTACCCTTTGGAACTAGTTGAATACCAACATTAGTATCAGAACCTTCCGCTCTTATTTGTGGAGAGGATCCAGTTGTATTATTAACCATCTCAAACCAATTTACCGCACCAGAGTACCCATACAACTGAAGAACATCATTACTATTACTAGAAAAATTAATAAATCCACCAGTACTCATCTGAATAAGAGATGGTGAAGAATAATTATTCGCTATGTAAAGTGCACCATTATTATTTTCAATGTAAAGTAGAGAGTTGGTTGGGTCAGTGTCGGTTGTTTGCGTGAGACACAAGGTACCCATATGATGCATGTTATAAACTTCTGTATTGAACCCAAGTTTAGGACCACCATTCATGTTGTGACACACACCGTCAGAAGTCTGATATACTGCCCCATCGGTAAACTCAATATCTCCATTAATAAACTCAGAAGAGAATGGAACCGTATTATATCCGTTCACTATGGCAATTGTATAAACAGTTGAAATTGATTCTGAAGCAATAGTTCCTACTGTATTAGATAGATGATAGGTAGAACCTATGGTATTTAAGGTTCCGGAGATTAGATAAGATATATAAGTTGTAGCTGGAATACCTGATCCGACAACCTCTTGCCCAATGACTATAGCTCCAGTTGTAGGAACGGCAGTTAAAGTCATTACGTTAGTTGCAAAGGAAGCGGAGCCTCCTGTAGAACCAGATCCAGCAGTAGTTCCAGTTACCTCCCAATTACACCTTCCATAAACATGAGAAGTTCCACCCATAGTACTTAGCACATGAAGGGCATGACTGCTAGTAGTTTGAAGCCAGCCACCAAATACGTATAGATCGCATCCATCGAGTTCAACACAATAACCATAGTTACCTGTATCAGTGCTTAGATTATAGAAGTAGTTTGCAGATACCCAAGAAGCTGTTCCGCTTGTAGGTTGATACATACCAAGTGCAGCAGTTAATGTAGAAAGAGAAGTACTTAAATCTACATCATAGAAAGAGTTATATTCGATTGGATAAGCATTATTAGTTGGAGCAACCTTAATTTGAAATTGTGAGAAGTTACTAATAGTTAATCCACTAAACTTAGTAAATACCGCACCACCATCAACTAGTAATCCAATAGCCCCAGTACCATTAGGACCAGGACCGCTCATCCAAAGGTTTTCAACCGTAACACCCATTACGTTGCGAGTATCATTACCAATTGCAAAACAAGGAAGAGTTATATTCCAAGGCTCTAAACAATAATTTTCACTGCCTGGAGAACGAGTAGTACCCCGTCTTGCGAATACTATATGAACATTATCTACATTAACTACAATATTTGCAGCATATTTACCAGCCGGAACATACACTCTACCGATACCACTAGACGCAGCATAATTTATGGCATTTTCAAATGCCGTTGTTTGATCAAAAGTAAGATTATTAGGAGTAACTCCAAAATTTCTAGCATCAACCCATTGTCCATCTAAAACTGTTTGTAAATTGGTAGAGCCGGTAGTTCCAGTGGCTGTGTAAGATATATTGCTGGGTCCTAAAACTACAGTTCCTGTTAGTCCATTCACAGAATTAATATTTCCTCCACCAGATCCTGTGGGACCAGTAGCTCCTTGTGATCCTGTGGGACCTGTAGCTCCTCCTCCTGGACCTGTAGGTCCAGTTACACCAATTCCTGTGGCTCCTGTAGCACCGGTTAAGCCAGTTGCTCCAGTTGCTCCGCTATTACCGGTTTCACCGGTTAAGCCTGTTGCTCCTGTATGACCTGTGAGTCCTGTATTACCAGTCAATCCGGTTTCACCGGTTAAGCCTGTTGCTCCTGTATGACCTGTGAGTCCTGTATTACCAGTCAATCCGGTTTCACCGGTTAAGCCTGTTGCTCCTGTAAGACCAATTCCAGTAGATCCAGTATTACCTGTTGCTCCAGTATTTCCACTACTACCGGTTCCACCGGTTAAGCCAGTTGCTCCAGTTGTTCCGCTCATACCGGTTTCACCGGTTAAGCCTGTTGCTCCTGTATGACCTGTGAGTCCTGTATTACCAGTCAATCCGGTTTCACCGGTTAAGCCTGTTGCTCCTGTAAGACCAATTCCAGTAGATCCAGTATTACCTGTTGCTCCAGTATTTCCACTACTACCTGTTGCCCCAGTATGACCTGTGGCTCCTGTAGCCCCGGTTCCACCGGTTAAGCCAGTTGCTCCAGTATTTCCACTACTACCGGTTCCACCGGTTAAGCCAGTTGCTCCAGTATGACCTGTGAGTCCTGTTGCACCTGTATTACCTGTGGTTCCTGTTGCCCCAGGTTCACCACCACTAGGCCCAGCAGGGCCAGTAGCTCCAGTAGCTCCAGTTTTTCCGGCAGCACCTGAGCCTATGTAACCTTCATTATTTCCACTGTTTACAGGCCCAGAAACTACTTCTTTCAGAGACACAGGATCAGAAACGTACACGCCAGGAGCCAAATAAGGTGGAGTAAAAGATGCCATAGTATTTTCAATCCTTCTTCTTAGAATTGTAAAGTCAAAAAGGGAGATGTTTTCACATCTCCCTTTTCTTGATTATATAGTATAAAAGGTTATTAACCGGCTAACTCATTAGGAGAGTGAGCCTTAACTTTAATAACCGCTTCAGTTTTTCTAGCCGATTCCTTCTTAAAAGTTAAAGTTAAAATTCCATTCTCTAAAATTGCTTGAGTGCTATCAGGAACAATCTTACAGCCCAAAGTCCTATCAATAGCATAACTACGAGAATAGACTGTTGATTTGCCCTTGACAGAAAAACCACGATGATGAACTTCGATATCTAGTTCTTCTTGTTTAAACCCAGGAACTACTAAAGATACAGTCACGCTGTCTTCTGATTCGGCTTGATCCCAACAAGTTGGCTCCAATTCGGAAAAGAAATTCCCAAAAGACTGATCCCATGAACCAAAAGGGTTCCAGGAGAAAGGAGAGCCACCTCCAAAAAGATTTACTGAGGCAGGGGTTTGTTTCTTGATTAGCATATATCCTCCTATATGTCTGAGATGTGAGTGTAACCCCCTAAGATTACACTCTACATATTATATACTAAAATTATATGATTGTTGATTACTTATATTTTTTGATAAATAAAAACTGGAGTATCTTCTGGTTCAATACGTATCCCCAAAAGATACCATTTCCGTACCATCTGGATTATAATAAGTTACGAGCCAAGCTGGATGAAAGGCTCTAGCATGATGTTCTCCATCCAGAATGACATGAATATGATTGCTAGCTCCGGTTATCCATCCTCCTTGAGAAGTTGCGCCCAAGATATGAGATGGAACATGAAAATGAAATTTGACTCTCTGCCCAATGAAAATTGGAATACCATAAGTCTCTCTGATATAAGCACAAGGGTCTAAACCGTTCATTTCTTCTCCTCTCTGATCGGACAAATAAAAAGGTGAGAATCTACTACGATTCTCACCTTTACTCGCTACTATAGTGCCGTTAAGCAACTACAATCTTCTCGTAGCGAGGGCCATTTAATGTTTCCAGCATCATCTGTATGGGTGTAGTAGCCTGAGTATTGATGGCCTTGGCAAAGATGGTGGGGGAGCAACCCGAAACTAGATAGGTTCCCTTCTCGTCCATGGTAACGGGAGTCTGCATATTGCGCGAGTTCACGTTCCAGAACACCAGCTTGGGCATGGTGTAGCCAGCCGCAGCATACTTAGCTTTGATGTGATCAAAGTTAGTATGAGTATCGCAGCAGGAGTCAAACTCCATATCCGACACGATGAAGAGAGCCGAAGGCATCTCAGCCTGGGGGATGCGACCACGAACAGCAGTGGACAGAATGGTATCGAACACACCCTGAAGATTGGTGTTCATACCCCAATTGGCTTGCTTCAGGGAGTTGCACCTATCGAACAGAGTGGTACCCTTGATGCGCTGGAGCTTGGGCTGGTCGGAGAAAGTGATGAAGTGATCCTTGAAAGCACCCTGGTTCCTTTCGGAGATGTAGAGTGCCAGAGACACAGCTACAGAGATAGGAGAGGGGGCACCGGGAAGTCCACCATACATGGAGCCAGAGGTATCGCAGACCACTAGAGCGTTAGTGTCAGTAGCGCAATAGTTAGGAAGCTGCTTCCACTGAGCCTCAACGGTCATGTCCAGGGTACCATTGGAGCCGAAAATACCGAAACCAAGATACTTCCCAGTCAGATCGTAAGGGTAGAGAGTGGCAGAGTTGATCTTCACCTCGCCCTTGACAGCAGCCTCAAGGAAGCTGGTGTAGCGGGAGCCATCGTGCTTGTGGAAAGCAGTGCGATAGCGCAAGCTGGCCTTAGAAGCTACCCTAGAGTAGTTAATGGCAGACCAGGTACGAGCAGACATTTTGACCTCAGTAACATCGGTCCTAGCGCGAAGACGAGACAGTACCTTACGATACTCACGCTCAGTCAGGCCAAGCACCTTGAGCCACTTGTGGGCCAGAGCCTTGGTCTTCTTGCTGGAAGTGTTCACCGAAGGCATCCACTTAGCCAAAAGAGAGACAGACTTGTCAGAAATGGAGTCAGCCGATAGCTGGGTAGCCACAAGCTGCTGTACACCCTTGTCATGCACGTATTCAATAACGTCATCCCAACGGCCATACTCAGGCACCAGAGAGATAACCGCATTGAAAATAGCGGGGTAGTTGGCATGGAGGAAACGAAGTCCCTGGCGGAACGTTTCACGCTCACCCTGTCCACCACGAATGTCACGAATGTAGAACAACGCACGAACCGCAGTCTGATGATCTTCGGCCATCGCCTTCTTGAAGAGGTCGGTGTTATCCTGACCCCTACGAGCAGGGGCGTGATAAAACAGATCGAGAATATCACTAAACGTAGTTTCATTAGACACAGCACCATTTTCAGTGAAGGTCACGTTCTGTGAAGTCTTGAGGGCGGCGATTAGCTGGTTGGTCATTGTCGTTCTCCTATGAATGGTCCCACGATGGGACAAAAAGCAAGACACCTTTTGGACACAAGTTAACGTGGCGTATCCAACCACTCGGTACAAGTAACCTTGTAAGATTTTGGGTTGCTGGTGTGTGTCTTATCGACAAAAGGCGAGACACCTTTGAGCGATTTGAACAGGATCGCACAAACCTGTTTGTTAAGTCTCACTGCGGCTTAACTATACGATGTAGAGTTTCCCCTACGATTGGGTTGCTGGTGTGTGTCTCAAGAATAGTGAATGTGATTTGAACAGGATCACACAAACCTGTAAAACAAAAAATACAAGGCACCTTTTGAGCTTTTTATTAGTGTGAGTGGGCTCTAACTCACTGTCAAAGGGTTGGGTTGCTGGTGTGTGCCTTCTGTCAATAACCTCTAATGTCGCTTCGCCTTTTTTGGGCGACTTCTCTCACCGTACTCTCTACGGACTGCCGTGAATTAGAGGGTAAAACAAAAACTAGACGCTTTCGGTCGAAGGTACTAACCCGAAATGGGAAACTATCTTTGAGGGTTCGACCACCCCTCCTCTCAGCATCATAAATAGGAATGTCGCTGAATTGCGTCTACTGTCAAAGAAGGGCCAAGAAGTTTAATCTTAATGTGCTTCGCTTGAAAATGACAACTGCAACTTCGTACTGCTTTAAGGAGGTAACAACAACTGCGTGTTCTTTTGTTATCCTTGGCCCTACTCTATCTTAATACTGAAATTTCAAAAATTTGTTCACTTGCAAAAAATTTATTCTTGAGTGATGATAATCTGACCCGCAACCTCAATATTCTTATGGGTCTTCGCGTCCACAAAGACAAAACCATCAGAATGTTCTTCATTGGTCACAGCACCAGTAGAATCCCATTCGCCAATTAGCTTACCACCTGAGTAAAGCTGGACATGATGGGCTGAACCAACGGAAGTAATCTTGGCACGTTGAGCGTCTGTGCAAGCTGTAAGAGCTAGAACAGCGGCGATAGCTAGGAAGTATTTCATGTTTCGTTCTCCTCTTGTTCAATACTGAGCTTTACTTAGGATCGTAGCCTTCAAAACCACAACGTTTGCATTCAACAGCAAGATGGTCTATATCACAGGGACGACCAAGACAACTGCAAACCTGATCCTTACGATGATACTGGATTTTGGTGTCGTGGCTCCCACACTTAGGGCAGACATAGAAACTCTCATGGGGCATAAGGTCTTGCTGGGCCTTCCAGACACGATCAGAACGTTGTTCTGTTGAAGCTGAAGCTATCCCACAAGCAGCAGCACCAATCATGATGGCAAAGATTGCCCCAAGAAGAGCGAGGGGGAGCCAGAAATTAAAACCCTTCTGATGACTTTCCATGCCAGCATACATCTTATTCTCCCTTGTATTCTAGTTTTTCCCCGGCCAGCAACTTTTCAGCCATACCCACGCCATCAGGATAACGACCGAAGCGATAACCCTCAGTGATTTCCTTTAGACCCTGCTCCAGCACAGCTATTCTCTCATAGGCTTCAATCAAGTCACGCATAGTACCTTCATGAGCATTGTGAGCCGCTAACAAATCTTCAGTCAGTTCTTTGATTTGATTACCCATTCGGTAGACTTGGCCTTCAAGTTCAGCTTCACGATTACTCATTATTCTTCCTCCTCATCAACCTGCAACCAACCCAGCACACTCTTGACCGAAGCCCTCTTGAGCCACTCCAGAGCGTCCGTGATACGACCACCTCTGAGAGCGAATAGTGCAGCCGAATAGCGATACTTGATAGCTTCGGCAGCGAAGCCCTTCTGTGATTCAATATTCTTTATTTCAGCGTACGTCTGATTAATACTCTGAACGAGGTTATTTAGAGCGGTCTGGAGAGAAAGAATCTTCTCCTGCACGAACTTAGGCAGAAGACCAATAACGTCATCCACCTTGTCAGAGAAGATCAGTTCCAGTCGGGCACGGTTAGACTTACCCAAACCGTCACGTTGATAACTCATTAAGCAGTAAGCATTACTCTTTATCTTAACCCGATTGAAGTTCTTATCCACCAGCACATAACCTTCATGCTCAGTGGGGTTACGCTCCTGCACTTCAGCCAGGATAGCTTCCTTGGAAAACCCATCATAACGAGTAACAAGAGGCAGAGGAAAATCTTGATTATAGCCTTCCCAAATTTCCAAATTATTTTCTTTGAAAAAAGGTTCATGAATAGAACGAATAGCTAGGAGAGTTAATTTACGCTCATTATACTGGCAAACAACTCTATTCTCTTCAGAAGTAAGCTCACAAATATAAGTGTATCCAGGCTCCATGTAAGAGGTTAATCCCTCCCAGGAAGTCCCCATGTCCTTCAAAGTAAGAAGGACCAGATCCTTAAAAGTCATACCAGTCTCATCAACTGGAGTGTTAGCTCCAGGGACAGAGCGAGTAGCACAATACCACTGACCATTATAGTGAAAAAACGAGATCAGAGAACCATCAATCTTTTCATAAGTCTTAAAGCTAGACCAATCAAACTCAGGGGACTTCTGTTCTGCGTAATTGAAAAATTTGTCTAGGGCTATAGACACTACCCTCCAAGTATCAAGTTCCAGAATTAGCTGTCGGCATTCCTGCACAATCTTCTCTCCCATAGGAGACTCAATCTGGTTGTAATTTAAACTAACCAAACTTTCTATATCACCCACCCTATAATTGATGGCATACTTTTCCTTAAGGTCCGATAAAGTATTGGACAAAAGAAATTTCTGTACCTCTAGCATAGCAACCTACCTTTCAGGAGTAAACAAATAATTACCAAAGAACATGCAGAGAAAGTTGGAAAAGCTAACACAGGAAAGAAAAGAACTGATGAGCAAAAGAAACATATCAGTGACAGTCTTCAAGGGCATGTAATGACTGAAGAAACCAAAAGGAAAATATCTGAGGCTAAAATGGGTAAACCATCTTGGAATAAAGGGGTAAGTTGTTCTGAAGAAACCAAGAAGAAAATATCTGAAACTAAAAAGGCTAAATCTCAACCCCAGTAATTATCTTCTCCATGTTTTCCCACACATAAGACATGAGTTCTTTTTTGGTTAGTGACCAGTCTATTAGCCTGACGTTTCTGTTGTTCAGGACTACCATAAGTGCAGCAACAAAGACAGCCGCAAGACATAAGAGGGTTAACACAAGAGCAGTCAGGTCTGCAAGGTTCATCAGCAAGGAGGCAAGGGCAAGGCATGTTACTTCTCTTCTTCTATGGGCTTAACACTGTGAGACATAAAGTAGGCTTTCTCTAGACGAATAGTGGCTCCATCTTCAGTAGAAATAAATAGATCCTCACCTTCCCACCATATCTGCTTAACACTCTTCAAGTCTTTTTCCAGGCTCATCTCACTCCTCCTCTTCTATGGGCTTCTCACTGCGAGAAACACAACTAACTCCTTTAATTTTTTTCTGAATAGTCCTTAATGACTGCCAGAATAGCAAGGCCAGGGATGAGTAAGATGCCACACTGAAATAACCCCAATCCTAAATAACCTAGAAGGAAAGCCCCACCGCCAATAGCCAAGCAGGATTTCTTATCAAAAAGACTCATTTTAAATATCATCCTCTTCGGTTAGCCAAAGCCACTGTAAAGGTACTGGAGACAGCAGCGTATACCATCAAACCTATACCAATAGCAGGATGACCATGATGATACAGGATGAAGCCAGCCGCAGCAGCTATCCCATTCACCAGACCATTCATATAGGGGAGCAGCAAGGCCCCAGGAAGCGTAGCCGCAACGAAAAACGTCTTTAGAGCCTTATCCATCATGTCTAATTCCTTTAAAATTAATTCTTGTTATGCAGCTTCAACAGCCATTTCCAATTCAGCGATGAGCTTGCTGATTTCAACTTCTTCCATTCCATCTTCCCGAAGCTTTTCGGCCAAATCCTCGTAAGTCCCACCAAGAATGCATTCCATGTCTTCCTCCGATACACTATTATACCCAATTTTTGAATTTTTGAAGCAAGAATTTTTAGATTTTGTTTGTTTTTTTAGTTCCTTCTCACTCAATTCCCAATCAAGCTTAGTTTTGGTCTTGTACAATTTTGACCAATCCTCTAAAGATAGTTCTCCAAGCTTCAAATCATTATATTTACCCCAAAGAATAGCGTAGGAAGTAGTGGCAACAAATTCTTTGGCCGTGAGCATTTTAACCCCCGTAAGAATATATACGTCACTCCCTTCCGGTATAGATCTAGCTTTCGGGTCATTGGGAGGGCCATCTTTCATTCCTGGTATAGCCTTTCCAATGGAAAGAATATTAATATCTGACGTTGCCTCAGACGGGATGATAGTTATGGTTCCATCTAAACTTCCTGTTACTACACTTATAGGGAGATCTCCGTGACTATGATGATAAGGGACTCCATGTTTAATTAATCTTCCTTCAATCTTGTCGATTACAGGCTGAAGAAAATGAATATTTTGAGATATTCTCTTACCCCAAATGGTGTAGCCTTGTTTTAATAACCCAGCCTCAAATTCAAACATAGCATCCCTCAAAGATAGGGTTAGAAAGTTAAAAAAGAAGGGGGAGAGCTTTCGCCTTCCCCCTCCCGGCTCGTAAATGGCAGTCGGTTGCGCACCCTCCCACCACCGGAAGACTGAACTGGCTCTGGACAGTCAATTCTTCGCCACTGTCAGGATTTCACAACCGAAGTTGTTGGCCTACCTGTCATCACCACCAAAGGCCCCTTTCGGGGCCAGTAGTGCAAGAGCATTGCCTGTCCAAGCTCTTTCGTGATAGGACTCCTGAGGCCCACACACAACTGGCGATTCCAGGTTCTCAGGACTTAAGAACCGCCTTCTTTGGATAATACTGATTCATTGGATGACTAAATCAAAATAATTTCTAAGATCACGAAGTTCAGCCTCACTGAAGCCTTCACCCTTGTAGATGGGTTCCAGAAAAGCGTTCTCGCCAACCTGCACCTTACGAGTCTTTACACTATCAATCACGATTTCAGAAATTCCAATCTTGCGAAGCGATTTATTGGCCTTCTCGACCAGTTCATTCATCCGTTCAACGCTTGAATAGGTGAAAAGCATGGGTGACGCCTCCGATACTGTAGTATACCGGACTTTTTCAAAAGTTGGGCAAATTATTTTTGAGGCGTTTTATTTAGCCAATTGACTCATTTGTTCGATGTTTATCAAGAACATCGTGTAACGTGTCAAGTTCACGTTGAGTTAGTTGAAAAAAACGATTCTTGATCCATAGATTATAAGTCTTAGTGAGAGTCCCATGAGCCACTTCTAAGTTCAGATTTTGCTGGATATGAGTGGTTTCAGGATGCAATAGACCTCTCCTTAAGTTGATCGACAATTAAGCGAATACGTTTCATGGCCTCGGGATGGATTGCATAGTCATATTCAATCGTTGCCAATTCAAAATCAATTTCATCATGACCTTCCATAATCCTGATTTGTCTTGTGCAATCTTCCACAGTTTGAAAAACCCCCAATTTTGGACTAATCCAGCCGTGTCCTCTATGGAGATGAAAAAGATTATCTCCTCTTAGATCATGAAAGGCCCAATACTTGCCGCATTCGTAGCCATGACAACCACATTCACAATATTTCCAGACAGTCATTTGATACCCTCCTTTAAAACAATCAATACTCAAAAAGTTGGGGTCTTTAAAATAAATATGGGAGTGACAGTTCCATCTCTGTTTATTTCTGAAAGAGCAGCGGAAATTTTAATTCGTAAATCAGGATTAAGTTGCGCTGAAATTCGATAGGTAGGTTCAACTGCCTGTGATATAGCAATAGTATGTTTAATATGAGAGTCATCTTTATATAAAAAAGCTACTTTAAATATAATAAATGGAACTGCCAAGCAAGTTATAATGAATTTACGCATAACGTTCCTCCATTATAACATTTTGTTAGTTTATTTTATGTCAATTTATCCATATTATCCTCTAACCATACAAATAGTTTGTAAGCCTCGACACGGTTTAGGCAAATATGATGATGATCTGGATGATCCTCATACTCTTTATAAAAAAGAACGGCTTCGACCTCTTCATTGTCAAAGCCTGAAGTATCTAGTGAAATACTAAGAATAGAGTGTTCGTAAGGTCTGGATTGTTTGATATCCATAATACGATTATCCATTAGAGTTTAATTCCCATAAGAGAAGCGAAGTAAACATCCTCAGAAGTGGAGGATTCCAAGCCAAGAACTCCAACTCCATGTTTGAGATCTTTTTGAAATAACTCAATCTGCTGGGCTAGGAAACGGTCTTCCCAACTATGCCCCGCCCTGTAAGCTTGAAGATATTTACCTAGTTCATCGTTGTTCATTGTGAATTCCCTTAATACGATTGAGAGTTTCAGAAGTAGCCAGGAAAATACCAGGACATCCTAAGCAGTAAGAAATAGCTAGGATAGGATATAGGATGGTGAATTTAATATATTTCATGAACGTACCTCTGCCATGGTATGATTCTTCCAGAAATTGTAGCTTTCACGCAGAGCCTTTTCAAACTCCTCAGGGGTCATGTTGGTAGCGGTTCCCCCTGCTGCCTTGAAGTGGTTAGCCATTAACGTACCCACATTCATAGGTTCCGGTTTGGACTCAGGATGCGCCAGGAGAGCCACCACTTCCCATTCCGAATCACCAGAGGCATCCCCATCCTCTACCAGCACATCATGGCGGTAGAGAACAGCAGAGACATAACCAGCGATGGGAAGTTGATCAACGACAGCCACCGTGCGCTTACGAGGCGTTTCACCCGGAATACGGCTCTCGTAGGTGGTCTTGAACTCTAGATTAGGGGTCAGAGGAACAACGGGGCAACGCATGAAACGGGGCAGCACAGGAACCAGAACCACGCCATCCCGATACCCAGGAGTGGAGAGGATGGAGTTATTGCTAACCATCTCAATAAGGGTCTTTTCATTGTAGCTCTCATCATAGCCCACAGGTTTACGACTCTCCCTGAAGAACTTGGAAACAGCTAGACTTTTAATTTTTCTCAAGATACTCCCTTGCTCCATTTTTAACCTCTATTCACATTGATGAAAGTTCGACAAATCCCAACCGTAGCGAACCGCATCCACCACACTCCCAATCATAAAGGTTATGATAAAGATTGGAACGCGAATAAGAAACGACACCATCATACAGGGGATTACCAGCCATTCTTGATCTAGCATGTTTACCTCCCGAAAATTCCTTTGTAAACCATAAAACATCCGATTGCGCTAGCTGTAGTCCTCCTTACCCTATTATACCTAATTCTAGACTATTTTTGGTGTATTATTTAAAACTCTTAGATTCAAAGAAGTACCCATCAGGCCCACAAGAAGGGCTACCAAGAATTGAAATTAGACGTTCTTCCTCACATTTTCGGTTAAGGGGAAGACCAGTAGACTCATGTAACCTATGGCAAACAGCAGTTGAAGAGTAGGGGGTACTATCTAATACATAACAGAATCTACAATTTATACAAACACCTTTGCTGCTCATTTGTCCTCCGAAAGAGTGAGGAGAATAGTCTTAGGGGCTTCATCGGGAAGAAATTCCTTAGGGATGTAAACTCCACTAACCCCCTTGTCCTCGTTAGCATACACATGAGTCCCCTTAGTGGACTTCTTCAGGGTCATGACAATCTTGGTTTCAAAACTACTCATTTGGTTCTCCTTTAAAGCAATCGGTGACTAATATAGATACCATCATTATTGTAAGTGATGATAAAGGGCTGAAGATGGTTGCTGTAGGTATGATGATACTGGTTACCATTACCTCCAAAAGTGGGAGTGGTCCTTTCGTCATCAGCTTTACCAAAAATGGCTCGTCCTTCTACCATGGTACTTTTTCGCCTAGTAATCTTTTTCCCCAAATTGAGATTGGCAATGCAATCATAGCTGAACATCAATTCATGCTCATCATAATTAATTTTGGCGATTGTTTCCTTCTTTTTGCGAGAACTGGCAACATCCTTTTTAGGTTTGCTGGGGTTAATCTTACTAATTCCAGCAGACTTTACACTCTTCAGAATAAACCCAGGGCCATCAGGGACATAGCCACTCATTTTGAGCCACTGCTTCACATCTGTCTGAGAAAAATCGGAAGAGAGGTATTTAGCAGAGCGACAAATATGTTCAAAGGCACGAATACGAGGGAGAATCCCATCTGGAAAAGTAGCTTGAGTAAACGCAGGTAGCCATGACAAAGCGTTGTCCTGGTTCTTAATAGCCTCTCGTTCTCGCTTGCGCCTTTCTGTAAGACGGATCTTCACCTTCTTGAACTGCTTCTCTGTGGACATTCGCTCCGCTGTACGCTTCTCTACAGTAGTTCTCGCCATCAGTAATTCTCCTTTTATCCGTGTGGCCCTAGTGGTATTATACCTAATTTACAGAGTTTTCTTCAGAAAATCTTTTTCAGCAGACAAAATAAAATCGTTTAGCTTGTCCCAATCAGCCTTTTCAGGGAGGGAATCAGTGGGAACAGTCTCCTTAAGTTCAGCCAGCTTGTTTTCCACCAAATCACGCAAAGCCTCTTCCCCAAGCTCATTATTGCGGATAGAGAGCAGCAAAGGGGCCTCGCCCCTGGGGAAAGTCAGATGACCAGTAGAGAGTAGCTCAATGGCTTCAGAAGTGATACGGACGGTCTGATACTGGGCCTTGAGGTCAACACCCCTGGTACTCAAACGTGCCCTTTCACCATACTGGGCCTCTAGGTCTTTGAGAACCGGGAGCCACAGATGATAAGCCGTAGTCTCACCCCAATCCTTACCACAAATTTCAATGTGACGGATATCCTGCACAGCCGCATGTTCAGTGGTGTACTTGATACCTTCCATACCCTTTAGCTCTTCACACAGTTTCTCAAAGCTAGTGTTAGACTCCAAAAGTTTGATAGCCTTCTGCACAGTCAGGATCTTAAGCCCTTTGTTCCCATACTTAAATGCTTGATTCTTGGCATAGGAAGCGAAGGCATGAAGCCTTCTAGTAATAGCGTAAGGCTTTAGTGCTTGAATCTCCTTCCAGAGAGGAGACACTTCTCCCCTCCAGAACTGTGGGGGAGCAAAGAACATATCAGTGGCAATAACCTGTCCCCCAGCAAGCATCTTCAGGTAGAAGCGAAGACTGAAGGTTTCGGTTTCAATTTTGGTTGGGCCAGTTTCATCCTTGCTATTGAGTGCGTGGGTGTCCTTAAAGAGAAGATCAGATAGATCTTCCAGATGAACCGATTTATAGTCCTCATCTGAACCGGCCACATTACAGCCGAACAAATGACTCCCATACAAAGTTGTGAAGATGTTTTTCACCACTTCATCCCTACGGTGGCGAGGAATTCAAGATCCTCATGCTCTAGAAATACAATCTGGTCGGGGATATCATTGAAGATATTCTCTCCTTCATTAGTAATTCCCAAACCTGGAAGTCCATCTGAATTAGGGTTGAACCATCCAAAATTCATCATTAAATCTCCTTTAACCACTGTTTCGTGGTCTTCTTAACCTCAATCCTATGCTTATGCTGAATGACCTTTGGAGCCATAGCAAAGCTTCGGGTCAGTTCTCGACCAGCCTTCTTGATAGCTTTGACCTGTAGCCGTTCCATAAGATTCTCCATACCTCATTATACTGGAAAATCTAAAAAATGAAGTAGATTATTTTATTTCACGGTCCAAAAAATCCAGGATGAAAGTATGCCCACAATTGGCACATTTTTCTATAAATTTTAAATTGTGCTTCATGACTACTATTTTTTCGGAATTACATTTAGAGCATAAGATCTTAGGTTTCCAACACTTATCTTCATCTTTCACAATAACCTCTCAACGGCCCGAATAGCCTGATTTGCGCTGGTAAACAAAATACCATCACCACCCTTGGCATTCCATTGATCTATGTTCAACTTTTTATCATCAATCAGAACTTTTCCAGGACCAGAGAATCGTTGCTTATCTTGAGAGAAGGGGCCGATATGGAATTCAATATCCCCTATATTCTCTTTTACCCATTCTCTTTTATCCGCTTCAGCCGTTGGGACGGTTTTGCGGCGAGGAATAGCAGTCAGGATGGCTAAAGGTATTCCCAATGATTCCAAGTAGAGCATGAGAGTGGCAGCATCCGGCATCAAATCTAAATGGTAATAGAGTCTGTCGGTCGCAGCGGCATCTATCCATAGTTCACTTTTATCAGTTAAAATTTGGGGGTGATATTTCGCTGCTTCGTTCTTCCACTTGTCAAAATCGGCAAGTACTCCATCCAGATCTATGTATATTTTATCTACCATGTCATTCCTAATTTCTGAAATGTGTCCCATATGGGTTGGGCATTGCGAGTTCTTGATCGGATTACCCATACATCATGATCCGAATATCTAATTAAATACCCCATAAGAATTTTTAGAGTTTCTTCTTTAGCTTGCCAAACACTAGTTTCTGTTCTGTATAGTGGCACAGAATAGTTCTTGTTGTTAGGATCAAAGAAGTCAGCCCAACGAGGGAAGTTCTTTTTCCCCCACACATCCAATTCACTATTTAAAACAGTTCTATTTAAAAGGATAGCCCTCGCTAAAGATGGGGAGATTACTATGTCATTCTCATCTAAGACAAGTTTACCCTTAAAAATTCCTTTAATCCATGCTAGCAAGATCCCCTCCTTATTAATTAATTACTCGGAAAGAAGGGATTCTCGTTCAATTTGTAAAAGTAATCGGTAACTCAGCATCCCTTCTTCAGTTATTTTTCCTTGACATTTACTACATAAGGATTTAGCAAAAGTAGATTGGCATTCTATTTTTTGATCACAAATTAAACAGTTCATTTCAAAGACTTCATCATTGGAAGCATAGCCACCTCTAACAAAGGAATAGAAATTCTGATTTTTTAACGTTTCAGAAACGCATCTCTTCTGTCTCCCCCTTGACGTTAATATAGCGAACCTTGCGAACTCCAGCCAAGCGCATTCTCTCCTGGCAATTGACACATGGTTTACTCAATGCAGGAATTCCTCCTACAGTCTCTCTCCATACATACATTATGAGATTGGAATCGTTTTCGTAATGCCTTCTACGCAGCAAGGCCATTTGTTCTGCGTGAATAGTAATATCATAAGTTCTCTGCTTACCTTCAGGATGGGTTTTTGTATAGATACTGAACCCCACAGCAAGGAGATTATTTCCAGAATAGAGAGCGGCCCCCAGACGAGAGCCGATAATTTTACCATCAGAATGAGCAGAGGCAGCTTGAGCAGCTTCAAAACCACGAATCCAACGCTTTCCTCTGTGAACCATAAGAACCCCTCTTCATATTATACCAGGGATGAGAAGAATTCTGGTAAATTTATTTTAGGTCACTACAGTTATGAGAGTTTAATAACCACAGTTCTGATATTTCTTCCATCAAGAATGGATGAAATCACTTCATAGCGATGGCTATCGTGAATAAAGCACTCTCCTTTTTTATTTAAACGAGTAAACGGATAATTAGAGAACCAAAGAACGTCCCCATCTTTATTAGTAACTGTCTCTGTTATGATATTTGCAACCATTTCATTTCTCCATAGCATTTCTGAAATCGTCAATAACTTCCAATAAAATTTTTTGAACACGTTCAGCTTCTTCATCAAAAGAATCATGGAACACAGCATTCTTTAGATACTGCTCTATTATACCCAACATGGGAATATCTTTGTCTCTGATGGCTCTGGCTATTAACATTTGAGGATTTATAAATTCATCCATCTAAATGTCTCATAACATTTTCTATACTAGAACCATCATTAGCAATAAAATCCCATATCCACATATGAGGTTCATCAGTTCTGTTCAGATTCTTCAATAGGGTTTGATAAATATCCTCTTGCTCTTCTTGAAGTTTTACAAATCTCTTCTTAGCAACGGTCAAATTAGCAATTGTCTCCGCTCTATTCACACTTCACTCCTTTAAAAATATTTCACATCATCCTTAGTATAATAAGGAGGCCAATCTTCTGGATCACGATATCTATATTGTTGAACATAACCTAGATACCTAGCAATATTAAAAATGAAGATGAATGGGTTCAACACCTTTAAGCAGAATCGCCACATTTTACTTCTTCTTTTTCTTCTTACTGACTACTCCTTCAGTTAAAGAGGAAATAGCTGGGTATTTCTTTTTATTCTGCTCGTCAAAATATTTTTCATCAGCTTTTTCTAAATTTTCTTTACGGAAAGTTTTTTCTTCGTTGCTTGGTCCTTGAATTTCTTGAAGGATCTTGGTGATGTCTACGGGTCGTTCTTGCTGCATGTTGTGCCCTTTCATGGAAGTAAAAATACATGAAGGGTTTGCATGGCTGGCCCCACATGAACATCAGAGTATGATCCAAGATAAATACTCCCTTCCGGAAGAGGAGTTAAATTATTATCACGAATGATACGAAATTTCACATTTTGAGGTCCAGAACTCTCAAAAATTGGAGCGGAAAGATGACCTGTAGGATTACTAGTAACAGATACTCTGTGAAGGAAAATGCTACACTGTTTAGGGTCAAAACGAGAACCCCACGCAGCACTAACATCTCCTACAGCATTTCCTAACTTAATAGTCTGCATCTTTGAAATTCTACTGGAAGCAAAAAGAGGGCAGGGATAGACTTTAGAAGATACATCAATCTTGGGAATTGTTACTTTAGAGACAGAGGAGGAGGAAGGAGTGACTAAAGTAGGGGGAGTAGTCATCGGAGGAGCAGAAGGACCGTTACCTCCGACTATAGTTTGAGGGGGTGGTGGACCTTGTACTGTTGCAGGTAGGATGGGTTCTCCAAAAGGTTCTCCATGAGAACCTTGAATCTCAATAGGAGTTTCAACCACCTTAACCTTCTTATTTCTGACTGGCATCTTTCCCCCTCGACCTTTTCCTATACCAGAAGGGATGGCCGCTGGCTCTTCCTGGACATCTCCCAAAATATTTTCTACAAAAGGACTGGTCTTAATTGTAGGCTCTGCTCCATCTGTTAGACGTTTAATATTAGTTTTTACCATTTATGACTCCCATATGTTTGTAATAAGCAATGCTGTTTGCAACTCATTTTGACGGTTGCTGCGCCATTTGGACAATTCCAATAAAGTACGGAACATTTTATTATTACTGAGATTTAGACCTTTTAAGTGATTAGCCTTTTTAAAAGATATACCTAATTTCTCTAATCCCTGCTTGTTATCATCCTTGGCATAAACGTAACCAACAACATTAGTATGCAACCAATTCAGTCTTAAACCTATGTTCATTTGCCCAAGCCAGTTATTAGGATTTTCCCAAGGATCTTTTACCCAAGGAATTTCTTCATATCTACCTGAAAGAATTACCCAATATAAGGTATTAAAATTACGAAACCCATTAGAATCATAGCTTAAACATTTAACAAAACTATCACATTGTTCTTTTTTAAATTCTGGATGAAGAGAGGATACTAAGTAACGTAGAACATCTGGATTTTTAGATAATGGTGGATTCAACCAAATGGAAACACTGTCCCTTAATGCAGCAGGGACATCCAACTCAGATTCCAAATAAGAAAACAAAGTTGGATTGTCTTTGTCAAAAGGTGCTATAGCAGTCTGAAATTTCTTCTCCAAAGCCTTAATAACTACGCTATCGCTCCCAATAACAATATTGGTGCCTTTAGGCTTTCTCTTTTCTAAGAGAAGAGCAACGGCGAAGGGAATTCGTTTCACTATTAAATCTCGTTGGCCTTAGCCATATGGCGAATAGCCTTAGCTACTCTCTTCTGTCCTTTAGTCATATTCACACGATTGGGATTTCGGATAGGGGTATTCTTAACCTTGTTCTTAGATTTAGGACTGTTCCCATTACTGGTCATTCCAGCGGCTAGGCGCATCTCCACCAGTTCCTTGTAACGTTCAGCCACCTTTGCAGAGTGGGTCTTACGGTGCTTTGAAAGTGCCATCATTGGCCTCCTATGAATGTTATTACTCAGTATCCAGGGCGTTTAATGGTTGTAACCCTTTGTTTAATCATATATTCTTCTGAACTTAATTTTATCATTTCTTTGATTTTACCAAGAATCCAGGAAGCGGCTGTCGATCCTTCACGATAATCGGCTACGGCTACTGTATCTAGCCTGTTACCCTTGCGGATATTTTCTACCAATTCAAATTGAGAGGGGAATTCTGGATTAAAAACTCCCATAGTATATCCTCCAGAGTCTTTAATAAGGTTCCATACCCAAACGTCTGAGGGACCATCTCCGACATAGATAATGTTTTCTAAGGGAACACGCCTTCCACCGATAGGGACAGAAGTGGTTACATCAAAATTATAAATATTGCAGCCTTTACTGATCTCGTAAATGAAGCGAGTCTTATCCATAGCACTAATACAGTTGGCAATACTACAGAGGCCATTCTCATCTTCTCTGAAATCTCCACCATAAATTCCAGAAATGCGGAAATCTGCATTATTTATTTCCCTTTGAATACGCCCTTCCAGAGTTCCCAACATAGTTTTAATACCAGAAGAGATAATATAAATTTCTGCTCCGGTTTTCCAAATCTCATTAAACATCCAAGCTACACCTGGATAGAGTGGAATGGTTTCTCCCAAACTTTTTAACTTCTCATTAGTCAAACCCAAAAATTTGCCATTTTTAACATAGGAAAGCATAGTAGCCATATAATCTACTTCATGGTGAGTGCCACCAAATAACATTTCATTTTCTTTTGAGCGTTTACGGCAATCAACCCAGAATGAATCTTCATCTACTTGATAGGCATCAAAGATAACTTTCTGCATATATTGAGGTGATAGGGTTTTATCAAAATCAAAAATTGCCGCTACCTTTGTTGATCGAAACATTCAATCTCCTTTACTCTCTATTACTTAATACTGGTAATTAGAGGTTCTGCTTTTTTCTTCTCGGATAATTCTTTATAGGAAACTTCAATCTCTAATATATATAGTTCAATATCCCTCAGATGAAAATAAACGCGACTCCCAAGATTTGTGATAGCACTAGCATCCTCTCCATTATCAATCTCTGTTTCAATCATCTGATAATCGCTCATCAATTTTGCCATTAATTCTAAGAGAAGCGAAACCTTTCCTCTAATTATCCTCTCTCGTTTGTCTCCTAGAATCTCGTTACCTTGAGCATCTTTAATAGAGAAATTTAGATTCTCCATAACTCGTTCCATAATTGATATTTCATTACCAGCCCCATTCGCCACATCATGTAATTCTCCAAGAACTTTAATGAATACGGGCTTAACCACGCTGGGGGGAAATTGAGAAAATTCGGCAAGACTTTTCAGAATTACTGTCCCTACTACAGTGGCGACTCCAAATGAACCACCCCAGGCCGCAGATTTTAAAAGAGAAGGTTTTTCTGAAAATTCGGATAGGGTCGGTAGGGTTGCATAGGCTGTGAGAAGATTAACCACTTTTCTAGTAATTTCTTTTGTGGTAGTTTCAGCAAATGACCCATCCGGAGCATACAATATAATAGTTGAATCAGTTACACGGTTTAATTCTCTTCGCGCCTTATCAGAGCATTCTCGTTGACGAATGAGAATTTTCTGCAAATCTTCAAATGCGTTTAGTTTTAGCAAGTTGCTCATAATTTAACCCCAGACTCTTATAGAGATACGATATAAGTGATAATACTGAATTATTTACTTGATGTGAATATGGTGGAACCAGACAGTATAAAAATGTTAAATTATAAAAGTCCACTGTCCATTGTCTTCCATTAGTATATGCCTCATATCTAAAACATTTTTTACCTCTCATATTGCTACGAAGAGAAACCTTTGCTGGAGCATCTAATGGGATAAAAAGCTCCAGTGTGGAAAATAGGTAGAAGGCATCACGTTCATTCAACATCAGAATGCATCTTCCACAAGTTTCTTGAATACTTCCTCATCCTTTACATTAATATTAACTAGATTGGTCACCAATCCGACATCGAAATTAACCCCGGCAAAAAATGGGGGAATACCGCCGGAACGTCTGAGCTTGGCTGAAGAAATAATAAGCTGATTCTTAGGGACAATCTCACCCAAATAGACTGAAATCAAACTATCTAAAGAACGTTCAAATTCCGAATACATGTAGACCCCTGTAGCTTCCCATTTTCCATCGTTTTCTCCAGCATCGGTCCACCCCTCTCGCTTACCTTGTACTGGGGTCATCGCCACAATTCCCTTATTATCATTAAAGTGAAGGGCGAATTGTTTCATATCTTTAATGTTGGCTTCGATCTCTTCTTTAACATTTTTAGAAGAGGTTTGGCAAAGAGCCAGATAATCTAGAAAGAACAAATCTAATCCCCCAGGAGTGACTTGATGCGTAATTTCTGCAATCGTCTTGATAGCTCCCCAACTTGAACTTTCTTGCGGCTGACGAATAATGAGTTTACCGGGGAGTTTATTAAGATCAGGAAGAACCACCTTAAAAAGAAAATGCTCATCTTCTTCTGTCAATCGACCCTCATCAAATTCTTTTTTACAAATGGCAGTAGTCCTACCAAATTTGGGATGAGCCGAATGCATGAGAGCATAAATAGTCATTTCCTCATCATACGTTTGTTCCAGAGTCACATGAAGAACGTTGAACCCCTGGAGTGCAGCATTATAACAAATAGAGCGGCAGAGGGTGGATTTACAATTGCCAGTGTAGCCTAAAATACCAACGAAATCCCCCCTCTTAATGGTTAGATTGTCATCAATGCCTTTAATTTTTGTAAAGAACCGAAGTCTTCCCGCTAAGTGATCAGCCTTTGATTTCAAATAAATTTCTTCAATATCACCAGCATCTTCATTCAATGACCCTGAGGAATTCAGACGATTGGTTTGAATCCCTCCATGCTCCATAGTTCTAAAGAAATATTTAATGGCATCGGTTGGGCCACTTAATATTTCTTTGGTTTTTGGATCTGTAAATTGGGTAGTATTGATACCTCTCGCTACCTTCAGAATGTCATTTAGACGTTCTGTTTCAAACTCTTTTACCAAATCAGCTAAAACTTGGGGAAGATCCTCCACACTGTAAATTGTTAGATCTTCATTTTCTTCAAATTGAGTAAATTGCTCAGAAACCCCTGGAGAAGTAGCTTTCTTTTCAATAATTTCTTTGAGAATAGTGAGACTCGGAGCCTTACGGTGATCCGACCAATAGGTATAAATATAACCATAAAGCTCAAGATCGGTGGGAGAACTCACTCTACGTACTGTTGTCATATTTTCGACAAACCAAGTACAAGCATCGGTGGAGCGTTTGATCTCTCCCGGTGTGTCTCCCTGTCGAATAAGATTGAAAAACAGTCTATCGAAATTGCTCACTACAAGTCCTCTTAGATGTTAATACTTGAGTTTACTCCCCTTCGTCCATTCTTTTTGAAATCTTATCCATATCCGCAAAAGCATCAGAGGTATAGGATTCTAGAAATTTCTCAAGGGAGAAGGAGAGTCGAGGAACAATGATTTCTTGACATAGACTAACTGGAACTGCAACCTTATAAGAACCGTTCCCCTTACACCACATTCCGATATAAAATCGTCCATCTTGAATTACATCCAGGATAACAGAATTTTCTGGAATATTATCCAATTTATAATCTTCAATTAAAATTACATCCATTATATTACTCCTTTAGCGAAATTCAATTGACTCTAGCCACCATTCAGGTAGTATATCATTACAGGTTTTCAAAAACATATTAAAATCCTGATCTATAATATAGCTCCTGGCATAGTCTTCCTTAGAACGGATGGAACGACCTAAACCCTGAATGAGAGTAAGGGCTGTTGTCCAAGAATACCACGCTTTATCTAACTCCATTCTTCTTTTTACATAAGGGTCTGCCAAGTTATTGAAAGGCATTTTCGCTACCACCTGAAACCTGGATAGATCCCCACGAAGGTCCAAACCTTCGGTCATAGAGGGGCTGAGAAGCACCGTAGGCTCTGTTGAGGTCAAGTGCCTATCCACTGCATAGGCGCGAGATTGGGAGTCATGTGCGACCAATCTGGAGTAATGAGGACTTCTCCTTAAACCCTGTTGAATATGATTCATCAACTTGAACGATTGGCAATGAATAATTCCCTTTTCATTCTTATGCTTCTCCAAAATACGCTCAATCTTGTTGAGGAGCTTGGGTAGAGTGGTGTCATAATTTTTGTAAGACATAGAGCCAGCGGGGGTGAAAATGATTTTCCTGTTATCTTGAGCAAATTCTGAAGGCAGACTCATGTAGCCACAATCCTTGACTGAAATTCCTAGATTGCGAACAAAAGTGCGAGGGTCCAGAATGGTAGCAGACATGAACATGATTTTTTCAGCCCGACTAAAAAGAAGTTCCTCAGAGAAAACATCCCCACGAAGCGGCTTGATACCCAAACCGTCAGTCTGATGAATAAACCACATCTCTGACTCTGATTCTAGAAATTTACCAAGGTTACTCTTGAAAGAGGAGAGATTCATTTCCTTCTTAAGCAAAGCCATCAAACTTCCATGTCCTTGTAGAGCCGCAGCGATTTCTTCCTTTAACTTAATTCCATAAATGTCAGCGGCTTGAATAACTGTATGCTCTACCCAATATTTAGTTTCAGGAATAGTAGTAAGTGGTTTAGTGGGAAGTTTAATATCAAATTCTTCTAGACGATTAGCTGAAATACCAATTTCAGAAAAAGCGATCAAAACATTTTCAGTATTATGCGCTTCATCAATAATTATGAGCTTACGCTTCGGTAGTTGCCGCTTGAACATTGAGTCTGTAAGATAATAGGCAAAATTAGTAATACCCCTGGGAGAAGCCATAAAAGCTGCCTTGGCACTTCTGTAAGGGCAATGTTCACAGATAGTTCCAGCCAGTTTATTCATAACACTGCCGATTTCACAGTTAGATTCCTGCTCCCCACATCGGTAGTTAGAGGCACCACGAAGATCAGCTAGACCAATACTTCCAAATTCAGACGCATATTGATCCTGTAGAATCTTTTGAGAAGTGAGGATCGTTCCTCCAGGTTTCAAGGGGGGTTCAACAGGACAATCCGCAGCCCACCCTAAAGCTGCAATAGAAAGACCGGAATTGTGAACTACTGTAAAATCCCCCAAAAGAAATAAGTGGTCCCCATCAACACCAAAACCATAATAATCCCCTAGTCCAACAGGTTCCACTTTAAAACCAGTAACAAGCACACTCTTTTTTTGCTGTCTCATTTTTGCTTGTTTTCTTGGGAGGAGAGTTGGGATCAAATGGATATCCCCACTTATATTCCCGCGATAGTAAACCCCCCCATTTCCTGTTTGACAAGTTTTATGGCAAGGTTTAACATACACACTGAACCCAAGAGAACGGGCTATAAATGAAATATCATCTGCTAAATTTTTATTAACTGATGAAAATTCAAATGTATTAGAGGCTAAACTCCCATCAGCATCTAAATAACCTGCGAGTAACTTAAGTCTGGAAATTCTAGATGCGGTTTTGAAAGACAAAGGGATGGACTTGTTAGAAGAAATATCTAGTTTCTTTAATTCGTTTAATAAAATATTTCTATCTTTTCTACCTCCCATAGCCTGTGTAGTTATATTCCAAGAAGTAGCCTTAGATCCATTGTTATATGCAGTCAAACTAAGGCCAAAATTTGAAGCTAGATTGCTTAAATAGGTTTGAATTTCTTTATCCGCAGTAGTAACTTCAGTCAACCTTTTTGAAGAACCATCCCCCAACCATAATCCAATATAATAAGCAAGTTCTTTTAAATCGTGTGTTAATACACTCTCAAAATCTACGCCAGTTCGATAAAGTTTAGCATGATGCTTAAAATTGTTGCTTCTAGCCAAATAATCCGACAAAGTTAGGTTAATAATTTGTTTATGGTTTTCGGTCATTTTTACAGAAAGAATGTGGGAGGAATTGACTACAAAAGAGTCGCCTTTCACTGGAGTCACCCTAAATAATTCATCTCTGCCTTGAGATAAACTGATCACCTTACGAGGAGTGGAGTCAGGCCCCATTACAAGCTCTCCTTCCTTAATTTCTTCTACAGGTTTGATTACCCCATCAAACATAAGGATGGGAGTGCCTTTTGCGAAACACTTTCCAATACCAGTAGGTAGTTCAAAAATAGAAAACTTCTTACCCTTCTCTTCATCCACTACAAATTTTTCCAGAGCTTTTTCCTGAGATGGTCGAATCTCAGGAAAAGGGAAATGTGATTTCAACTGTGCCAAATCCACTTAAGCTCCAATCGGAAAGAAACACCCACCACTACAAGAATAATCTTTCAATGCCATATTATCACAAATTTCTAGTTCGTCACCGTCAATAAAACCGTAAATGACATTGGCACATTGGGTACAACAATCTCTGATCACTTCATCCGGTAACTTTCCTAATCGAAGATAAATGGATTGAAATTCAGTTTGAAAATTTTTGGCGATCTGAAAAGGTAATGGAGGATGAACTTCTTTTAAACATTCCTGGAAAAGAAAAATGACTTCTTCAATACGGGGGCCTGGATAATCTGTGTGCATTTCCAGGCAGGAAAGTTTAAACCAGAGTTTTGCAACAATAGAGAGACTGTCCCATGTTGGAAATTCACTAAGTTTTATACGATCAGCTAACACATCGTCCAACATACCCAATTCATTCAGAAGTTCTCGGTTTAACGATTTGGATGAAACATATTTAACTCTTCGTTTTCTTTTCTCTTCAATGACCATTTCGACTGGACAGCGGCAAGATCCGGCATTCCCCATCGCAGCTAAATCTAAATCACCATATTCCAATTTCTTAAGTTGCTTAGAATCAAATTTTTTATCTCCCTCCTTTAATTGACGAAGAAGGGAGTAAAAGGGGGAGTAGTTCATTAATAAACTCCTATAAATGCCAAGTTCCCTGAAAATATTTATTAATGAGATCAAATAATTCAGGAGGTTCACATACAAGTGTGATTACATGAGTTGGATGAGAATCCCAATGAGTTTCTCTAAAAAGATGGCCTAGAACGTCAGTTAGATGATCGTTGCACCATTCGGGAGGAATGACCAAAGAAACCGTATCCATTTTCAATTGCCCCATTTTATTCACAGCAAAACTTAAAATCCCACTTGGATATGTAGTAGATAAAGGATAAGGATAAAATTGAGTTCTATCGGGAAATGTAAATTGTAATCCAGAAGTATTCCCGATTGTCGTTATTTCACATAGGATCTCATTATCTGTCTCCCTGGTATCCGTATAGCTAAGAACAAGTGGCATATTTAGACTCCTTTTTCGTCTTTTAAAAGGAGCCACATCCCTGAAAGAGACACGGCTCCTATAATTAATACTATTAATCCTACCCATTTCTACACCCGGTTACATCCTTTCCGGAAGTTTGTGGAAAGGAATGACTTGAGTGAAAAACCCTTCTTCTTGGAGAGTTTTCTCCATTCGCCACGCCGCCGACTGATTCATACTATGGATAATACAATCGGGGGCACCAACGGCAAATTGAATAATGGATTTAGCGACATCCAATCCGGTAATCTCCTGACCATCAACAAAAGTATTGAGGTCATGGTCCAGAAAAATGGTGTCCCAAAGCTCATCTCTGACAGCCGTGATGGCATCTATGGCATTATTGACAGAACAGACTTCTGCCTCTTCGGGGAAGAAATCCCTCATTTTGAGGAGGGTGAAACGCACTTCCTCATCATCTACAAATAAAATTCTGGTCATTACTACACCTTGAAAAAACCTGCCGGAACGTCAATCCTTTCCTTCATCTTCTTCACGGCTTCCAGAGGAACACCATGGGTATTACGAGCGGCACAAGTTTCAGCATCCACATCAAACACCTTCAACCAAACCTCGTAACCTACCTTATTCGCCAAATCTACATATGGCTTGCGTTCCCATTCGCGGGTGTTGGTGTTTGAAATATAAACTTTCAAACCCTTAGATATGGCCTCTCGGGCTTCTTCCTGAGAAAATTCATGGGCTTTGTCAAGTTCACGAGGATTAAATTGGTAAGCTCCAGATTTTTCAAAGAAATGATCCGCACTGGCCTCTATAAATCCTTGGGGCTTCAAGTAATTAATAAAGAAGTGAGATTTCCCACAGCCTGATGGTCCAACGGCAATTATCATCTGCATGGCTACTCCTAGGGGGTGAAGAGTGAAAGGAACAAAATGGACTAATGAAATGATACTCGATTGGCTGGAAGAAAACAAGAAAAATGTTAAGCTGGTTGATGGGGTATATTCTGGCATCAGAGACAAAAATCTGACCTGGATGGGGGAGTGCGGACATATCTGGACCACGGCTTGGGGATTCGTAATGGATAGCCCTGGGAATCCCTGCCCTATTTGTAGTAGAAATGGGCACACGACGAGACTAGTTAGATATAATAAAGGTAAACGAGTGTGCAACGAATCGAAATACAAACTTCTTGATTCACAATTTCTTGGGCAAAAATACAAACATAACTGGTTAGGACTGGGGTGTGGACATATCTTTCAAGCAAGGTATGAAACCCTATTTCGTGCTAAAACATGTCCAAAATGCAATCAACTACTACTAGCAGAGAGGTTGCGAAAAAGGAATGAGGAGAAGTCATGGAAAACGAAAATCAGTGTTGCCGACAAAATGAGGGAGATGGGGATTGAAATAAGATGTGTTGACGATTATCAAACTGCTCATTCATTGCTTAGGGTAAAGTGTGTTTCTTGCGGGTTTTTGTGGAGGATTTCTTGGGCAAATTTTTCTAGAGGTAAGGGCTGTCCAGAGTGTGCGAAGGGGAAGAATGAGAAACGCCTAGGAAAGGTAATTAGTGAACTGGGGATTGAAGCTATCCCTCAGTTTCCTCTAGTATGCCCAAAAGACGTAAGTAAGAGTGGGAGGGTGAGGGTTGACTATTGGTTGCCGGAATTAAGGGTGGTTGTTGAGTATAATGGAGTGCAGCACTATATATTTCCAAACTATTTCCATAAGACAAAAAAGCATTTTGAATCCCAAATAGCGAGGGACATTTGGTTACGATCAAACTATTCTGTGATAGAAGTGAAATTTGATGAAAAAAATGCTGAAGAGTTTTTAGAACTCCAGCTTCAGAAAATTATAGGTAAATTGGGTCGAGGCACTTCAGACAGATGATGTAGCGGTAGTCATCAGAGCCCCCACCGTAATCGTGAACTGTCTTGGACATCACATCAGCGGGGACGTACTCCATTGTGGCCCCACAGTTCTTACAGATTACCCGCTTTACCACACTAGGGTCGGGGCCATCATTGATCAGACGAGACATCGGAACTCCTTACATGAACTTCAGAAGGATCCAGCCGAACAGCAGGGCCGCTCGGAAATAAAGAACGGATTGAGGAGGCCCATAACCGCCTTCTTTATCTTCGACTCCACAGCCGGTTCACAGTCGGTGGGGGAGTAGGTGGCGTAGCGGATCAGCAGCCCCAGGCCAACGACCACCGGATAGGAGGGGATGTGAAAGGCGGGGAAGACGGGGAGCAGGAACCACCGCATCAGGGTCACACAGGTGAACCCGTAGACGTAGATGCTGAGTGGGAGCAGGATCACCACAGCCCGAAGGCCCCACCATGAGAATAACTTTCTTAGTATCGGTCATACTTTTCCTCCATTGTGGATAAATTTAAATAGATTAAACATTGATTTGGGCCATGTTACACCAAGAAGAATCCCCATGAACAAGGCTGGGATCAAGCCTAAACCTTGTTTTCTAGCCTCTTCTCGTAAATCCTGGGAAAGAAATCCTAAAATAGTAAATCCCCAAAAAAATAAAGTAGTGGCTAATGAAATGACTCCATAGGTGTACAGCAATGAATTGATAGATGACATTCAGTTACTCCCTTGTATGACTAATACTCACAATCCTATTATACCTAAAAAGGACAAAAGTATGGCAACTTTTTAATTTTCTGATCCTTGAGTAGAGGTAGCCATGTTCAAGTCAACTTTATTGAGTCTTCTAGCCGCAGCTTCACAGGCAAAGAAGGAGGCACTGGAGAAAAAATATTTGGTTTCCCAAGGATTCGTAGAGATCTGTGCGAATATAGATCCAACTCCAAACGGTCAATATACCGAATGGCTAGTAAAAGTCTTGAGACATGACGAAAATGTGGGGCCAGCACTTCAAGATGAATTAAAAGATGCTCTGGAGGAGTTTGGACGTTTAAAAAATAGTGCTGCCTGGGCTACAGGTTTGATTAATGGTAAACCCAAAAATAATATTCTTTCCTATGCCAATTTTAACGATCTTATCAGTGTTATACAAGAATCTTCTCCTGATGACTATTCTAAGAAAGAGCGAGAGAGAGATTTACAGAGAAGAAGGAAACAATATTTAGCAGAAGGCTGTGAAGAGATCGGCAGTCCAGGTGAAGGTGTCGTATGTTATGAGCCGACTACTGTAAGAGCCGTGCAATTGATGGGGGAAGGTTCTCATTGGTGTACTAAGAACCCAGGCTATGCCCAACGTTATTTAAGTAGGGGAGCCATTTATGTCTTTACTACAGAAGAAAAAGAAAGTTCTTATGAATCAGATCGCTATCTTCAGATTCATGTTCCGGATGATTCTGTCACAGGATTTGAAGCTCAAGATGCAGATGGTGAGGATATAGGAAACTGGGAAATTGAAGATAAATGTTATCAAGTCAATGATGAATGGTGGGGAATAGTTCAATGGTTGTCTAATTATGATAGGGATTTGGAAAGATATATCCGAGAAGGATTTATTTTTAATGATATTAATGATATGGCTCATTTTGAAAAATGTGATCAATGTGATGCATATATGGAAACAGACAGCTACGATACTATTTATGTGAATAATGATGACTCCCCTGATAAAGAAAGCCATAATTTTTGTTGCGAGGGATGTTTTAAAGAGTTTTATAATGATATAATTGAGAAAAAAGTAAAGGCATTTGTTGCAACTATTCCAGGAAAAGAAGAAAGAAATCAAAAAGCTATGGATGATGCCGAGGAACTCATTTATGGGACAGGCTGGGATCCAAAGGCCACCAAAGTATTTAGAGCAATGCATGAAGCAGCTATCCGAATGGGTCTCCCCAATACTGTTAACCATCACTATGCTCTTGATTGGTATTTAGCTAATCTGACATCAGGTATTAGAGCTTTTGAAAATGGGCAGAGTGACAGAGTAGAAAAAGTGACCCCCGGATTAACTCTAGGGGATTATAAATGGGCCTTGAAAGTCCTTCAGCCGGTTTATGATGAACTGATGACTTATGATACGCTTTACGATGACATACTAGAATATGTTAAGGACCAATTCACCCCTACGAGTACAGATATTGATGATATTATTGAAAATAGTGGAATGGGCAAAGTGCAAGAGGAATCAGCACCAGAAATAGAGGGTGAAATAGCAACAGATGAACTGGAACCTACCTCTGAACCTTCTGAAAAACTGAAGAAATCTTCACTTTCTAACTTTAAATCTGCTCTATTGAAATTTGCCGCCGCTTCGGAAGCTAAGAAAAAAGCTCTTGCTTCTAAATATCATCTCCCTCCTCATGGGGTAGATACTCTATCTTTAGTTGACCCTTCTCAAAATGGAGAATATTTAGAATGGTTATGTAGAGAGACTAGAAAAGCTATGGATGATCCAGAAGGTAGATCTTCGCTAGCCGGAACAATGAAACGAGATGATATTAAAATTATGCTTGAACGTTATGCTATGCTAAAACGTAGTGCTAATTTTACTGGTGAAAAAGATATCATGAAGTTAGGTCTTTCAGATCTTAAAGAAATATATGACACGGCTACTAGAGCCGACCTATCCAAAAATGAGCAGGGTAGAGAATTAATTAGAGAGAAGGATAAGTATCTCAGAGATGGTTGTGAGCCTTTAGCTAAGACCAGAGGTTACTCCTTCTATCGTTGTACCACTCCAGAAGCCTTGGTGCTTATGTCAACAGGTTCCCATTGGTGTACACAGGGGGAGGGGACCGCTGAAGCCTATCTGGAACGTGGTCCTCTCTATGTTATTACTCAGGACAGTGGCACCAATGAGCATTATGGTTCTGATCGCTATGCACTCATCCGAGTCCCGACCAAAAATATTCAAGGTCAAGGAGTTGGTGCTATTGAATGCCAAGATGTAGATGGTAGAAATATTGGAGATCAGATATTTAGTAGGGATCCGTTTAGTGATAGTGCTGATGTTGGGCAAAAATATGATGTAGATTCAAATTACTGGTGGATTTTTGAAACACTTGCAGAATTTGATCCGAAGATTAAAGAATCGATGGAGCAAAAAATTATCTTCCCTGGTGCTTGGGATATTAACAATGATAATGATCTCTATGAAGATCATGAAGATCAGGAGCTAACCAATTGTGCTAATTGTGATGAGCCTGTGGCAGAAGAAGATGCCATCTATTTATCTGGCAATCCCTATTGTTGCAGTTATTGTGTAAGGGAGTATTTCCGACCAGCGATAAATCGTTTAATAGATAAGTTTCTGCCGAATGCTGATGAAAATAAAAAGAGGAGAGCTAGAACCTATATTGAGGAACAACTAAACATCAATGGTTATGATGATCTTGAGGCAGAACGTGAGAAAATTTTGGTAAGGGGTGGGTTCTGTCAAAAATGTGAAGATTGCCATGAAGCTATACCAGCGGGAAATGAAATTAATTATAAAAAAGGCTCTTTTTGTGCTGTATCCTGCTTCATTTCCTACTATATGCAGGATATGGATGATACCATGGCTTATATTCAGAAAAAATTAGGAATGGATGAAGATTCTCATTTCCAGATGTACGATGAAAAGATAGCCGAGAGAGCCATAAGAAATGAAACTATGGGAATTGACTCTGGATTCTATCAGGCAACACTTCAAGTTCTTTTAGACACGAGGCAAATTACGGAGCAACAATTGAGAGAATTATCAGTTAAAAAAGCGAGTCTGCTAATCAAACAAGCCTATGGTGGCATGGAAAAATACTATCCGAGAGAGCAGTTCATCGAAGAACTTCAAGAGTTTATCTTAGAAAATCTCTCAGGGATGACTCCACTAAGAAGCTTTAAGAAACATATAGAAGACCAATTTGGTCAAGTTTACCACTTAGGCACAACTTTCAAACTGGACAAAGATTTGTGGGATAAGGCTATGCAGGGCCTTCGTAGTAAGAAGCAAGTAGAAGTGGTTACGGCCATCACTCCCTATTCAAAAGCCGCCAGTGTCAAGCAGGGCTACATTACTTATATTAAAAAGGTAGCCGATGATAGCGATGAAATTATTGAAGAAACTAAGAAAGAGCATTACGGCCAAGAGGTTATTATGGATCTTCATGATGTTGACCCAGATAAATTCCAGACCCACATCTTGAAAAAGTTTGCCGAAGACCTCTGTGATGAAATTGATATGCAGCGAGGACCAATTTACAGTTGGGGCCAGGATAAGTTTGAAGGAACTTACAAAACCCATCCCAAGAAAGATGGAATCAGCGTAGTTCAGTTCCTTTACGAATCTTCTATAACTATTCATGCCTTGGATGAACTTCAGAAAATTTTCATTAACGTCTTCTCTTGCAAGGATTTTGATCCAGAAAAAGCCAAGGCATTTGCTTTGAAAACTTTGGGTGGAAATTTAGTAACAGAACATAACATAGTGAGAAATTAACAATGCCTATACCTAGTATCAACGGTGTGATGATTATCCCCACTGGCCTTGGCTGTTCTTTAGGTGGTGACGCAGCCTTTAATCCAGGATTGAAACTTATAGCTGGATGCTGTAAAAAATTAGTGGTGAATCCAAATTTATGTAATGCTTCGGACATTAACGAACAAACTCCCAATTGCCTTTATGTCGAAGGTTCCATCATTGATAGGTTCTTAGCTGGTTCAATCAATCTGAAACCAGTAAAAACTCATAACAAAATTCTCTGTGTAGTAAATTCCCCTATTACTCCAGGTAGCATCAATGCGGTTAATGCCGGTATATGGGGCCTTGGGGCTGAGATTGAACTTTTAGAACTAACTACCCCCCTGATCATGAAAGCTCATCTAAATGACGATGGAACTGCGGGGGGATCTGCCAGTGGTTTAATAGCCCTTATTGAACAAATTAAAGATAAAGATTTTGATGCTTTGGCTATTCACACCACTATTGATTGTGACGAAGAACTTGCTAATAGTTATTGGGAGGGAGATATTACAGTTAATCCTTGGGGAGCGATTGAAGCTCAAATTAGTAAATATATTGCTTCAGCCATTGATAAACCAGTCGCTCATGCTCCAATGGATTTTCTTCAAGATAATCTTTATAACAAGGTAGTGGTTAAACCCTCTCAATCTCCAGAGATTATATCCAATACTTATCTTTTTTGTGTTTTAAAGGGATTACATCAAAGTCCTCTGATTGATCTGATTAAAAATCCCAAGAATATATCTAATGAAGATATAGATTTCCTCCTAACCCCCCATAACTGTTGGGGAAGTCCTCATATCTCTTGTCTAAATCACGGTATCCCTATCATAGTCGTAATGGAGAACACTACTTGTCAGAGTAATTTCTCTTATCCTGAAGGGATCAGAGGGAACAAGAAAGTCGTCTTTGTAGAAAATTATTTAGAAGCTGCGGGACTCATAATGTGTATGAATGCCGGGGTATCATATAAAACCGTTATTTTAGGATAAGAAATGTCATTATCATGTACTTCCTGTGGAGCTTGCTGCACCAATCCTGACCCTAAATGGGTAGAAGTTACCAATAGTGATGCCGAACATATATCTCCAGATATGCTTCAACAAGGAGATATTCTTCCTTATGCTATGAAGATGACTGATGGAATTTGTTGCGCTCTTGAAGGAATTCTTGGAGCCGAAGTGAGATGCTCTATTTATCCTAATCGCCCCACAATTTGTAGAGTGGTTCAAATTGGTGATCATATTTGTAATCAGAGTCGAACCGGTTTAGAAGGATCCCAATCTGGTTCTAATGCTTTGTGAGCAATATGACAAACGGTGGAGAAAGCACTGGCCCCTGGCTGAGTCATATTCATATGTCTAATGATATATTCCAGAGCTAGTTTATAGCGATCACGTTCTTCTTCAATATTGTTCATTTTAGGCTCCATACCACTATATTACTGACGGATAGCCTGACACGCTTCTTCAAAGGTAAAAGTTCCAGGATTTTTATCCGGGTAGTATTGTTTATACATTGCTAAAATTTCTTTTGGAGATTTAAAGCCTAGCTTAGACATTAAGAACCGAACATCCTTAGTGTCGTTTCCCTTCTCCTCTTTCCGACCTGAATCTAACTTATTAGCAAATAAATATTCAGGATTTGGAACTCTAACTGTTAAATTTGGAAGGGTTACAGGGGTATCATATGTCACATTGCTAGGAAGCCAGATGTAAGGTTGAACTCCATTATTCATCCATTCGTGATGAACATGAACTCTATCTCCAACTTCCTTAATCAACTCATTCATAATCTCCTCATCCAAATCTGGACTTGAAGATTTATAATCATAGAACACATCCACATCCTTTACAGGGCGGGAGAAATCGTCATAAGATAAAAGAATAGCGGCCCCACCAAGAGCCGTTACCTGCGCCTTCATATCACATTCACCTAAGGCATCATTCAAAGCTTGAAGGGCTTCCATGAGCTTACCACGGCTCATTTCCCCTGATGCTTGTTTCTCCATGAAATCTCCTTTAAGGTATTTTTCAGCCCATTCATCACAAAGAGGATGAGGAAGTTTTAGTATCTTTGAGGCATATCTTTCAGCTAGCTCTCCCCCTGCTTTTGCTATAGCGGGTTCCCCTAGTGGAAACGGTCTTCCTCCTAAACAATTAAATGCGTAAGCGTAAGCAATTCTAGGGTCACTAGCTATGATAGGTTCACCAGGGGGCCAGCCACAAGCATCTCTATCAAACCCTTTTCCTGGGGTGTAACAACGTTCAGGTCTATTATAAGCGTAGGAATAAGCCCATTGAGGAGATTTAATAATGTCCTCCTCAGAGAAATGTTCTAAAAATTTTTTCAAGGGTCCAGAAGGAGTGAGAATGACTGGCATAATCCTTTGTCTTGTAACAGGGTCATACTCAGCAAAACTATAATTCTGCATCCCGTATTCTGCCAATTCTTCATAAGGAACGGTGTAACCAATGAAGCCAATAGGGTTCTTTTCAGATAAACGCTTCTTGAATTCCCCTTTTAGGAATTTATATTGCTGTAAGGAGCGAAATATGTTCCTATCTACAATTTTCATAAAATAACTTCATTATCTTCATCAAGTTCAATACCATACTTCTTTAAATGCTCTTTGCCCCATACCAATGCTTCAGCATATGATAATAAAAGGACATTTAAAGCATATAAGAAAGCCCAACGATGCTCTTTAGCTATCGCATACTCTCCTAATTCAAATGGACCTCTAATGACATCTCTAGCGTAATAGTAGCTCCAATCTGCAAAACGAGAGATTCTTTCTTCAGCCTGAGGAAAGGGGTGACGTAGGATATAACGAGCATAAAGATAGGAACTCTCTACGTCTGTGGCTATCATAGGTTCCCCAAGCTCAAAGTGTCTACCTGTTAAACGAGCATAAAAATATGAGTATCGTCCATTTTTAGCTATTTGTTCTTCGGTAAATCTAGCCTTAAATTTAGAGACATTAATAATACCTCCGTTCTCTCTCCAAACAGGGTTGACCCCACACGATTTGGGGTCATGATTAACCACAAATTGTATGGGGTCATGGTCTTCTAACCATTTCTGAACACAGCTATAGAAAGTCTTTCTGAGAAATTTTACTTTCTTCTTATACTTCCTTACGGGATAACACATGTTACGAAGGCTCCTAATAGAAGAAGCGTTAAGTCAAGTTTTTTAAACTTTGATTACAATCGGGGGATTCACAGGACGATACTGCCGATTGCAAGTAGCAGCGTTCACAAATTGAGTCTCTCCCTGAAACTTCTGACCGTAGCCTTCATGAATATGACCGAAGACATGGAAGCGGGGTTTGACTTCGTGAATCCTGTCTCTCAGTGCTGCGCTCCCCAGCCACTTCTGCTTAAAATCTTGACAGACTTCATCCAGAATACCAAGTGGAGGGCCATGAGTAACCAAGACATCCAGACCCTCAGGAATCATGCCATAAATATCTTTGAGCTTGTCCTCGTATTCGTTGAACGCCCACGCATGAAAAAACGGAGTGTGGGGTGTCGCATAGATAGTGATAGTTTTGGCAATTTTAGGATCATAAAAAATTCTAGCCTCATCTTGAAGATAGATGATTCCGTTATCTTGCATGATGGTTCTAGCCAAATGTGGTTGATCTTGGAATAGAAAATCGTGGTTTCCGGCGCAAAAAATCCTATGACGATATGGGGTTTTACCAAACCACTTAGCAAAATTTTCAATTTCTACAATGCTTCCACGATAGGTGGCATCCCCTGCATGGATAATCATATCTCCCTTGGGAAGCTTAATGGTATTATGCTGTGTGTGAGTATCCGCTATGCAAACTATTTTCCAATTTTTCTTCAGTCTTGGTGCCATTCTTTCTCCTTTGTTCATTCAAGTCCATCAGGGTAACAGCAAACCCATCTTCACTACCGGAAATTACCTTTCGGCCATACTTGACCCAATTCTTGACATTCTTGAGACTGGCGAGATGCATACCCCAAACATAATCCACCCCCTCCATTTCAACCGGAATAGCTCTTAGAGCCGCCCCGATTCCCTGGCCCCTAAACTCTGGAAGAAGGAAAAGAGCGACACCTTGAATGCCAACCTTATCCTTGTAGTTTTCTCCTGAATCATTCAAATAGAAACTACCAATCTTGTTGAATTCAAGGAAGTAGCCACCGATGATTCTGTTCCTGTAAACAGCCACATAAGCATTATCAAGGCTTTCCATGGCCCACATAACAGAGTTATAAAACCCATTTGCAGTGCCACCAATCTTGTCCTTGAAACTACCAAAACCAGCATCAAGGAGAGCTTCATCAACTTCATGGGGTTCAATCTTGCGAATTTCAACGGTTTCATCGTTAAAAGACTTTTCAATGATGAAACCATCATATTCTCGACAGCCCCAAATCTCATCCATGAAAGCTTTGGAACAAACCCAATAGCGGCCCATGGGGTCAGCAATAAGATAGTTCTCCTTGTCCTTACCATAGACTAGGAGCCAATGCTTACATCCATGAATAGCTGTTCTCATGAGAAAGAGCTTGTTTTGCTTAAGGGCTTCATCCACCAGTTCAAACGGCTTTTCAGCCTGGAAGGTACGGGTGTAAGGAATCTCCAAAGCAGTCAAACCGTTAATCATACCCTCATGGGTTGTCCCAGTGGCAGGATTAGTAAGGAAAAGCTGCTTGACCTCTTCTAACGTAAGGTCATTAGCTGGAGCATATACATTAAGCATCATCTTAGCGGCTGTTGCTCCGCACGAATATCCATCGGGTTGAGAAATAAGCTCTGGCACCGGATGGATAGAAATTGTCTTGTTCATTTCTAACCTCCTATACTATTATACCAATATGGTCACAATTTGAGGCAACTTTATTTTGACTTTCTAACTATTCTATTGAGGGTTATATGAATTTTCATTCCCACTTTCTCACAGCTAAAGCCCCATACAAAACTAAAGAATTCAACGGCTTCACTATCCTAATTGGAAGATCAGCCGCTGATAATGATATTTTGTCTATGGAGATTGCACAACCAAATGATTGGTGGCTTCATACCGCAGATTGCCCAGGTAGCCATATTGTCATTAGGAACCCTGAGAACTTATCTGAAATACCCTCTGAAGTGCTACAGGAGGCCGTAAGAGCCGCTGTAGAAAACTCCAAGGCAAAGGGACAGGCAGGAGTTAAAGTTGTCTTAGGAAAGGCTGGGGATCTGTCTAAACCCAAAGGGTCAGCCGTTGGGGAAATCCACATTTCCAAATACAGAATCATCAAAGCTTAAGCTAAAATAGCAAGAGAGTAAGGTTTAGTCGCCTCTGTTTCTTTAGCGAAGATAGTATCAATAATATCCGTAAGATAAGCTTCATCATCATGAAGCCTGACCTTGCTATATCCATTTTCTTTTTCAATTTCAGAGATAAAGGAACTGTAATTTTTCTTCATCATATCAATGAAGCCTTCGTCATTACCACGTTTCTTATAGCGATTGAGATATTCATTTTTTAATGAGGATGCTGGATATACTATAACATAAGGAATATTGGCTTTCACCAGAGCCTTACGGACTTCCTTGTGAGAAGACACCAAAATCACATCTACTTTCCCGATATTTTCCTTGATATGTTCAACATAATTCATTGGAAAATCGGGGTTCCTAGATTTTACTCCATCAATAATAGCCCAAGAATAGCCACTTGAGTCAGAATCCAGGACTTTTAAATCAGAATGTTGCTGGTAATAAGTTTTTCCAATGCCGGGGAAGGCAGAGATGACTACGGTTTTAGTCATGATCCTTCACTCCCTTTTCCTTTTTGCCAATTTCAATTAGCATATCCTCCACATCCACCTCTTCCATATCATTTTTGATGTTATAGATGAAGGTTCTAATGAGGGGACGGTTACACGGTTTCTTCATGAACTCCTGAGTGAATAGATCCATATCAATTCTATTCCCCTCAAAAGACTTTAAAGCTTCGGCCCAGGTTGCCAGTAAATTATTAAGGGCGGTTTGGTATCTGGTCCCCCATGATTGAGAAGAAACCAGAAAGGGGTGTGACATCGTTGTTGCTCCTTTAGCAGATGAGAGTATCACTCTATTCATATTATACTAATTTTCTGGATAAATACCAAGAATTAATTCTTTAAAATAAGGAAGTTTTTCAATGGCGGGGCAAATGACTTCTCGCCACTCAGGCATTCTATGATCTTTTCGATAATTGTACATTGAGGCTAAAGCTTGATAGCTGAATCCGCGATTACGAGCCTGGAGCCAACCTTCAGGAAGGCAAGATTTAAGAACTTCAATTGGAATGGCCTGTCGAGAACCATACTCAGTCGTTAAAGAATTCACAGCATCCTCAAACTGATCCACCACAAAACTAGGAGTATAGTCCACGAACATAGTGGACTTAATTTGTTTGCATTCTTTAACTAAAGTATACATAGTGGATTCGGATGAAATCATATCAACACCCACTGAATAAGTGTCTAATTCAGACCATATACTTCTTGGCATATTGATGTTGAACCAAGCTGTAATACCACGTTGAAACTTGGCATGAACTGGTCCTTGCTTAATCAGACTAGTAGCCAGCTTAATATCCTTAGGTCCAAGAAAAATACCCGGCTCTTTAGGAAGTCGTTCATGCGAAAGTTGAGAATCACCAATAGATTTAGTGGGAAATCTCATTCCTTCAATAGAGGCAATGAAACCCCCAACTTCAATAAGCTTAAAACAGACATTCATCATTAACCCTCATCGATCCAAGTAATTAGATGAAGTTCAGCCTTCTCACCATATAACTTTTTGAAAGAGTCATAAATGGCCTTACCTTCATCTGTGAGGTCATCATAAGTGCAACGGAAGTAATCTCGTTCACCCTTACACCATGTCCCACCAGATGAGCCTAAAATCACAGAAGCCAGCAGAGGAACGCTACGTTCTCGCACATTACGAGGCTTCCCCTTGTCATAAAAATTTGGGAAAAAATACTTGGTGGCAAAAGCCTTATCAGCGGTCATCTCTTCCCATTCAGCATCAAGTTGGGGGTAATAGGGAACCCATTCATCCTTCAAAGTATCTGTTCCAGCCATTCCCTCCTGATATTCAAGAGAAGTATTACCACCACCAAAACAAACTACAAACATGTCTTCCCACCAATTTTCAATGGAAGAACGTTTCTCAATCGCTACAAGCTGGACATACATTCCACCTGTGGCTTCATTCTTGTAATCAATCCCACCAAGAAAGACTTCACCTTCTACTGGGAAATTCACGCAACCTGAACGATACTCTGACTTCTTTCGCTTACTGCCAGAATCATCATACTCATCTCGCGCATCTGGCTTAACAAATGTTTCAACTGGTTTGACTTCCTTCTTAGCTTTCTTGCTCATTTTGAACCTCCTGTGATTGCTCTAGCATAAGCTGCTGAACGGCTGCAATCTCTACCGGACAGAAGTTCCAAACATCAACTCCACAATTGATTTGTTTTCCCTTAATCTTCCAACCAGTATGAACATGACCATGAAGTAACCAAAGATTATTGTTCTCAGGCTGAAACTCTTGATAACGCCCTTCATAAGAATGATCTTTGTAGGAAGGATCGGCATAAGGGAAATGGTGTAAAAGAATCGATTGCCCATGAGGACCAAGCATAAGCTCAATACTAGGTATAATTAGAGAGAAATACTTACGGTACTCTTGATACCAAGTCTCCCGAATATCCTCTCGCTTATGCTTATAGTAAGGAGAGCAGCGATCATGATTACCAGCGATAAGGATCTTAACCCCATTCATCCTATCAACTAAAGGAAGGGAATCAGCAATCTTACCCATAGCTACATCACCCAGGAAATATACGGTATCCATAGGATTAACGAGATTATTATGATTGGCAATCAGAGCTTCGTTCATTTCATCCACGGAGCCAAAAGGACGATCACACATCTCAATTATGCGTTCATGGCCGAAATGGAGATCTGATGTTAGAAAAACACTCATATATAAACTCCCTCATAGGTATTATACCGAAAATGAAGGAGTTTGTAGTAAACTATTTTCACTTGCTTAAAAAAACAAAAGGAGGGGCTACTCCTACAGCATATTCTGAGGCGGCTTCAAGAGCGGCTTCGATTCTAGCCTTGGGAGTCATAGACTTTGATGCTTTAACAGAAGCATATAAGGCCCCTAATGCCACAGCGGAACCGGAACCAATAGCAGCGTAGTCCATATTGGGTTCTCCAATATTCCAATCGCCCTCTAAAACGTACAGCTTACCTTTATAGCCGATTAAAGCACTTCCATCGAAAGATTCTTCATTATCTTCTATTTTAGTGTACCCCTCACTCTTACATACAGTTCTGAGAGCATCCACCCAATCTGTGACTAAAAACTCAAAATCTTCTTTGTCAGATCTTTGAGCGGGAGGATCAAATTTAAAACGAAAAAGGTTACCAAATCTCCATGAGCCGCTATACCCTAAAAGCATATCATGGGATTCAAACACTTTAGCATCTTTTCTTCCATATTTTTCAGACACATCAGAGGAGCAAGAATCTGCCCCCATATATATTTTACCATTAAGAGCTATTCCTACAACGCAAGTCATGTCAGCCTCTAGTATAGAATTTACCTGCCACACAGATCATTTCATCAGTGAAAATGAAATGTTCGGGTTGGCATTGTTTGGTTTTAGTATCAATATGCCAAAGACAGAAAGATTGGTGAGACTTGTTCATACGTTCTTGATACTCAAAGTCAATCTTTGCCATGCAACCCATATTCACCGCATGAATGGGGCCAACGATTAGATTGGCACTGGAGTCCATCTTAGTCCTGTGAGTATGCCCGTAGCAAACTGAGAGGCCAAAAGTTTGGAGGCCATGGTGGTCTACTACTAGTGAATTGTAGTAAATTTTATAGTTGGTCTTGATCTCAGACCTCTTTTCAGCAGGGGTAAAGGCACTTAGATCAAATCTAGAAACTAGCTTGATGTTGAATTCCTTCAACCCAAGGAGATCTTCTAGAGTAAGATCCATAACATCAGATAGCAATACCCTCATATTAGCACATTTATTAGCTAGATATTTAAGGATGCGGAGATCATGGTTGCCAATAATAAAGTCAATTTGAGTAGTTGGGCAAACTTCTCTCAAGGGCTTAAAAATCTTTTCTTTAACAAAATCAGAGGCTTCCTTGATGCTATATTGACGAGGATCTTGATCAAATCTGGAGAACTCTGCCTCATCATAAACATCCCCTGCTAAAACAATAACATCTGGCTGGACTCTGGCGGCGGTATCAAGAAAAACTGACCAACAGAAGGGATCTAGCTGCTTATCATGAAGGTCTGAGCAAATTAAGATTTTCTTAAAACGCTCCCCGTTTTCGGGGGGAAGCGTATAGTTACCAACCCAAGGATCAATTTCATCTTTTTGAAATTGACGATATAAATCTAGATGGGCATGTTTAGCCACATCACGTTCAACTCCATGCTGGAAGCGATTGAGTTCCAGCCCTGCTTGCCTTCTCGCCTCTAACCATGTACCAAAATATTTGTTCCAAGTGCCATCAGAGTACTTACCATAAATACGATAGAAATTACGAGTAATATGCTTAGTCGGGTAATCTTCCTGCACTCTGCGAATATCTGCTACTACCTCTGCTTCCGTAGCCAAGGGGTCATACTTCTTGGCTTTTTCTGATAATAACGCCACTTCGCTCATGGCTAACTTCTTTTCCTTAGGATCTGTCATCTACACTCCCGGTGAAAGTGGGCACACCTACGCCCACATAAGAACTTAAAAGTCAAAAAGTGAAGATATGACTTTACCCTCTTAATTCATGATACTGAAAATCCTCACCCAAAATTGACTTCCACTCCAGGGGAAAGTGGCAATTTTTAGGTGCATTGAGGAACATCGGGGCTATTTGTTCATCAGTGTAACCCGCAAGTCCACACCCGATTCTAGTTACATCAAATGTAAGATTTTGACTTCTTCGGGCAAATTGAATAAACTGCCTAACATACTCTTTAATAGAATTGAGAGGAAGGGGTTTTAGATTCCCATCTTTAGTTGGGATACCATAACTAGAGCCTTGCATCCCGTTTCCCTTCCCAAAAATAGCACCATGATGGTCCACAGCATACTTAGCGGCACCCGCTCCGTGGCGTCCTATCTCGTTAGATCCAAAAGTAAATATATTTGTCATAAGGCATTCCTTCCTTTTTTAAAAAAAATTTCAGGTATTCAGGATATCTCTAGCAATAGAGCCGGTGCGATTAAAACGAGTAGCATTTTTTATACGAACTACTATTTCTTCGGTTATTTCATTGTCAAGATCATCCAAATAAGGTTGGATAAGTTCCATGGTGGCTTGATCGTTATGCTGTTCAGCTTCCACATAGATAGTAAATAATTCTAGACGAAATGGGTTGCGCTTTAAAGCTACAATTTGTTTTTCTTCTATGGTGAGTTCTCTGTCAACTTCTTCTTCTTCTGTTACTGTTAAGGGTAATAGAGAGCCATCTTTTAAAAGTGAAATAGTAGCCTTAGATGCTGTAGAGAGAATATTAAGCTCTTTCTCTAATCTCTTTTCAAAAGGAATCTGACATTGCTGTCTCGCATAATTCATTATACTTGTTGTTGCGGTATAGAGTTTATCAAAAGGTGTTGAATAAAGGAGTTTAAGGATATGGTCAACCTCCCAATCAGTCAATTGATAATTTCTTTCTAATTGATCTTTTAATCCAGTCTTTTCTAAAATTTTAGCCGCAGTCACTTTCAATGAAGAGCGGAAAGTTAAGGCTCTTTCTAGCATATCAACTTCAGCATAAACAATAGGGGCAGTTTCAATATTTGTCATATTAGTAGGATCGGCTTTTTCCCCTGTTTCAAGGTGTATCCACTCTTGAACCAAAGCTATTTCGGCAAAATCATCGATTAATCCAAGAAGATCTGCTTTGAAAAGATAAAACAGTCGTTGCGCTCTCTTATTAGGTAGCCCTTCTTTATTATCAAAATAATTAGGACATTCTTGACGAATGAACTTCCAAATAACTTCTTCCGATTGGTCTTTAAAGCTTTTTGGGTCTAATCCAGCATCAGAGACAATTCCATGAAAATAGCGACCTTCCCCTAAAATTTCAGAATAAGTCTCTAGTTCTGACATAGAGGAACTAAGAATAGAAGATCCGTCAATGTATTGTTTGCCTAATCTGGCATCCCCTCCAAAAACTGCTTGCCTATTTTCAATAAAATAATTTTCAAGAGTTTCAAAACGTGGGTCCATAATCATATTCCATGTGGGACCAAGAGTTTGAACCATTCCCTTATCACCCCATAGAATATTATGAAGCACCACACAAAACTCAAATTCTTCTTGAGAAACGTGGGTGCTATCAATATAATAAATACGTTTTTCGCTATCGTGTAAGCCTAAAAAATTTCTAATTTCGATAGAACTCATCTTAATTTAACTCCTTTAATCTTTATTACTCGTAAAATGGACAAATTTAAACTAGAATTACTCCTACCTTAAATTTATTAATTTTAAGGAGTATGAAAAGAAAGAACTTAGGACCAAGTTAACCCAAAAGTAGCGAGAACCAAGTTCAAATTAGTTATACCTACAATGTATATAGGGCCATCGGCTAAATTATTGTTAAAAATTATTTGGTATCTAATTGTACTCTCATTAACTTGAGCAATATTATTAGCTAAGGACGCTGGATCAACTGAAACATTAATTGAGAAAACAGGGCCATTACAGAAATAAGTGCTGGAGCCTGAATCAACAACGCCAGAGCCAGTAGTTACACTTAATTTCCTAGCAGTTGGGATCACTACAGTTATAGGAAGGGAAGCAGTTAGAGTTCCTGACCCATCAGGATCTGTGACAGTCAAGACATAAGTGGTTGAAATTGTTGGAGTAATAGAGATAACTTCCCCGCTGGAAACAGGTAGAGTTTGCTGAACTTGACGAGATCCAGTGACTCCAATCAAAATACAACCAACACCGCCTGAAAAAACTGGAGTAATAGTGGTAGAAGAACCAATAGATATGCTAGATGAGCCAGCAGTAAAAGACGTAATAGTAACAGCCATTTGTAGACTCCTGAGTTATCCTTAATCCAAATCCGTCATTTCTAGGTGAAGAAGGGAAAGGGCTTCATTCAAGAGTTCTAAAGTCGTAAAACGAAATTCTTGTTTTCCTCCTAATGATTCAACCGTAAGAATAAAATGAGCAGAAGTTGGAGCAACCTTTACAGAAGTAATATGTTCGGCTCTAACACCCACAGTGCCTTTTGGGCAGAACCATCCTCTGAGAGAAGTCGAGGCAGATTGAGCTAAATGTAATGTCGCCATATTATAATTCCTTAAGTAAATCTTCAAGAGCCAAAACTAATTCCTCTGCGGCTTCTTTATTTGGCTCATTTTTGACAAGTAGCGTAATGGCCCCCACCGCTTCCTTGTCATCCCTAAAAAGAATGTTATTTTTAAGGCGTTGCTTCATTTCTTCCGTAAGTGCCATCATTGGCCTCCTATAAATGTTATTACTGTTAAAATTATAAATCATCCCATTCTGTTTCAAACTTCCCTTCGGTTTTTTCCATAACCATACCATTAGCAGTCAATATTTTTTCCAGCCAATCTTGATGAAGAAGTGGTATATTCAACTCTCTGGCCTTAGCTAATTTTGATTGCCCCGCTCCCTCTCCAACTAACAAATGAGTAAGTTTTTTACTAACCCCACTCTTCATCTGTGCGCCTAAAGAAGTGAGCATCTTGGAAAGAGGATCTCGTTCAGTAGGGAACTCTCCTGTAATGCATATAGCATAGCCAGCAAGAGGGAGCAACTTAGATGGATCAGCCTGTGGTGCTAAAATAGATTTAGGACGAACTCCATATTCATAAAGAGCTTTGCAAGTTTCTGTAATACGAGGAAGTGCTTTACGAATCTCAGCTTCTTTCTTATCTCCAATTCCTTCAATCAAAGAGTAATCTCCTTTTGAAAGAATGGAAGGAAGAATATCCATGTCCTTCTCTCCGAGTCTGAAGTGGGTAGAGAGCAACTTAGAGAGAGATTTAGCAATTCCTGGAATACCTAATGCAGCTAGCCAACGATCCCAATCTCTAGTCTTAACTTTTTCTAGAGATTTGCACATTTTAATAAGTAGGACTCCTGAGTAACCCATTCTTGTAAGTCTATTCAAAATTATTTCTTCGCCCTTAGCTTGAATTCCTTCTAAAGTCCTATTAGAAAAATCGAATAAATCAGGAAGACTGGTAATGTAACCATCTTTAATCAATTGGGTGATAGTTTCAGGACCAAGTTCGTCTATCTCCAACATATCTCTACCCGCTACATATTCTAAGTAAGCAGCGAGGCGACCTGGACATTTATCATTAGTGCAAGAATGAGTTAGAATACCCGATTTAACATCTGCTTCCACTGTAATGTTTTCCCCACAAGCAGGGCAAGAAGTCGGCTCTAAAATAGGAATTGAAGTTTGATAAGTAGCTACAACTTCATTAAGATAAGGAATAACCTCACCACCACGCGAGATGGCAACCTTATCTCCAATCTTTACCCCCTTTTGAGTAATCCATGAAAAATTATTCAAATTAATCTTACTAACCGTAGCTCCCGAAACATTAACGGGAGTTACCGAAGCAACAGGGGTTAACCCTCCAGAGCGACCAACATACCAAGTCACCGCCTCCAAAGTAGTTTCCACTAATTGAGAAGGATATTTCCAAGCAAAGGCCCAACGAGGGGTAGTTGTCTTTAGACCAGCTTCCTTACGAAGTTTTACGGAAGCTAGCTTAATCACATAACCATCTGTCCCAATTCCGCAACCTTTGTGAAGAACTGTATCCCGATAAGTTTTAAGATAGCCATCAATCGCTGTAATCAAAGTGTCAGCAGTATAGAAAGTAGCGTCAAAAGGTTTAGGGAAAGTCCCTGAAGTTAGACAAAAATACTCAATAGAATGGTGTGCAAAATCTCCCGATAAATTTTTCTTGGTCAAAAATTCATCGGAAATACCCTCCACTTGCCAAGGATAAAATTGTAACCCTCTAGACTTAACTAGTTCAAGATCTTGGAGTTTCATAGTACCAGCGGCCAAATTACGAGGGGAGGCAAATTTCTTTTCTGACGAAGCATTAATCTTTTCAAATTGAGCTTGAGACATAAAGACCTCCCCTCTAACTTCCACTAAAGATTCAGGATAGAATTCTTGGGGGAGGGTAGCGGGGATGGCTCCAGAGGCCAACATAACTTTAGTAACATCTTCTCCATATTGACCATCACCGCGAGTAACTGCCTTAACCAATTGGCGATTAATGTAATGGCAAGACAGGGAGGCACCATCAATCTTTGGCTCTACAACAAAAGCTGTCCCTTCTGGAAACTGAGCGCACCATAGTTTAACATCATCAAATGAGTAAAGATTTTCCAAAGATAGCATTGGGGAGATGTGCTTCATGCGACCGGACTCATTAGTTAAATCAGATCCTACAGAGGTCAGCACTGTAGCTAGAGTGACAAACTCAGGCATAGCAGTAACCATCCCGCGAAGCTGCTTCTCTAAAGAATCATATTCCACATCGGCCATGATCGGGTTAGCGTCAGCATAATAGCTATGTCTTGCTGCAATTAACTCATTATTAATTTGAATGATTAATTCTTTTCCAACTTTCTCTGTAGTTTTCATAAAATACCCCATCCGAGCATAAAACATTTAACTACTGTATGAACAATAGCACCAGCTAAGATTGCGCCCCCAATGAGAGTCAACCCACTGATAACAAACTCCCAAATCGCCTTCATGTAATCTCCTTAGAACCTATATATCTAATACTCATTCCTCAATGAGTTCCTCTGCCTCTTCACCAAAAACTCTAGTGTGTTTTCGATAAGCATTGAGCATAGGCTCAGATAGTTCGTGTTCCCATACATAATTAGTAACACAACCACATTTCAGACATCTCCACCAAAATTTAGGAGGGGAATATTTACTAAAAATCTCTTTCTTAAAAATAGTCGCGGGTAACCAAACACATTTATTGGGACGTTTACAATAGCCAGAATCCAGCCTTTTCTTGCTCTTATTCCGCCATTTTTTAAGGACTTTTGGAGAGAGATAGCCTGTGGAAAAAGCTCTCTTACTGAGGTGAGACACATCAGCCAATTCAATCAAAATGCCATACTGATCAAGTTTATTATTCCACTTGATCCAACGTCCTGACCTACGGATTTTCTTTACTGGCTTAGGCTTCTTAAATTTTTTCATGAGACTCCTAGTATTGATATTTCTTACTTCGTTTGATCTTTTCTTCTATTTTGTTTAAAAGCATCAATGGAATAAGAATGGCAAACAAAAGAATAAAAGGGGCAGTGAGGCTGAGTCCAATATAGGCTGGTATACCGATTAGAATACCAGCCTTCCATCCTTCAGTCAGACCTATCTTAATAGCTAGGGCCAAATCAACTAGCAGGAACATAGCTAGAAAAGTATAAAGGATAGACAACAGGCAGCTTTTCATATATTTACTCCTTTTTTCGTTCAATGAGAGATGCAATGACACTGAGAGGGAGGACTACCAAATTCCCAAAAAATCCGTACTCAGCGATAATCTTCCCGGTATTCAACGTATTCTCTATTATATTCCTTCCCCAAACAGCGTAGAAAGCCATGCTTGCACCAACCAACATAGCGGTCCAACAAGCCCAAGCAAGGAACTCAACAGTTGTTCTAAAAGGAGTTCCAGGATTTTTAATAAATTGATTATTAACACACCCCGCCCGTTCCAAAAGAATCAGACCGATTTGCTCTTCCAAATTATTTTTTATATTTAATTCTTCTCTTCGCACACCTGTATAGGAATTGTAGAGCCAGAAAAGAATTTTAAAGTCCCCATATTCTTTAGTCAGAATAAGCCTCACTGGAAATACATAAATCTTCCCATCGGCTTCTCTTTCATACTTAAATTCTCCAAAACAAACTAAAGAACCTGGGATAATTTCATTTTTCAATCTCCAATCCATATAAGGACATTCATCTGGAGCTTGGTCAGAACGATACACTCTGTTTAACTGAAGCTCATTTTTCAAAGTAGCAGTCAGAATAGAACTTAAGGTAGATTGGTAATCTGTATACATGGCTTCGGCCATAATACTTTGTTCCTTAAGCACTTCTTCTCGCTCCCTAGCACAAGCCTTCTCTTCAGAATCAAGCTTGGCGTTGGCGAGTTTGATCAGTTCGTTCATATACACCTCTGTCTATATTATACCGGATATTGGCAGAAGTGAGGTGAATTATTTTAATCTCATAAATATATCAGCTTCCGTAATAGTCGCTCCATCGAATATAATGGATTTTAGAACTTCTTTAGAAATAGGGGACTTACCCTCTCTCAAGGAGGAAACGACTAATTCAACGAAAGCGTCTTTAATTTTCTCAGAGCCATTTTCTTTGACAAATTCTTTCCAGGAGTTATCTCTGGCAAGAATTTTAGCCTTAACTTCATTTTTCAGGTCCATTTAGTTTCACCAATAATCCGATATCCAAAAGATTTTTTAGCCCATCTGACATTCCAGTTACTAATAATGATTCATAACGAGGAACAATATTCATAACACCTTTTTCCTTTAAAATCTCCCAAGTTAAATATCTAGAGGCAATTGCCTTTTTTACAATATCCCCTCCACTCTCACTCTTAATATAATACTGAAGACCATCAGCGATTATCCCATCGGTTGTCTCTTTTGCTCTAATATGTAACAACACAGCCGTTGTATCAAATAAATAAAGCTCAGAACCTTTCAAGTAAGGGAGAAGAGAATTAATAGATAAGTTGGATAAATTATTGAGGTCGGCTAAAGCTGGAGTTTTTCCAATAGGGGTTATGCGGTACGAATTAACTCCTTTTTGTATATTTGAAAGAATTTTGTAGTTCTTGGCGAGAGCAAGAGTGTTATTGTAATCAGTTACATTCTCTCCAGTTTTGAATTTTGCTTTTTTAGAAAATGGAGAATCCTCAGAATCTTTATATTTTTCTTCCGCCGCTGTTAAATCCGAATACATTTTAGCATCATCAACTCCTGGAGTTCCTGTCTTTAAATTTAAAAGCAATTGAGTTATAATATTAAAATCATTAAGCTTGGGAGCAAGAGCCAGAACTGTCATAAGTCTATCGTGAGGCATAATTGACCCACTATTCATTCCTGAGTCAACAAGAGAAGTATCTATCAATTTACCAACCATAAGAAAAGCTCTAGTAGTTCGATCCAACTCAATAAAAATATGAGATTTAGTCCAATCTACCATAGCTTCTTCAGAAATCCATACATGATTGATCAAAGTCAATAGATTGCTACTCGCCCTGGAATAAACGGAATCAGTATTCACACAAATCCTTTATAAGAGAAGACAGCTTACTGTCTTTTTCACACAAAACTTCAATGATTTCAATCGGATTCTCGCTGGTAATGCCATCCACAGAATCGTTCATAGCGTTGAAAAATTTCTTAACTTCGGCATTATCTTCATCAATTTTCTCAATGACTTTATCCTCTTTCCTAAAAATTTGTTCAGCAGGGAGAACAGGAACATCTATCTCTTTGATACTGGCTTTTTCTGGAGTAAAGGTTAAGATCGGGACGGTGATCTTACGAGTAATTTCAGTTTCAGTCAGAGCGGCTCTAGACAAAGCTCCTAGATGAATATGGGTGACGTTGCCGACTCTCATAGTTTCCAATCTAGAATGGTCATGACCCCACAGGATGAGATCAAAATCCTCGTTCTTCAATTGATTGTAGCCGATCATCCATGAACCAAAACTGTCCCTAGAGTCGCCTGGACTTCCACTGGCATGAACTATAGCAATACGATAATCGATACCCTCTGGGCGCATCCCAGCCGCCTTAATAGCGGCACAAGTTTCTGCTCCCTCCGCATAGTCAAAAGATTCCACTAGAACTTTAACTGATTCATTTTTATTGGTAAAAATTACAGGCTCCCAATTAATCGGATGGAGAACATTAGATTCAATTAGCACTCCGATAGGTTGATTTGTCACTGTGTCCATTCGATCATATTGAATATCGTGGTTACCAATACAAGAAAACCATTTGCCTAGAGGATAAGTTTTAATTAAGCCAATGAGTCGATTGATCATACGAAGAGGATTCGCAGAACTTTTTGGTCCCTTTACATGAAAAATATCTCCACCGCACAAACACACCGCTTCTCTACTGGTGGTTAAATTTTTAACAAATTCTAGTTTGCTGAACATCTGATCTTCGTAATCAGGGGAACGCTTACCAGGAGGAATGGCAGATAGATGGATATCAGTGATCCAAGTAAAGGTCACTTTCTCCCAAGGTAGTTTGACAATTTTCGGTTTCATTAGGATTTCTGATTAATTTCTTCTAACTTGGCGAATAGCTTTTCCACTTCAGAAAGTTTATCTTCAATCGTTTCCTTAGTTGAATGAAACTTATCAGTTAATTCTACAACCAAGGCAGCGATCTGTTCCTCTGTCATATTTGCCACATCATAACCCTCAGCTTCCAAAGAGGTAGTAAGCTCTCCAAGCTTGTGTTCCTCTACGGCTAACATTTTCTTAGCTTCATCTTGGGTCTTAGCCAAGGAGGAAAGCCTCTTATTCAATTCAGCAATATCTTCATTCATGCCCATGGGTGACTCCAGTGAAAAAGTGCCCACACTTAGGACACTGAATACTCTTACCTTGTAAATCATCAAGCTGTTTGGTGATTTCGGTTATTTGTTTAATACTTAGATCCAATTCCAATTTCCTATTGATGACACTTTTATTCAATTTGGAAAAAGTAGTCAATTTGCTGACAAGAGAGAAAAGAGGATTAAGTTCGTTCTGAATTGGATCCATAGGTAGCTGTTTGTAAGCCGCTACTCTTTGGATAAGTTTTTTAGTTTTTATTAATTTAGTGATGATCAAAAACTGCTGTTCTAAAATTTTTCCAAAAGGAATGTCTATTAAAGCAGCTTTTTTGATCGTTTCGAGATTTTGCTTCCTTCTAGTATATTGAACCAATTTTCTACCAGAATTTAAAGTGTTAACTAATACTTCAGTAAATGGTAGGGGAAAGCCGACTGCCTTTTTCAAGAGTCTTTTTCTCTTTTGACCAGCGTTTAACAGATCTAAAAGATTTAGAGAGGTCAATGCAGAGTTGTAAGAATCTTCTAATTTAAAAATTTCTTGGCTCTGCTGTTCCATTTCATCATTTAAGGTTTCTAGTAGGCCACTCTTAGCTTCAGCTTCTTGGATTTCAGAAGCTAGAAATTTAGCCGTAGCATTAAATTCTAGATTCTTAGAAGCGGCATTTTTCTTTCCGGAATTCAATTTCTCTGTAGAAGAAAATAACCCAAAAATGGAGTTTAACTCGGCTGGACTAAGATCAAGCATAAATTGAGAATCAAACTGCCCAGCAAAAATAGGATCAAGCTTAACTCCATTAACTTCTACCTCATTAAACTTCATTGCCTCTACAATAGGGGGGACCGCACCCGCTAGCTTACTATATTCTTCATCGTTTACAGTATAAGCAGTGGTTTTAGCATTACGAGAAAGTTTTACATCTCCATCAATCGAAGACAACTTTACAGATACTTCTTTTTCTCCGTAGGTAATATGGTTGGCCCCTACTTGATTACGTAAAATTCCACGCAAGGAACGAATGATAGCTGATTTACCCCGATCAGAGGGACCAATAATAACCGTAAATCCAGTCATGGGGAGATTAAATTCTCGCCATGACTGGAAATTTCTTGCTGACAACGTGTAAATCTTAGCCATTCAAAGGCACCTTAATTATCAGTCTTCATGGAATCAATACGATCAGCATCAGAGAAGGACACCTCTCTACTAGCACAAGAACGATAGCTGGAAATATTCTTCGATAGATTGGAGTAAGTGTTAGCCACTCCAACAGGAGATTTAGCAAAATCCATTGTAGATCCTTTGGAAATACCCATGGAGCTTCCGACAGCGACAGAATTGATATCGGCCCCAAGGAACACAAATTGCCATTTGTAAGTCTCTTTCTGGAGTGTAATCAGGCTCTTAACGGCATCCAGAGTATACTCAGTTGAATGATTCTCTTCTCCATCAGTGATGATAACGAAAACAATTCGTTCAGGGCGATCTTCTTCAGCCAGAGAAGCATAATACTCTCCACGGCTCTGAATGGTTTTACCAACAGCATCCAGAAGGGCGGTGTAGCCGCGAGGAATAAGAGAAAGAGCAGGAACATTATTCAGATCCATATTCTCGTAAACTACCTCATACTTATCATCAAATTGGTAAAGACTTAATTTAGCCTCACCCGGTTGCTCCTTCTGTTCTTTAACAAAAGTGTTAAATCCCCCTTCCGTATCATGTTGAATATTTTGCATGGAGCCGGAACGGTCTAGTACTACTGCGATATCAGTTGCATCTTTCATCTGTTCTCCTTAACAATATGGGGTGCATTTGGGACACGGACAAGAGATAAAGTGGATACACATAGAACCGTCCGTTTTTCTACCTGTTCCATGACACTCAGGACAAGCCTTGTGCATACAGCCTTGATCATCTTGGGGCTTGAACTTTGGATCGTAATAAATATGAGTGCTATTAGCTAAATGAGTCATCATCATCCTCTTCAAAAGAGGCTACTGTAACTGTAGAAGTTTCAATATCCTTCTCACCAGCGGCATATTTATCTCCATCAGTAAGTTCAGTAGTATACGCGCCATGGTCGCTTTCAATCGCGGCAGCGACAATTACTTTCAAACGGCTTAGAACTTCATAATCAGGGTTAACAACTAGACCTTCAATAGCATCGTCTTTTGAATCGTATACCTTGATTGGATTATCTTCGTTCCCAACAATATATTTCTTCCCCTTATTGGTGATAAGGCCATAATTACGGGCCAACTCACGGACTGAAATCCAATCATCAAGACCCAAACCAGGACGAAGCCAGAGATGGAATTCACGATAACCTCCGGTGGTGGCTTTGTTCTTGATGATACGAATTTTAATTTTGGTGGCTACATAGTCCCCCTTGTTATCTCCTGGTTCAAGAACAAATGGGTCATTAGCGTAACCTCCCGCACGAAAAGCTTTAGCTACGTTAACTTCAATAGAAAGCGAAGAAGTGAAACGAACTGAGTAACCACCAGGAAGGGAGTAATTCACATTGGTGATTGAAGCATATTTTTGAGCCTGTAATGCCTCTTGGGTCATTTCAATTCTTGCACGAATCTGATTAACCATAATAAATAAGCAATCGTACTTAATGGCGTAAGGAAGTAAGATATCAAAAAATTTTTGCATGACCTTAGGATGATCACCAATAGATTGCTTGAAGGCTCCACCATTGAAAATTTCTTTTTCGTCAACCATGGATTTCATACGAGGAATAGAGTCATAAATAAACAGTTTAACTCCTGCCTTCATGAAAGTAATGGTCTGCTTGATAGCATCTTCTACGCAAGTTGGCTTCATGACAGCCAAAGCATCGCGGGAACAATCTACACCTAGACCACGGAGATAGCCGGGAGTTGCAGTACCTTCAAAATCAAAGATAACAACAGGCTCGTCTTCTTGTTGCTGATAAGCCTTGACCATAGAGTAGCAGAGGGTGGACTTACCACCATGCTCTTTACCATGAATATGAATCATTCTTCCACCGCGAGGAAGTCCTCTAAGGCGTAAGACGTTATCCAGGACAATGGAACGAGTGGGGGTGAATTTCTCTTCAATATCCATCTTTAAGGTAGTCGCATCAGAATCATCCATCATTCCCATAGCTTCAAGAAATGCGGCCTTTTTATCCCCAGAACTGAATGTCGCTGTCTTTAGTGTCTTCCTTGCCATTTTTTCTCCTATATGATGGTCTTGATAACTTCCAGCCTTTTCTTAGGCGGGATTCGTGCGTCCTTTATACTAATACTGTATTCTGTGGGTTCATATTTAAACCAGTAAGCAGGGTTATAAAGAATTCCTTTTTTGACTACATAAGCATTTCTCCCCTTACCTTTCTCTACATCAGTGAAGTCGCAAAGGGCTAAGGCTATCCTATCGGGGATTTCTGATAACTCTTTACCCAAAAAGAAGTCAGCCGTATAACGCCCAAACTGAGATAAAAGAATAGCATCACAGGAATCAGAATCAATGCCAGGATAGATAGCAGCAGGGGCAAATTCTTGAGCCTTCTGAATGTTCTCATATTTGTTATTGCCGGTAGCTTTAAGGCCAAAACAAGATCTCATAGTCATGGCATTAACGTGTTGAATATACACCTCTTTAAAATGTATATTCAAACCAGGAACAATAATAGTATGAAGGATTTTATTCACAATATTGAGATGGTCATTCATGGGGGTTGGAGCTTCCAGAGTTATAATTAAACCTTTAGTTGGAGTAAAATCCCCAAGAATATCAGGAATACAGCCATCTAGTTTATTTACTGAAGCAAGAATATACTCTGCCATCATGATTGCACGAACCCAAGTCGGATAGGAGGCATCAAAAGGTTTCAGAGATGCAATGTGGCTCCAACGCCAATGATCCCCTAAATTATTAAGAAGACAAAGGCCAGTGCGGGATAATGAAGGATCAATCCCCACCACTACCCATTCCTCTATATCATGAATAGGGGGGATTTTAATTAATTCTGCCAAAGTTGGTTTAATTTTCTTTGCTCTAACCATATTATAACTTTCTAAAAATGGTAATAACTCTAAAACGATGATTAGTCGATTTAACCATACCAATAACCGCTTCCATAGAAAATTGGTCTTTACGATATTGAGGAAGTACTTGGTCGAGCCAAATTACATGAGTTCCTGAAGTCAATCTTTTTCCAAGAGTTCTCATAACTACTGTTCTTTTTACCATGGAAGTCTGGTAGTGGTCACAGTCTTCTATACTATAAGGAGGATCAGCCAGAACTAAATCAAATTCCTCCAATGGAACATTAACTAAAGTTTGAGCGTCATCCACATAGTCAGGTTTATTTTCAGCGTTTATGTCCACAGTTTTACCTGGGAAAAGAACAGTGTCCACTTTACCTGAAAACAGATGGAGAACATTTTGTTTATCAGGAAATAAGGACTTAATACGTTTTAAATAACCGTGGGGATATCCACCATAAAAAGTGGATTTAACAGCGTAATTATTGCCCATTATCCACGTTCCAACAACACGGCCATCTGCTCCAATAAAAAGAGCTTCAGGAAAACCAGTTTCCTTCTTATAATTTTCAATTCGATCTTGCCAATCCACTTTGACTCCAAATGAAGAAACCGGGCTGGCCTTCTCAGATGACACGGTTTAGATAATTCAAGACGCTTTTACCATTATTAAGGAGGTAGATTGCTGATTGCGTCTTTTTAAATTTTTACAGATCGCTGTTATCACCATCCTCATCTTCAGAGGTGGTATCCAGAGTAGAGAGGAATTGCTTCCATTCAATAGGATTAAGGTACTTACCAAGCTTCTTAGTGAGCAAGGCCCCATCTTCAAACTTAGCCACAGCTTCAATAACCGCTTTAGTCACGGTCTTATCTTTCTTCCAACGAGCTTCCTTACTTACTCTCGCCATCTTATAACCAATACCGTTCTCACGATGAGTCATGACGATATCAAAATCATCGGCTTTCTCATCTTCCTGAACCAAAGCAGAAATGTCTGCAAAGTTGGTTCTGGAAAGGTTCACATATTTGATTTCAAACTCTGTATCGTGATTGTCTGGAGCGTACTTTCCGGTCTTGGTATTAGCATTAGTATAATGCACCACGATAGCCACGATTTGAAGGTTGGGTTGACCAAGTTGTTTACAACAAATACCCTCTGCTTCTTCAGTAGTGAGGCAACGATAGGTGCCCTTCTTGTCAATGTAATGGTTCATGGCCTTCTTAGGTTTGATTCCAGGATAGATGGCGAAACGAACCGCATCTCCCTTAGCAGGACGAACACGATCAAGACCGTCCCCACGGCGCATCAACTTCTGATCACCGAACTCGCAATCATCGTCTTCTGAAACTACAATAGCAGGAGTCGATGTCTTCTTATCTGTAACTTCATCCTCATCATCCATCACAGCCGCCTTCTTGCTGGACTTCTTAGGTAGTTCATCCTCATCTTCAAAATGCTTTGCCATTAGTGGCCTCCTGTTAGGTTATTACTAATTAAAAAGGGGATTCTTCCGCATCAAAATCAATTTTCTTCCTACTTACTGGCGACTTTGGTTCAGGAATAGCCATTCCAAAATCTATATCCTCATCATCAAAAGAAATTACTTTCTTCTTTTTGGGAGAGATTACTTCTTCTATTACTGGTTTTTTCGCTGGCTTTGATTCAGAAATAACTTCCATGTCATCTTCATCATCAAAACTAATGGTGCGCTTCTTTAATGGGACTAATTCAGCTTTAGTATCAGTAATTTTGACAGTTCCTGCAAAAGAATCTTCTATAATCACTGTCTTTCCTGTCGCTATAGCAACATCCCTAGCTCCTTCTTCTAAAGCTTGATGAACTTGTTCCTCTGTGATAGGCTTAACCTTAGCTAACTCTTCTTCGGATAAACTACGAAACATATCCTCAGCCTTACTATAGGCACCTTCAGCAGTTCTTTCTACTTGTTCGCGCCATTCTTGAGCTTTGGTTTCTAGGTCTTCAGCAGTTACTTCATCATCAAATAACACTGAAGGAGAACTGATAATCTTGTGAATACCTTCTGGAATTTCCGTATGTTGGCGTTCCTGTTTTTGAATATATGCTGGTTCTTCTTCGGTTATAATATCATCATATTCCGGATCTGATTTAATTTCTGATTTCATATCCCAACGTTGCTTAAGAAGGGAGAATTGACTACCTTCGGATACCCCATTAAACGGAAGATTAGTAATAGAGGCATTAGCTTGATCCGCCCCAAGCTTATATTTTTCGTTAGCGATCTTCTTCATTTCTTTTAGGTGAACAATCATAACTTCAACTGCCGAAATAAGACCGTCTATATTTAAATCTTCATCTCCCACCAACCTTGAAAATTCGGATTCAGCTAAAGCCCTTTGAGTAGAGGCTGGGAGTTTTATATCATAAAATTTTAGTCTTTCAGAGATAGCAATAAGGTACCAAGCGGAGAAAGTAGCTTGAAGATTATCACGTAAATGAGCCGCAGATTTTAATTTCCCCTCAAAATAAATAGCCTTAGTATGAGCAGATTCGATTTTGTCTGTTATAAGTTGGAGAGCGGTGGAAAGCTCTGCGAGATAAGACTGTGCGCCCCCTGGAGGGATTACGGGAGAGAGTTCGATTCGCTCTATCCCCTGTAATTCAGCGTTTAAGATATGGAAGTAATCCTCAAAACTATAAGAATTTTTGTCAGTCTTATACTTTAGAGTGCTATTCAAATTCTGAGTTTGACCTAAGATAGTAGTTCCATTTAGAATGGTTTCAGCTTTAAGTGCATTTAAAATTTCCGTACTCATTTATTTCTCCCCTGATTCATCAATACTCTGTTTTTCTTTGGATTCAGATTTCATAAATTCTCTGATTTTCCTAATTCTAGATTTAGCTTTGTCAATAGAGGCCAAAGCATCTTTTCCAGTTAGTTCTCCTGCACTATATTTGGCGATTTGAATGCTTTCCCACATGATCAAATGCATATCTAGACTTTGATCAACTAGATAGTCCATTTCCTCAATGGGGACACCTTCTGCCCCTTCAGGAACCTCACTCTTAATGTTTATAAACCGACTCTGCCCAGCGCCATAATTAAGGTCTTTCAAATCTAGGCTAAGAGTCATTCCTGTCACCAGTAAACGTTTCTCTGGCATTGTTACTCCTTGATATCATGTAATCGTTTGTCAATCTCAGGATTAAAGTCTAACAATCGACTTGTTACTCCCATTATTCCTGCACCCCTATTGGTTTTAATTTCATCTTTTACATTAGGAGATTTAATCAAGCTATTAGTTTTTTCTCTGCTAATTCTCACTACAGCATATTTGTTTAAAACGTCCAGAAATCCAGGTGTATAAATGTTGTTTTTTACACATTTAAATGCAGGGAAATTTCCTTTAATGACGAACCAAGTAGGCTTCCCAAGAGAATTTCTAGTTGCCATAGTAAATTCGTGTCGTTTTGCGGCATTATCATAATGAGGAAATACAGAACATTCAATAACAAGTAAGTCGATATTTTCAATAAGAGTAGGATTTTCAATAGAGAGAGCTACCAAATGGCCGGGGTTTACAATCTTAAAAGATTTAAATCCTCTATTTAGAACTAAAGCGGTTTTTAAATGACATCGAACTGCTTCAAAATCGTCAGACTCTATAATTATATCCCTTCCTTCATTCAAATAGTGTAAAAGAGGAGTGCTAGTTAAGAATTTAGATGCTTTTAATTCTTTTACATGATTACGAATTTTTTCAATTTGAATACATTCGCACTCTTCCATACTAAATTCTTTGTTGGTAATTTTTAACCCAGTTCCATTACAAATTGGGCAGACACCAAATTTTGTTTCCATTAGAAGTTCCATTTAGAGAAATCTAGCTCTTCCTTTATTATTACTGACTTCTTCTTACCCTTTTCAAAGGCCATTTTGTAACCTTCCTGATCTTGAGCTTCTTCTAACATAGAGCCATTCAAGAAATCCCCCATTTTAGTTGTCTTAACATGAACCTTCAATAATTTTTTAAATTCTTCATCGTCATTCAATTTTTCCATTCCGGAGGCAAGATCAAGATCATTACCATCTTCTGATAATACTCCCGCCGAATAGGATTCCCCAAGGATAATTTCAAATAACTGACCCTTCCCTTTGAGAGCTTCAATGGCATATTCGTCAATAGTACCTCTGGCCGGGATAATATGAAGGGAGCAAGCTGAGTGAGGACTAGCCATTCTCACCATACGGCCCACAGTTTGCAGCAATTGACCCCAGGACCAGGGAGCGTCCAGCATGACCATATGAGCCGCCTGTTGGAGATTGACCCCCTCTGAGGCTGCGCTATTGATAAATAAAAGGGTATGGTTTGGATTTTCTTGGAATAGTTTCTTAACAACATCTCGTTCTTTTTCATTTTCAGCCCCGGTAATGCGAAGAAATTTTCTATCTCCAAATTCACCCATTTCAAAAAGTTTTTCAAAACGGTCAATCCAGGATCTACTTTTGGTAAAGACAATGACCTTCTCTCCCTCAAGATCACCGTCCAGAAGGTCCAGAAGCATTTCTTCCTTGGGAGATAACTTCTTTGTGTAAAATTCAGCTTTGTTACCTGGATCAAGGAGTGCAGGGTGATTAGCAACTAACTGATAAACAGAGAGTTGAGTCATCATATTATTGGGGTCACGCTCTTTTTCGTAGAGTTCGCCCCCTTTTTTACGAATGGATGGAGGTAAAATAAAATTACCATTAGGGATGTCTTCAAGGAGCAATTTAGATTGCTTCTTATCCAAATCAACAGGGTGATAAATAGTAGTTAATTTCGGTAAAGGTTCTTTTACTTGTGCCTGTGAACGTCCATAATAAAATGGCCTCATCCCAATCTTAAATTCTTTTACATTTTTATAACCGACCAAAACATCCTTCATTACCCCTCTACCCACATGAACTTGCTTATATATACAGAAACGATCACGAAATAGAGTCATGGCACCAAAGGGACGAATCCCTATGGCACAGGCGATTGAATACATTTCTTCAAGAGAATTTTGAATGATAGTAGCGGTCATGGCCCATATCACGCCAATATGCGGCTGCAATTTAAGAATCATACGCCTAATTTGAGAAGTAGTGGATTTAAATTTTTGGGCCTCATCACACACTAAAATGACATTCTCACCATAACTTTTCATGAGATCAATGAGAGCTTGGACCTCTGGAGAAATCTCCTCTTTAGCACCTTTAGTAAGCGGATTGCCATCTTGATCAAACTCCCCTTCAATAGTGCGCCTTCGACCAACTAAGGAGGTGTATTTGCAAATCAAAATGTTCTGAGTTTTAGATTTTAGAAAATTTTCTATCTGAGCCAGTCGAGCTTCAGACCCCTTCATTTTGTTATAGGTATCCTGAAGAACTTCAACGTTTAAAGTGGTGAAATTTTCGTATTCTCCCTTCCACTGATAAGTGGTGGATTTGGTTCCCATAACTATAACTTTTAAATTAGGGTTTTTAGATATTTTGTAAGCTGATGCCACAATCGCCATAAGTGACTTCCCTAGCCCGACTCCGTGACCATCAATATGTCGAGGCATTTTGATGAAATGAGCAATGGACTGAGTTTGATAGTTACGAATTTTGAGTTCTTTACCATTCTTCATAATGGTGCGAACAGTTGGAGGGTAAGTAATGGGGATAGGACCAGTTTCAGGATCATGGGTTCTGATACTATACAGAAGTTCTAATGTCTTATGGGGGACATTTAATTTTTCAGTATAGGGAGTAATCAGAGGGCATACCTCTTCTTCAAGCGGGTCCATAGACTTCCTTCTACCTAGTTAATACTCAATTTTCGTTTCTTCCGGCTTCTTTTTCACCCTCTTTAGTAATGCTAAAAAGGGATTCTCCGGTATCAACGTTAGATCCAATAGCTTTTATAAACCCCTTACTGGTCAAACGAAACATAATTAAATCATCTTTATGGGGAAGAGCCGCCTCACGAATCAGACCATTTCCTCTTTGAATCATCCTTAGAATTTCGATAGTGCGTTTTTCATGTTGATGAATCATATAATTTCCTCTTCTCTATTATAATAAAAAACTAGTTTCAATCCATTTCTTATCGAAAATTAATCCGTATGAAATTGTTTTATAAAAATAGGTTTCTTCAAACGTTCAGCCTCTCTAATACTATGGCGTGTCCCAGGAGAAGATCCATCCCAGAAGGCTATGATAGCATCGGCGTACGTGATCATCTTAGTATTTCGATCTTTTCCCGCTCTAACATTATATTTTTTACCCCATGCGTTAACTCTAATTATTGCACCTGGAACATCTAGATTATCCCAATCAGCAGGGAAAGAGACTACTGGGATTCCTTTTTCTTCAGCCCATACTCTACCCAAAGTATCTGCACCTGGAGCTTCGCCACAACATTCTTCAGTAATATTAAAACCTGATTCTTGAATAGCTTGTTCTAGTAGCATTTTATCAATGAAATTCCTTGAACCAATAATAGCTACTTTCATAGTTACTCCTCTAGGTCTACTCCCATCATTGAGAGACTAATATTCTTGGGGCCGGAATCCGTACAGATCACATCACCTTCAGTAGTGTGGTAAGTAATCTCCCGACTTTCAATTAATTTGAAATTTCTAATTGGCTGACATTCAACTTTAGTGCCAAAACGTAATTCAAGTCTCCCTTCTTTAGTTTCCGAGTCTACTTGAATATAATAGTGTTCCATTGGCATAAAAACTCCTTTAAGTTTTCCTCACTCTTTTAGATATTACTCTTTTTGGTCTAATAGTTTTAGGCAAGGAAGACATAATTCCCTGTTCTTGAAAATCGGAGTACCAGCGGAGGGAAGCTAAAAGAAAATCTGCATCTTCCTGGGACCAACAGGAATAAACCGTTCTAAAAGAGCCATCCTCTAGAAGACCCACGTTAAAAGTGTCCCACTCCACAACCACAGATCCAGGGTCATCAGCCAAAATCTTCTGACAGACCCAAGTAAATTTAGTTTGATCGGTCATAGTTCACCTCTCTTATAAAGAGGTGGAAATTAAGTATTCCATAATTTCATAACCGAATCATATACCATAGATACCGGAATTTCTTGCATACAAGTGATAGCACCGTTGGGGCACCAATTTCTAACAAGATCACCCATAGATACCCCAGAATTGAGAGAAGCTTGAGCTTCATTGGACCATAAAAAATTTGTATCCTTCACTAATTTAGGGAAGCAGGGAGCATGAGGACAGGTAGAATTTAATCCAATAGCGTTCCATCCTAATTCTCCATGACGGAAAGGTAGCCTCCATTGGGACGAGACAACTGAGTATAATCCTACAATACCGCAATCAGTAGCCCCGGCCAGTTGAATTGGACCTGAATCTCCCGAAACTAATACTTTACATTGTCGTAAAAAAGCTATAGCTTCAAAAGTAGAGAGATCAAAAACATTAGTGACTCCTTCAAATTGATGAGAATTATTAACTCCATACCAAGATGTCATCCCTAAAGAACATACTTCTATTCCTGAAGTTTGAAGTAAACGAACTAATTCTTTCCAATATTCAATAGGCCACCTACGATTCTCTGTATTACAAGCAGGATTAATGGCTATTCTTTTATTTCCAGGAAATCTTGTTTGAATATTTTCAAGAACAGAAGGGGAAATATTTAAATCTAAAGATTTAAAATGGTTAGAAACATCAGTCACTCCGCAAGCTTTTAATAAAGTGTCTACCTGATGGGCAGCTTGAAGTTGGAACCAAGCAGGGGAAAGATAAATATCCTTAGCAGTCTGTTTAGAACTAACGGAACTAACGTGTGGGCAAGCCTTGATAAGATCGTGCCATTTAGGTATCGTAACAAAATGTATCTTGTAATTTTTATGAGCCAGAGCTTTAGCTACACACAAAGCCATGCAAATATCCCCTAGGCCCATACTCATTTCACAGATAGAAATTTCTTCTGGTAATTCCCTAAATGGCTTCTTAACTCTCAAAATCATTCTGCTTACTTGAAGAATCCCTCTGTCTGAATCAAAAAATTGTAAATGGTCTACTACTTGAAGATCAACTTTCATAAACCTAGCTAAGGGGGTTCCAGGGCTATGATGAGCAATAAGCATATCAGCAAAATCTAAATCAAACAGACGAAGACTTTCATAAGTCACTGGTCTACAATGAGTAGGATCACCTAAGTAATCGGGGTGCAAAGGATGAGGGACTTCAATAGTAACCCTAGCATCCGGGGCACAAACTCTATAGATTTCTTTAATGATAGCCAAGTATTTATTTGTTTGCTGTCCAATATGCTCAAGAACATGAGTTAATTGAATTTCTTCTACAGAGCTATCCTCCCACGGCCAAGGGAGAGTTTCAAGATTCCAAATGAAATCAGCACCGGTTGAAGGGTGCTGATCTACATTGACAAATCCTTCTAAATGGTTAAATCCGCAACCCAAATTCAGCTTCATGACTTCCCCATAAGAAAAATGGTGATCCCAACAGGATTTGAACCTGTGACTTTCGCCTTAAAAGGGCGGTACTCTATCCGGCCTGAGTTATGGGACCATAGTAGTCTTTTACCTTGGAGCGGGTTTCGTTTACACCAGCGTTAGTCCGTAACCAGCACAAGGCTGGCCTTACTGTGCTTGAAGGCTGATCTGTCCACGCCGCCCAAGGCAAAAAATTTACTCATTAGAATTAAGGACAATATTTGCAAACTGACCGAAATTCAAATTACGAACAAAATGATACTTCAAGGAATGCATCTTACGCTTGATAGCGATGGGAGTGCGCTGAAGGCGGGTGGCGATCTCAGAGCGAGTGTAGCCAGCCGCAGCCATATCAACGAGTGTAGCAGTGCTGTAATTAGTCCAGCGGTTACCAGTATGTCTTGCCATGTAATGCTCCTTTAAAATGGGGGGAACTCGTCCCTCTTGTGTTAATACTCAATTACCGAGAAGAAAAAACGATACGCAAATTTTAAGCCTTAATCTCCAGGTTCATTCGGTTTTCTTGAGTCAAAAGCTTTCTTTTCAATAACAGATCTCTGATCGGGGTGAAGGGTGAGAGTTATACAATCAGCTACAACGTTTGGGTTATATTGCTTAAATGAGCCACCGTGGCCGATTCGGAGGTGGCACTCTAATGTAGACATACAAAGAGTTATAAGATTATGAGGATCAAGTTCCAAAGCTGGATCAGAGTGGAAAGGCTGCTGATGATGAACTTGAAGTCGGTCCTTTCCCCCACACGCTGCACAAAATGGTTGAGACTCAAGATGTTCTTTCTCGACTTTCGGCCATTCAGGACTTCTTGTTACCTTTTTTACTAATTTTTCCCTAAAAACACTATAAACTACATTAATTATATGACTCAACATTTTTCCCTCCAATAAAAGGAGAGAAAAGTTGTATACTTACTTCATTATCCAACTGACTAGAGGCATATGGATGAAATTCTTAAAAAAGTAGTTAAATATAAGGATAAGAGTGGTCATGTGAATGGCCTGATCCAAGCCTATAACTGTAAAAAACCAATGACGCTTTTCTTTTTTCCAAAGATAGGAAGTTACCCTAGAAGTTATCCAATCTGTTAAGAAGTGAGCAACTCCATTCAACAGGGCAAACTGCCAACCAAAAAGAAGAAGGACCGTTGTGTAAACCAGAACATGAAAACCGAGCCACAGATTGTTGGAACTCTTATTGATAGCCATCTTATCAGTCTGAAGCACAAAATCAGCAATGAAATGGAGCCAGATTAAAGCTAAGATTGAACCTATCACGATTTCTCCTTAGTTGGGTCTGCCCCATCCATTTTGTCTAGCATCTCTCTCATTCTAGGAATATCTTCGTAACGCATGATCCAGTAATCCCAATGACCATACTGGCACTTATAGCCAAAAATATATTTAATGGCGATCCAAACACGCTTCCAAATAGATTGGTAATCATTAAGGAATACAGAAGTGTATAGTCTTTTATCTTCTTTATCAATAATGAAACGGAGAGTGTGTTCATCACCCCCGCAAGCACATTCAAAGTATTCAGTTCCATCTAACATTAATGTCTTCCCCCTATGATTCTAACAGAACCAGCTATCTCACCATCTAGCTTCCTGGCTAGCTTGTAAGCCCCGGTAAGACTATCGTGAATACCTTGAAGCTCTATGTTGATTTCACCTACCAGAGCGGCAGCAAGGGCCTTTATTTGCTCAGAATGAACTCCTTTTACCCCAGTGACCTTTTCATACTCAATTTCGGTTCGTTTCATGACTGATTCAAGACTTAACATTTTCTCTCCTTTAAAGGCTTACGTAAATATTGTTGTGGCAGAGGGGGCAGCAGACAGAGACAGAGTTACCATCTCTTTGGTCATATACCACATGACCCTCAGAACGTTTGAAGCGAACTATGGTGCCGCAGTAGTGGCATTCACCCTTATAGGCGATGTCATCTGGCAATTTTCCTTTTTTAATAATCTCCATACTCTCCTCCATATTAGCCTCTATGCTTAATACTACAAAAAGACCCCAGTTTCCTGGGGTCTTGAAGTTCAGTTGACGGATTTGCACTTGCCGTTCCAGAAGGACGCAGCCAAGCGCTACTCTTGCGTCCCTCTTGCCCCTAGCACTGAAGTTCTACTTACAGACCGACCTCAGAGGCCAGCTTGCCAGCATCTTCCCAGCGGCCAAGAGTGCGGCGACTGACACCCAGATAATCAGCCATCTCGGTCTTGTTCATACCTTCGGCCTTGCGATACTCGCGCACGGTCTTGCTAGACTTGCTACGAGCCGGGGCCTCCTGTTCACACGCGCAACCCTCACACTCATCCTGGGCCTCTTCCTTGTCCCCAAGAGGCTGGATGTTGAGATTGCTGGGGTTGAGGAAATCATTGATGTTGATCTTCCCACTCAGCACCTTGAGAATAGTGCCAGGGAGATCCACCGGGACCGCACACCACTTCCCACTGCCAAGATCTTCAGCCAGGACTTCCACACCGTTGATAAGAAAACGCTTCGCCATTGTTGGCTCCTTTAAGTTAGAGGCATCGGCCTCGTTGTCATACTTTATTATACCGTGTTCTAAGAGTTTTGTGGCAACTTATTTTCAGAAATTTTTCAGTCCCACAGTCCTGAAAATTCTTCTTTGAAGATCTTCATCCCAACTTCCCAACGAGTCTCTTTGTCAGCTATCCATACTTTGTATTCAGGAGTGTTGTAGTCAGGCATCCCTTCTTCTGAAAGCATCTCATACATGGCTTCAAAACCACTAACCATAACAATCAGTTGCTCCTGGTATTCTTCAGAAGTAGTTCCGAAAGGACAACCGTGATGGGTTTCCGTAAAATCAGCAGCCATCTCATGAAGAAGATAGGCCAATGTGTCGTTCATGTTCCAGAGATCCACATCGGCGTAGCCTCTGGTCATTCTCTGCCATTTGATAGAGAAGAACTGTGTATAATTATGAAGAGTGAACCAATGTAACCACCAGCGAGAGCAAAACAAACGCCAGCTAGATGGGAAAATTGGGTACCAGAATCTGTAACTGTATGGTTTCTCCAATTTTTTACGAGAGAAAGATTGTCTCTTAGCATATTCAGTATTCACTGCTTGAATGAAATCCTTGGTTGGCATTCCTTCTCCTATAAGCGTTAATACTGAAAAGTTTGCGGGTTTAGATAAGCTAGCTAGACTTTCTAATTTTGCCGGGATGGAGAGGGTGCTTCCCTCTTGGCCCACACGTTACGACTGTCTCTGTTCATTTCTGAGTTAAGACCCGCAAATTTGTTTATTTTTTACTAAAAATATACAAGAATAAAAGAAGAATGCTGCAAAGAGAACCTATCGTAGTTAAGATTCCCCATAATTTCATAGCTCTACGCACACGAATAGCTTCTTTAGCAGCAAACGTGATTCTTTTTTCAAACTCTAAGTGAGCTTTTGCTATCATTTTTTCTTCGACTGACCTTCTTATCTGAGTCATTTTAAAGTGACCTCTACTAGTAGATCAGAAGTCGAAAATATCAAAAATTGGTGGATGAGGGTGGACTTGAACCACCGACCTTCTAAGATGAACTCAATCACCACTAGATGCTCTTTCTCTGAGCTACTCACCCTTGAAATTGGTGCCCGAAGCGGGAGTCGAACCCGCAAACCATGGATTTTGGGTGTGACTACCTCCATCCACCTACATTAGAGGAGTCGATAAGTCCATTGCATATGCCAATTCTGCTATTCGGGCGTTGTAAAAGAAAAGGTAAACAAACTTTCCAATGTAATATGGAGGGTTTACCATGAAAATAAGAAGCTATACAGAAGAACAATTTAAAGAAGTTGTAGCAAACTCATTAAGTATCCGTCAAGTGCTGCTAACTTTAAATTTAGCAGGAAGCGGGGGAGCTTACTTAGGATTCAAAAGAGCCGTGGAAGAGTGGAATGTGGATACCTCTCATTTCACTGGTCAACTTTGGAGCAAGGGAAGAAAATTTGAACCAAAAAGAGATATTCAAGACTATTTATCTAATAAATTCACCATTCAATCGTTTAAACTAAAAAATAGATTGTTCCAGGAAGGTATATTTAGAAGAGAGTGTTCTGTTTGTAACCTTACAGAATGGAACGGAGAAGAGGCCCCCCTTGAATTAGATCATATAGATGGCAACCCTCAGAATAATCTTATTTCTAATCTCAGAATTATTTGCCCTAACTGTCATGCTCAAACTGTGAATCATGCTGGAAGAAATAAACGTAAGACACCAAAAATGATAAAAATGACAAAAGAGCAAAAGGTGCATAAAGTGTGTGTCTGTGGAAAAATTATTAGCCCAAGAGCTAATAATTGCGTTTTGTGTTCAAGAGCAACTTCCCCAAAAATTCAATGGCCCTCAAAAGAAGAGATATTGAATAAACTAAAAATTTCTAACTTCACAGCATTAGCCAAAGAGCTTGGGGTGTCTGATAATGCTATCAGAAAATACTTGAAAAGATGATTGTTGGTAGCCCCACCCGGAATCGAACCGGGACGCTACTGTTATTTCGCATTGGAATTTGAAGCCAACGTGTCTACCAATTTCACCATGGGGCCATAAGCCAGCTTTTTAGCAGGAAGCTGGAAACTGTTCACCATTAACGTGTTCCAACCCCTTCATTATAACAGTCTAGTAAGACTTGGGGTGGTATCTTGGTAGAAATGGAGCTGCTGAGAATCGGATATACCGATTGGGAGAATGCACAATGCCTTTTATCATGTTTTCACAGCATTCATCCCACTGAGGCGATGCAGATACAAATCCTTCAGGATTCAACAACTCAGCGACATTGATGGTTAGGGCGACAGGACTTGAACCTGTAAGGGAACCTTCAAAGGGTTCTGGTTTACCATTAGCCTACACCCCACTTGTGTTACTTCCTGCTAGCCCCCCTTCTCTGCAACTCAAAACGAGCCGCAGCGTGAAGAAGAGAGCCACTACTGATGACCGACTGCAACTGCTCATCGGACATCTTTTGCACAGACTTGCTGTGCTTTGCTGATTGGGCCATAAGGCACCTCCAAACGTTAAGCGTTGGAGGTTATTCAGGTGAAACGACTCATGTATTGCTCCTATGTGTGTTAATACCCAATTTTTAGAAAAATAAACGTAGCGGAAAGATTTGTCTTGGGTTTCTCTGTTATGGGCTTCATGTAATCACGGTCCCCCATTTTCTCCGTCCCAAGTATCCGTTACGATTACCCATTCAACTTCTTTGCATCAATCAGCTTGGTTCTGGATTGTTAGTTCCCTATCGTTTCAGGAACAAGTAGCCGTTTTCTCCAGCTTACCGTGAATGGGACCAGTAAGAAACGTGTTAGTCGGATGGTGAGTTCTCGTTTGAGTCTTGTTGACCTCTCCCCCACTGTCATTTTGCTCATTTCAGCCTCTCAACTGAAACATCCGACCTTAGATTTTTTTGGGTGGTTGCCGATCTATCAACTTCCTTTCTCATCGCCAGCCCTTACGAGTTATGGCACCCTGATTTACATCCCTGGTCTTCATGCCTGTCCAGGGTGAGTCTTGGATTTTGCAGCGTAGTTCCTGTGACCGGGAGCTTACAACGTGCCTCCCTCAGTGTAGCACCAAGATACTTTTTGGAGTTTTACGAGTTGCTCCAGGTGGCTTTGCGAAGGCTCCTGACTAGCTAGCGGCTAGGTCGCAAACCTGCTCATTTGCTATCGCGCTAGTTCTCGTCCAGTTTCACAAAAGCAAGCCATTGACCTTTACAACATGGCGTTATTCCCGACAAAAGGGAGGTCTGTTGTTTCTCCTTCACTTTTTGCTTTTGTGCTGCTGTGTACTGGAAAATGCTGCTGGGTCACTATCTCTAGCAACGATCTCTTCAAGAACTTTCTGAACTCTAATCATTTTAAGATTCTTTTGTTTATTATTTTCATGCCTACCTCTCCAAGTTGGAGTTTGACTATGGCAGTTTGGGCACAGACCCTCAAGATTTTCTCTTGAATCATCATTGTTGTTCCCATTTTTATGATCTACTTCTAGAGTAATTGGAAGGCCAAACCAAGAATCAATCTTACATCTATTACATTTCAACTCTTGTTCAACAATAACTCTGGCTCTTTTAGAATCCCAAGCCAAGTCTTCAAACTTTTTGGAAAACAGGTAATCAAATCTGGTGGTTCTCTTTTCTCTCATTTTATCTAGTTTATCTTTTAGTCTTACAAGTTCCTCTTCAGTTAAAGAAGCATGAAACTCTTTATTTTTTAATGATTTGAGTTTTTTACTCTCTTCACTAAAATTTTGAGAATTTCTACATTTTAAGCTACAGAAGCTCTTTAGCCCTTTTCCTGGAGTGAACTCTGCCCCACATTTTTTACATTGCATACGAACCTCATTAATTATGAATCAGAAAGTCTAGAAGTTCGATTCCTTATTTTGGTACGCCCACCTGGATTTGAACCAAGACACTCCGCACATCTAGCGGCTACCTTTCGGTGGTTGGGTATAGGCCAACTGTTCTACCATTAAACTATAGGCGCATTGAATGGTCCTCCCCACGGGAGTTGAACCCGCTATTCCTTACGGAAGGTGACTTAAAAGGCCACTGCCATCACCGTGTGGCAAAGGGAGGGAGGAATCTTACTGGACAGGCCCTATGTCTGCATAACTTTTGGCATCCGGTCTACCGAATGAACCATACCCTGTTGCTTACAGGAATCAGTAAGAGTTAAAAATTCACCGTCATGTGCTGATATCCACTAGCTCCACTTATGCACCTACTTCAACCGGGAAGGTCGAGCAGTCTGGAGTTACGGTTGGGTGGACTAATTAGTGAATGCTAGAGAACGCGACTCTCTTTAGCTAGACGCAAAACATCAGCGATTTAGGTGCGAATTAGCGCACCAAGCAAAATTTATTACACTTATCATATAATGTTGTCAAGGAATGAGTGCTGCACCCTGATGCTGCCCTCTGTATGTATTATACTCAAAGTCTGAAAATTTGTGGCAGTTTATTTTTGATTTTCTTCTATCAGGAGTTGGTCCGAACGATGCTGATGGGTCAAACTCTCAATAAACAGAAGCCTTTTTTGAAGAAAATGAACATTGACAAGAAGAATAATGATAGAAGCAATCTCAATCGTCTGCCAAGGGTTCTCTAACATCTTCTGATAAAAAGAAATCATAAAACGTCCTGTTCAGTAATTATATATCTCTGAGAGAAAACATTCAAGGGTAAACCCAATTTCCAGTTGTTCGCGTCAATGAAACTTTGAATGACATTCATTCTATATACTGTTCCAACCGTAGTAGTCCTGGAAGAAAGCCAAATCTTACGAGCCGCTACATATTGACGGACCCATTCCCACTGATTAAGATCTTGGGCCTTCATAAACGAAATCACCGAATGCAATCCACCTTGAACCGTTGAGTCTAAGATTGTGAGAACTCCTAGAGGTTCTGTAATACCCATCTGAGCGGCTCTTCCTTTGGCTGTATCAAGAAATTGAGAAGCGAAAAAATTTTTCTGGGTAGTCATCATAATAGGATCAGCGGCGGCTTCCTTGAATTGATTTCGGAATGTCACCACATCAATTTTGGTCGGATCAGGTATTTTTGAAGTAGCTGAATCGATAAAAGGGGAATCAATATGAGAACCTCCTGCAAGCTGATAAGCGGTCAATAACTTACCCATAGTCCCAGAAAGAAAGGAGGCCATGAGTAATCCCCCAGAAAGTTCATGAGTATTTGGATTAAAGTAAGTCTGACCAAAGAGATTGGGTCTACCATTCTCAAATGTTTCAACTACCGCAAGCATAGTTAAATCAGTTATTGTTAGATTCGCTATCGTGGTCATATTTGGGGCCTTTCTTAAAGCAGTCATCGCAAAGAGTCGAGAGCCAACCCCTTCGATTTCTCAGAGAACCCGCTGCGCCACAAGTTTCACAAATGATAAAGGATTTATCTTCTGCGGCAGAAATGAGTTTGTAGGCTTTTTCGGAGGTCTTCTGACTCTTAGCGTCTACATAGAAACGCAAACCACCAAATTTTTCTTTTACTTGCACAACTTTGATATTTAATTTACTAAGATCAAAGCATAATTGTTCTATAAGATCTCGCCAACCATCTCCAACACCAAAGTTGTAAGGATAAATGTCTTTAAACATAGGATATTTAATTTTTAGATCTGAAATCCAAGTCATTGGTAAACCCTTATAAATAAATGTCATGTTCCTTACAAAAAGTGGCAAAAGACGAGTCACATCTGGTAATATGATCGTAAATAATTTCTCTGCATTTTTGAACGTTTTCTTTCCTGGTAATCTTTCTCTCCATTGTAGCACGGAGACAATCTTTTATAGCAAAGATCATCTCCGTGTGTTTATCATGGTGAAAAGATATTCCTGGATAGTTAATCTTGTGCATAGTAGACTCTTCTTCTCTGCAATGTCGAGAGCAATAGTCCAAAATGTGAAGCAGGATGTCAGTATATTCTGTTTCATTCAAATTAAATGCACCATCAAGGTGGTTATTCAACTCATCCAACATATTAATGATGGCAGAGTGATCCATGTCAATATGTCTAACCCCTGTCAGTGGAATGTTCATAACGTGCCTTAATGAATATTCCTATAGTTTGTTTATTTAACGTTTGTGTCCTCGGCCAGCTTGAAATATCCGACCACGCGATTTAAGAACTTAATATAATCGTTCTTAATACTAGGGGGAATCTTGTCAAGCGGGGTAAAATTGCGCTTATAAGCTCGTCCATAGGCAATCTGATGGGAGAGGACATCATCCCACTTCTTGTCAGCCTTGGCTCTCTTGGAATAGCCACAACGAACTTGACCCTGTTCATCAGCGAAGGCCACGAATAGGGCTGTTCGTTCTCCGTTCTTTCCGTGAAGATACTGCTTGATTTCGTGCTTAAGAGGGACACCGTGATCCATTTATTTCTCCTTTAAAATGGTATTTTACCATCTGATAATGATTCTTTACTAAGTTCTTTGCTATTTTAACCCGTATATAAAATTTATATCTGAATTACTCTCAGTATCTGTCCAGGTAATTTTCCATAAGGATGGGATCCTGATACCAAGAATACTTATCGGTTTTTCCATTGGCGTCTTGACCATCTTCATCTGTCCTCCTATTTTGATTATTACTCAATTCAGAGTGGGAGTAGTAGCCGGTGGTACCATCTTTCTGTAAGACCGGGTACAGATCCTCATAAACATCTTCATAGAGAGATCTAGAGGAAGGAGTAGTTTTATACTTGCTCTCCCAAGTTGCTAGTGGATAAGTATTTTTGGTCCAAGTTGGAGTATACCAAGAAGTAGCAGCCCACAAAGCATCCAATTTCTTCTGTTTTTTAATAACAGGATTTTCTGCTACTGTATGATATAGGCCGACATAATGCTTAATTGTCTCCTTTACGGATTCAGGACTGGCATCACAGAAGAAATAAGTTGATGTGTTAAGCATTGACTGGAACATCTTAATGATATATTCCTCGTCATCCGTCCCTTCAATTACTTGAGCGGCGGCGGCTTCGCATTCCTGGTGCATTCTAAACTCTTTATCAACAAGATAACGAGAGAGCCATTTCTTAAGTCCCATGGCGGTCTGTTGGCGAACATGAACTTCTTCATGAGCAATAATGTCCGGATACAACTCAGGTTTAGTAATATAAGTTGGATAGTATATATGTGGGGCAAGTGTAACCCATGTGCCAGATGGGGTTACCCTTTGCAGCCACTTTGGTTTTGGCTTCAGCATAAGGAAACCTCCTTACACTTATTATACTAGGATTTTGAAATTTTGTAGCGGTTAGTATAAGAAATTCTTATGGTTCCAAAGTAAGTAAACCAATTTCAATACTTAAAAATTATCTACAATAAAATCTTCAAGGGATTTTGGAAGAGAGGTGTAACCCGCAGCAGCCAGGGAAATGATATAGCTATTCAGAGTTTCAGTGTTAAACTTATCATACACATCTTTTAGCTCTTGGCGAAGATCAATGGAGACTGCCATAATGGTCTGAACTCTCCCTTTATCATTACTGCTATTCCTATTCCAATCTTCAACTAATTTTTCTTGGGGAGTGACACGGACCAACGCCTTTAGCTGATCCTTATCAAAAGGAGGAGGAATCGGGACCATCTCAGCCAAATGGGGATCGACTGTCTCAGCTTGGGTTAAGAGGGGAACTAGTTCAGCAGGAATTGAGCTAATTGTGGAAAAATCAAAATCTACACCTCTTTCAACAGATACAGCTTCAAGATTGGTAAATCTTCCTGCGGCTTGTTCATCTCCAGTTGTCCAGACTACCACATTCTCAGGAGGAATAATATCAATTTGATTTGGACCTTTCTGATGGGCTAAAGCATAGCGAGTCCTTCCTCCTTTAAGAGCTACATAAAAGGGTCCGTTATTAATATAGGTGGTCGCTGGTCCTCTATCTTCACCAGTACACCATGTAACTCCTGTCTTGCTATTATTACAAAGTCTTCCCATAGCTTTAATGGCGGCGGCGCCTTTTGTTTGCTCATCACATTTATAAAGTTCCCAATCACCCACATGAGCGATGACTGTAGCACCAGCATTAACTATTGCCATGTCTTCTGGAGTAAATCCAGGTCTTTCAACTTCGGCCTCTTCATCAATCTCACTCTTTAACTCAGCGATAGTTTTTCTAAACTGACCGCAATCAGAATCAGGACCAGTAGGAAATTTTTCACGGTGTTTTGCAAGAAGTTCCTGAATACCGTCTTCATCTTGACCATTTTCTGAAATTTGAAATTCTGGTTGAGCTTGAAACAGCTTTTTACAAAGGTAAATTAAGTAAGGCTTAACCTTAGTTCCTAGACCAGCAGGAAGCCAACTCTCTAGAGTGGTCATAACAGAGTCTAGTTTAGCTTCGTCCTCAGGAAAATTGGGATAAGCTGGTTTATCTTGATAAAGACGTTGAATTTCAGTCTTTATAGCTTTGGACCAAGCTTTTTTGATAAGATAATCAGCAGTAAATTTAAACATATAAGGCTCCGTTAGAAGGCTAATTGCCAAGAAATTGTGAAACTAACCCCATCAGGAAGAACCAGAGATTGAAATCTTTTGGAATTAATTAAGACTACAGAAGCTGGAGAAGGGCTGGCTGGATTAAAAAACGGTGCAGAGGAAAAATCCCCCGAAGTTGGGGCAACCCCACCAATCAAACCTAATTCACGAATGGCGGTTCCTTGAAGGGCTGGGAAAATAGTCGTAGATACATTAGTTTGAAAATCAATAGTAGTGGACCAAGCGGTTGCTACTCCGTTAGCATCTATAAAATTTTTAGCGGAGAAGGCAATTCTTCCTGGACCGGGGACAGGAAATTGGGCTAAAAGGGAGTAATCAGTGGCAATAGGGAGAACTAGACCACTTTCATCCCAATTAGGATCCCCAGCACCCATGGCTAGACCCCATACAGAATTGGTGACAGAGCTTGCATTCATCATAAGTTGAGAGAATAGCCAAGATGTTCCGTTTAGAATAAGATTTTTTTCATCTAAAAGAATATTGGAAGGATTTTCTTCCTCGAAAATTCTAATTCGACCAGTCAAGCCTTGGGTATAGTAATCTTTACAATTCATGCGATTTCTCCAGTTCTCTTAATAATACTGAAATTATATTTCTCTTACCGGCTTCTTTTTTCTCATTAAATTTATCTAGAAGTTCTGAAATCTTGTCGGCTGGAATAAGCTTACGAAGATATTCAATAGCGAAATCAGCGTTTCCACAAAGGATTTTTTCCACATCCTTATCGGCCAAGCGACCAGTAGCTCCAATATATCTGAAGATGGGGTCTTTCCAGTAATTTCCAAAATAATGACTTGTGAAAATGCTGGTCCAATTAGGGCCGGTGATAAGGGTTTTAAGTTTATCATCCAAAGGTTGCCAGTGCCCTTTTTTCATTTCAATGCTATAATTAACCATCTTCTCCAAATTGCCACCATCATTACGGTTGGCGAGAGAGAGGGCTAGCACGCTGGCCTCGTATTCAGGCCAAACGGTGTCTTTATAGATGAATTTTCTATAAGCCTCTAATGTAGTGTTTCCTATACCACTGATAAATATAAGTTTTTCTCCCAATTGAGGCCAAGTCTTTGCCTTATTTTTCAAATAAACAAAAGCGGCTGAAGGATTTCTGTCAATAATCCAGGCTTGATATGCGGGAGAAACTTCATCAATAAATTCATAATATTCTGATACTTCGCTCTGTTCGATAGAGGGTGAAGTCATAATAAAAGCTTCAGTCTTCTCACTAACTTTTGGTTTGGGAGGAAGTGGGGCTGGACCAGTAGTGCCATCTGGATTAAGCTGTTGAGGTTGTTGACGTTTAGTTTGTTCCCAAGCACGGACTTCCTGTCCCCACTTTTCAAATTCAGCCTTAGGAGCGAAACGAGTTCTGGTTGCAGCACCTCCGGGTCTATCTACTTGTCTAGCGGCCCTTCCTTCTCTAATCTCTGTCATTCTCTCTTCGGCTAAAGCGTTTATCCAACCAACTTCTTCCATATCCCAAGCTTCAATTTGGTCTTTAACATGTTTCAATTTAGTAAGAGAAGCAAGATGTTCCTTAATTGGTTCTTCGGCAAGACGTTTAAATTCTGTTCTGGCCGTTTCTTGAACTCTGCCATTGGTGCTTATTTGAATAAGCTTATATTGAGCATTGATAAGCAGGGCTAGATAATCTGTGTTACTTAGAGTTTCTTGTTGTTCTTGAATCATATTAAATTCTCTTGTAATTTGAGGAATTACAAAAGAATTGATAAATTCTGAGTGGGCATTTATCCCCTTAACCCCCAACACAGTAGCTTCATCTTGAATTTGAGTGCCCTGAGAAAGAAGTTGCTCAGTTGATAAACCCTTTGTGCCTAAATCGATATATCTTTTTTGGATTATTGGTTCTGCTTCCTTAGCGAAAGCAGTAGTGACAGCATTAGTGGTATAATTTCCTCTAATATAGGGATCTTCAGGAGTACGAAAGGATGTTTTAAGAGCCATTAGCTCAGATGTGAGCTTGGCAGGATCATCCACGTTTTCTGAGACTAATTTATCAATAGCTTGCTTAAGTTTTGGGCCAAGAATCTGATTACAACCTGTTTCAACTGTTTCTTGGGCCAAATCTCCTGCTAGATTTATGGCAACAACTTCCATTTCTTTCATCTTTTTCATTAAATCAGAAATAATCAGATCCGAAGGGATCTCGGCATAGAAATTTGCCATGACCTTTTTCTTAATTTCTGTTTCTTTTTCTCTAATGATGATATTAACGTTTTCGTCAGAAGGAAAGGCATGTTGAATACTTCCCTTGATATCGTTAAGTTTCTCTCTGAGAGTCATATAATTGGTGGGGGTGTAAGTAGATAGTTCCGTTTCTAAATTAGTGTAGATGCCTTTGATGATGGGACGAACCACTGATTTGATAATGTCAATAAAACGTCCCGCTGCTTTATCTGCCCCAGCATAATTAAGACCTTTACCAGAAGCGTCTGATCTCCAACTTTGCCCATAAAAAGAATCTCGGATACCCCCCACTAAAGTTCTGGCGATCTCTAAGGCTTTGGGATCTTTAGCAGCAGCCAGGGACTTCATTTCAGCAAACGTAGCATCAAAGTTTGTCTCTTTACGGTATAAAGCAAAAATTTTATCAAATAAAGGAGGGAGATTAACCATCATGGCCCTTTGATCATCATCAAATACACCCCTTCCAGTAACTCCGACTATATTGGTAGCCCCCTTATCAAAAAAATCTTTTTTGAAATCGGCCATGGTCGGGTAGGTGGACAATTTTTCATTAAGCTTCTTTACATGTGGGTTCTCATCGGCAAAATCTTTGATCAACTCTCCGGTTCTTGGGTATTTTAGGATAAGGGCAGTGAGTTCATCAGGGTCGGCATGAATATATTTACTCTTAACGAATAATAGTTCTTTTTCTCTAAATTCCGGACTACGTTTCCAGTAATCTTTGTCAAGAGAAAGAACCTCACTCAAATATTTTAAAGTTTCAGCTCCATCCATATTAGGGGGACTGAATTGCTCAGTAACTTTAACTAAATCAGGCTCACTAGGTACCGCCTTAAGAATATCATAAGCTCTTTGGTCAATCATAGTGGTTTTCATGAAGGCAGTATTAAAGCGATCCATGAATTGAGGGTTTTCATGACCACCGTTAGCGGTTCTTCCTCCAGGCATATATTGAAAATAAGGCTTCCCATCTACGAAACAAACATAAATTGGACCGGTAGTGATATAATGCTTTGCAAAACTAGGATCACCAGGACGAGCCGTACACCAACTAGCTTTTCCTGCCTTGCCTAATTCCCACAAGCTCTGCCAATCATCTTTTGGCACTTTCCAGAGGATTGCTCCCTGACCTTCGTAAATGATAGGAGCGGAAACTTCCGGAATAGAGACTTCATTGGGATCTTTAAAGGCCAAAACTGAAGAAAGAAGGGTCTGGTAGGAATATTCTTGAATGTTATTGGAAAGTCCAGTAGGAAAATCAGGTGTCACCAACCCTCTCCAGGCTGCTTTGTTCCTATCTCTATTAAATTTGCTAAGAGCCGCCTTCAAACCATTGGGGCCTAAGGCATCTTCAGGTAGATGGAATTGCGCATCCCTAAGCCATCTCTGAACAATCCATTCGGCATAGGCACCATTGGGAGTAGGATCAGCGGCATCAACTTCAGCAAGCTGTTCTTCAGTGGCATGGTATCTCCCCATTAAAAATTCTTTTTTCTGAGGGGTCATGGCAGCTAGAAGCATGAATTTTTGCTTCTGCATGGCATCAAATATAGTGAGCGCACTTAATTTCATAGCTGATCCTTTATAAAAGAAGGGGAAAGTAGGGATTGTTTTACATTTAATAGTTTAGACCACTTTCGAGGGGGAGGTTGAGGCACAAATTTTTTCATGATATCAGCTAAAACCTCCTGATATTTTAAATTTGCTTCTGCTTTTAAGCTTCCCATACGATTTTTATCATTTTTAGCTTTAGCATCATAGATTAATTCATCATATTCTTGATCAATAATATTTTTTAGTTCAAAAGCAAAATTTTGAGCAGTTTTTAGTGGTGTTTCTTTAAACTTGGCAGAAGGTTTAAATGGTGGATACCCTCTATTTAATTCCTCTCCTTCAAATTCTACCCATACTTCACCTTCTAAACCCCCATCTGGAACCGGATTAACATATATCTTGAAATTAGGGCCTAACTTTCCTTTAATATTGAAAGAAATATCACGTTTTGTCCCAGGACCAGTATCTATGTCATATTCTACAGCGGCCTTGATTTTCGTCTTTGGAGATTCAAGAAAAGGAATATTATCGTCATCTTCGGGGAATAAACTAGGGTTGCTACTTGGGATTTTTCCGGTATTGGTTTTGTAATCATTAGAGAAATTAAAAGTATCGTGATTAAAAAGGGAATTCTTAAAAATATGCATTTCTTGTAAATGTTTTTTAGCTTCAGCTTGACTCTTATGACTACTCAAAATCTTACCAGTTTCATGAGATTTAATTACCCAAGGAGCGGCTTCACCTTTAGAGTTTTTATGCCCAGGCATATGTACAACATAGGATATTTTCTTCATAGCAGATTTCTTTTCATCGGCCCATTTGGTTACTCCTTGATTAGTCACTCTAGCAACCCCAGAAGGTTTCCCAAAACGATCATAAAGAGTGACATAGAGGGGACCTGGGACGGTTTTTTTGATAGTTCCCTTGTAACGATTGATAATTTCCGCTGCATCTTCTTTAGCTCTTTGATTTTGATCTCTTTCTTTAAGCCTTTTCTCAAATTCAACAGCGCGATTAATATACTCGGAAGCCGTTTTATTACTAATAATATGGTCTTGAACCTGTTTCGTAAAAGAGGACGCCAAGGGGAAATAAATTTCATGAAATTGAACTTGGCCCCCTTCATCTATATCCGAAGCTCTTTCTGCTACAGCTTTCTCAGAACCCTCTTCTTCTCTATATTCATCCATAGATCCTATAATGGTGCTTATTATTGCAGTAATATCATCTTCTGGAAAACCTCTATCATTCAAAAATAAATGAATTTGTTCTAGGAGAATTCCAATACCCTGATTGAATATAATATCTGAATTGTGAATTTCATCTTCTGGAAAAGGCAGATTTATCGCAAAAACTGGCGTAAAACCCATATCGATAGAAATTTGCATAGAAGGTCGATTATCACGAATAATGGATAATGTAACTATACCAAATTTTTCACTAACATAAGCTTGCTTCATAATATACCTTAAGACTGGATGTTTCCAAACGTAATAGTGCGGCCTTTTGGAACAATAGGATTCTCCCAAACTTTAGTAGGATCAGCGAGAGGATTAGTAACCGGCTCTTCATGAGGATTCGCCGGTTCAAAACGAGGATCATAAAGCACAGGGGGAAACTGAGGAGTATTTTGACTTAATGGAATTCTATAGCGAGTATCTTTTCTCTGTAGTAATTCTGAATCAAAATCTTGCTGAAGTAAAACACCTCTGGGACTTTTGTAAACAACATTATGAATGACCATCCGATCACCGTTCCTTCTCACAATTAAATCTCCAGAGGAAATTATTGGATTTCTTCCCAAATATGATCTAGCAGAACGTTCCACTTTTGCGCCACCCTCATCTAAAGTTCTAACGGCAGCGGTATCTGGATCAATAAATAACAAATCAAAAGGTCCATAATAGCCTCCGATAATACCAGTTTCGTAACAAGCATTACAGCCGGTTCTAGGTTCTCCGTTAGCTACTGTGCAAGCGCAAGGGATACCTTTAGTTTTCCTAATCATAAGCAATGCAGGTTCCCCTACTTGCTCAAATATCCAAGCATTACGTCTAACCATTTCAGCGTACATAAAATCCAGGGAATCAACTTCTTGAGAATTTGATAGTGATTCTGGGATACCAGGATTATGTGCTATTTTTCCACCTTCAAAAACTGGAACAACACTGTAATAAGTTCTAATTCCAGTAATAGAAATATCAACATAGTTTGTCAATCTTTTATAAATGACTACTGCTTCAATACCAAGTTCTGACAAAGGTACATTAGGACTATTAACAAAAGGATTTGAAGGTTCAGTCCAAGTTTTAGCATCGGTGTATAAAGTATTAAAATTTGTTAGGGTTACTAAGCCATCTTGACCATCAACTTTTCCAACCCTTAAATACTCCCCGTTTATAGTCAGAGTTATATCATCTGGATGATTAGAAACTATACTTCTACCCTTTAAAATGGAGGACCAAATGGGCGCTTCTGGGAGTTTGAAAATCCATTGTCCATTAGATCCAAGGCTAATCCAATCTTTATCCTGAAGCGTGTATTTCATAGGGGTTAAAGTTGTTTCATCTCTATAGAAATGACCCGGAGTAGGAAAAGACGGATTCAAAAGTTTCCAATTTACAGGAGCATCAAAAGCACGATAGACATTGTATCCAATGACTTTAGGGTCAGGATCATCATTCCAAGTCAAATCTCGGCTATTATTTAGGCTGCTGTCTAAAACCATTAGATTGGAAATCATTATTTCAGCACTCCTGGACGAGAGCGACTAGGGGCATTAGACATACCCAAATCCTTATGCTCAACGGAAGGTTTCTTTTTAAGTTCGGGTTTGGCTGGAGCAATCGTTTTCTCCACTTTCTTAACTTCCTGCATTTTTCTCTCAGCTTCATCTTTTTGGTCTTGATGAATCTTTTCAAGAATAAGTTTTTCTTTCATTCTGTTTAGAATATTCATCACAGAAGGGGCTATACGCTTCGCTACGACATGAATATGTTTGCAGACCATATACCCATTGCGTTTGTCTAATTGCTCTGTAGGGGCTTGTAAGAGAGGTCTTGGGGGGCCTTCTAATGCATCAACCTGATGGCTATTCCATTGTGCCCCCCAATAGAGATAAGCAGGGCAGGAACAGGAACATCTGACATCTAAATTGTTCAAATTGGATGTAGTAGTCACTTTTGATAAATCAAATTGAATACGAACTTCATGCCCTTGGGGATCAGAATCAGCTTTGGAGCATACGACTTTGTACTGCATGAACAATTTTTTAGGGTTTGATTTAATAAGAGAAGGGACGCAACCTCCCACGTATTTTTTGCTAAATTCATTGCTCTGACTAACCAGATCCTTAATAGAAATGGCAATCTTATAATGCAATTTTGATAATTTTGATAGTGGAATTGATACCCAAATACGATCAGCCATGAACTTCGCCTCATTAATGTAAGGAAAAGTTACTTTTTACGTTTCTTCTTAACGATAGTGACAGTTCCGGCTTCATCTGTGGATTCTTCGTCCACTTCTTCTTCAAGCTGTTCATCAAGAAGGGGAGTGTCATTGGTGATGCTAACTATTTCGTCTTTAATAGGGGGAATTGAATCATTAATAACAATAACTTCCTCTTTTTCCGCCTCTTCTTCAATAACAACAATGTGGGGGCCTGACTCTGGTTCAGTTAATTTAGGAAGATCTGAGACAGAGATGGATTTAATCTCAGTAAAAAATTTTGTCTCTGGAGTCATCATATTTCTCAAAGCCATAGTAGATATTCTCAATTTAGCTAATAAAGCTCCATTACGAAAAATAATGAAATCTCCTGTATCTTCAAGATGGCGACACAAATCCCCTGGTTTCACAAAAAAGCGAAAATCGGAAAAATTTACAGAAGTATTAGCTACATACTCTCTTTGTTGATGCATAGAACCCCCATACAGTATATTACTCAAAGTCAGGAAAGAAAACTAGTTATCTAAAATAAAAAATTGGCCCCATTTTAAGGGGCCAATTTTTTATTCAGTTATGATAAGTTGGTAGTTAGGCAACGGAGGGGTTGAAGACCTGAACACCAGAGGGGTTGAAGACCAAGAATCCGGCGATTTCAAAGATTGAGAATCCAATCTGGCGAAGGTCGGGGCGGTCAGCAGAGAGAACGGTAAGAGGCACACGTTCAGGAATAACACCAAGGAACTCGGCGTCAGCTAGAATGTAGACATTTCCGTAAGTAACCTTTCTGGATTGGAGAATGGTGGCTCCCCAAAGGTAACCCATGATACCAGTCTTGAGTAAGTGGCGCTGAGTTTCACGATCAACGGTAGTATCAGTCCACTTAAGGATATCTGTATAGTTACGAGGATTCATGAAAAGGTAGGCAACACTTAGATCGTGACGCTGAACCTGACCGAAACAATCAGCTAGATCGTTAACATCAACACCAGCACCAGAGGCTCCAGCGAGAGTAACGTTATAGACAGGATCATCGGGGGATTTACCAGTGGCAGCGGTGGCAATATTGTCAAAGAGGGAGAAGATGTAAGCATCTTCAGTGGCTCCAATTTCAGCCTTGGCTAGATTGAGGGCGCGAGAAACGATATCGAATCTGCGTTCCTTGATCTGAGTGATAGGAATCATTGGGTTAGCGGTGATTTCAAAGGTAGGAACGGTAACACGAAGAGGATTAACCAACTTCACGATATCGCCGCCCTGTTCACCAACTACGAAGGCTTCCACGAAGGAGCGTCCGGTTTCGTCAAATTCCTTGTCGTAGATGGGTAGAGCGCCATCGGGAAGGGTTTCGACCATGAGTGCTTTACGAGCGATACTCATGTAATCGCGTCTACGGCGAAGGCTGGGGCCTAGAGCAGTAGCTAGTTTCTGGCGACCAGCAGCGGTCTTAAGGATCTGACCTAACTGAGCGGTCTGAGCTTGGGTGCGGGATAGATTAGCCATGTGTTTATCTCCTCTATCTTATAACAACGAAGCAACGCCAACCCAAGGCTCATTGGCCTGGGTAGGAACGTGAGTGCAAATACCAACGGGGATGGCACCAGCGGTTGCAGCGGTACCAGGAGTAATGGTATACTGACCAGCGTTAGCACCACCAGCGCAGTAAAGATACTGACCAACTACGAAAGTATCAGTAGCAACGAAGGCACCGGAAGGGACGTTGAACTTGGCGAAAGCACGGACCACAGGGGTTCTGCCGGAACCGGAGGGAGTAATGGAGCTTGAGAACTGACCAGCACCTAGAAGCAGAGTGCCATAAGGAACGGCAGCAGTAGGAGCTAGGTGGGAGCTAGGCACAGAGGCTGAGTGAAGGGGTAGTGACCCGTCACAAGGGACAACAACGAGTCCCGTAGCAGCAGTAGCTGTGGAGAAGTTAGAGACTGACATGATGCGACCAGAAAGATAACCAGCGGAAGTTAAAGCCGCATTATCTACACCGGGGTCACCAGTCATAGTGATGGCAGGGACGGTAGTTCCGTCATTCTGTCCGTAATATTGTAATTCTAGGAACAATTTATATTCCTCCTTACATTTAGTTTTTTGGTAGCTCAACTCACGGATCAGTCACGTTGACGAGATCACAGAAGTATGAGTGAATTACCTCTTCTATAGTAAGGAGTGTAAAGTTGAAAAAATGATTACTTATATTTTTTATTTTTTGGTCTACCTAGTTTAAGCTCACCAGATGCCAATCTAACGTCATCTTTATTTACAAAAAAGGCCGTAAATACCCGCTCTGCTGTCAAATTCAAATGGAAATTCACCTAAAGGTCTAGCCATTTAACACCTCTTATATTATTATACTTGATTTTTAAAGATTTATGGTAGTATATTGTAAATCAAAAGCCCCAGGATTTTATTCCTGGGGCTTAGTTCTAACGCCATTTCTTACTGTTTAAATATCAACTATTAAAAACCTTCGTCATCAGGGAAAACTAAGGAAGCCAACATGGACTGTTCCTTGCTTCTCTCAGCAGATGAGGTCTTTACATTACCAAGTGAGCGAATGGGGCGCTTCTTACTCTCAGGAGCAGGAGTTCTACCAGCCTGAGAAGCAGCCTTGGCGGTCTTCTTAGGCTCTTCAAATTTAGGCTCTGAATCGCGCTTGTAACCACCTTCATTGAAAGGAAGAATCTTGAGTCCCTTAAGAGTGTCATAAAGAATATCATCAGCATGATCTTCTTCAGCATCAGCTACATCTCCACCCATTAGAGTGTCAGAAATATCGCCCTGGTCATAGACTTTATCCTTTGCGGCGGTTCTAGTATCATCAAAAAGAGCATCCATGGAGGCAGTTGCGGCACCGTGGGAGAAATAGGAGGAATCAGTCACTTCAGGAGTTCCGTCCATACCAGCTTCCATCCCTTGAGCATCCGATGGGGAGAAATAGTCATCTTCCTCTCCTTCTTCGCCTTCTTCATTCTCATCTTCATTAGCTAAATTATCAACCTTATCGTCCATATTGCTTTCGTTGAAAACTTCGGAGAAATCTAGCTCTTCACCTTCCAAGATTTCAGCTTCAAGAGCATCCACATCGTCTTTAACGGCTTGAATCTGCTCTTGAATAACCTCTTTCTTTTCATCAGCAGGAGATCCGGCAGCTTCTCCCATGTCATCTCCCATACCAAGGTCGTCACCTTCAGGAGCGACTTCTTCTTCCCCTTCAGGAGCTAAATTCTCTTCTTCCTCTGGAGCTTTGTTCATTTCTTCGTTATCTTCTACTGGAGCAAGGGCTTCCTCGTTACCTTCACCGGCATTCTTACGCTTGGCATTCTTAGGTTCACCCTTTAATTCTTTCTCGACTTCCCCCTTCATCTTTTCTAAGAAAGAGGGATCTTCGATGAATTCATTAAGTTCAACTTTGTGCATCTGCTCAAATTTCTCAGCTAGCTTAGTATAATGAGCATTAACAGCGGTCTGACGTAGCATAGCTGTTAGAGCTTGAGTGGTATTCCCAAGGAGGGAGGAAGCCAGTTTAAACTGAACATCATTAGGAGCAGTCGGGAGAAGAGTCTTGGCAATAGTCCAAGAAGCGGCAACGCGAGTTTTAGCTTCTTGAGTAGAGCGAGAAGAAGTCTTCTTTGACTTTTCTGCCTTTAGAGCGGCGATACGTTCTCTGAGAGATGGTTTACTGTTATTGTTCATGTTAAGTAGCTCCTAGTTTTGGGAAATGGCTGAACTTCCTTTAAGATATAGAAAGTCAGAATTTTTGTAGTTTTACTGTTTTTACCATTTAAGTTTATTATTAATTTCTGCCATTAAAGCAGATGGTCCAGGTAAAATGAGTGTTGATGCGGCTTTAGCTAATTTTAAATCACTTGCATCTTTGGTGAATTTAGTTTTTGGCCCTTCCCAATCATTTGAAATAATCTCTCTCAAAGATGCACCGGGAAATGCAGGGATTTCAACCCATGAAGCTTCAACGAACTTAACGCCACCGTTAGGAAGCTCTTTGCTACCGCATAATTCAGAGACAATACGAGCTACACCGTCATCATCGGGTAAAAATTGACCCTTACTATATTTTAGATGACTACAATATTGACCATCTTCTCTTACTTTTTGCCCACAATAAGAGCAGATGACCAAATCAGTCACACAACCCATGGACATATATTTAATTTCACCACTGCGAATCTTTTTGACTAAATCTTTATGAGCTAAATCAGTGGCGACTAAAATATCAACAAAATAGACCCAAACATCGGCGGTAAGATGAACTTTTCTAAGAACTGCATCAATAATGTGTCCCTTAGCTTGCTTAGTATTCTGATTATGTTCTAAAAAGTTAAAAGCACCAACAAAAGATCGATATGAGTCTTTTAAAATGGAATTTTCCCAAGCATCGTGATTTTGGTTACAAAATTGGCTACATTCTGGCTTAATTAACCAGTCTTGGGATCCTTCTTCAGTCATCACAGAGGCCATAATAGTGCAATGGGAGAGCATAAAACGAGAAGTATCCCCAGCGATCTTACTAAAAGAAGCGGTTTTGTGTCCAAAAGAAGATGGATGAAGCTTTTCCCATTGAGATAATGAGATGAGTGGTTCTTGAAGGGTAGCAGTAGCAGATTTATGAAATGGCATTAGGGTCACACAAGTAAAAATTCAAGAGAAACACCTTCAAACGCTGGAGTAACAGTGATGTGAGAGTATTTTGCCCTTACATTTAATGCTTTTGAAATTTGGTTTTCCATTTGGTTAATTTTTTGAGGGGTTAAATCTAATCGTTTTGCTACTTTTGGAATATTAACTATCATATGCTGATCAAATATATCAAAAGTAGAATTAAAAGGTATGGCTGTTTTAATAGCCGCCATTCTGGTTTTAGTGGTCTTACTTAATCTCTCTTGAGGAGTTAAATCAGACAAACTTTCATCATCCGGTTTCTCATCTGTTTTTAATTTCTTATCTCTGGGTGGTTTACACTCAGGTTCGGTCATAGTGGCATGTAATTCTGAGGATTTTAATAAGGAAGATGCGATACCAACACCCATTTCTCCCATCCATTTTTGGTCTTTCTTAGAGAGCGGTTCTTTTTTAGGATGTGGTTTAACCGGATCAGGAGCTTGGTGAATTTGATCTTCTTGATTTCTTTTATTGGTGAGAGGATTAGTATAGTTGTAGCGAGTTCTATCCTCTCTCTCGCTAGACATATCTCTATCTTCAATTTGATGATTGAGAGTGTCAGCTTGCTTTAATAAATTAGTTTGGACTTTTATCTTCATAAAACTTAGGCCCCTCTAATAAGGGGCCTAAAAGTCGAAGATTTATTTATATTAGAATGCTGGGTTACTAGAGAATCTGAGAGATCTACCAGTAGCATCAGACTTATTGTTACCGGAGTCAATAAAGTCACCGTAGACTGAGCCAGAAGCATCATAAATATCAGAAACAGTGATAGAACAATCTTCAGTCACAGCAGCTTGTTCAACTTGGAAGGCTGAACTGTAACTATTCATCCAGCAGCCTTCATAAACAGTGATGACAGCATAAATTCCAGGATTACCATAGTTATTAAGGCCACCTTCATTGGGAACGTCAGCTTTCATGGCTCCAGCAGGGTTACCATCGGCTACATTGGGGTCTTCGGAGGCGACTTCGGAGAATACAATCTCGGTTTTAATATCAAAGGGCCACTTGTGATGCTTGAGAGAACGGACCAGACCGGCAACACCAGCCTTATAACCAAACATCTGCATAATATTAGCAAGATAGAGAGCGTGGCGAGTCACAGCCAAGGTCATCGGCTGGGTCACGCCGGGGACTAGTTCGGCAATCTGGTCGCCATACCCAAGTCCACGCACGGCATCCACATTTCTAGTTTCATTAATACTGAAATTAGAGGTGACACCCATTTTAACAAACTTCCCCACCTGGACGATAGGGGTGAAAATCTTGAACCTAGAGCTAATAACTGTCTTAGTTTGAGCCGAAGTCCCTTGACGGTAAAGGTAATCTGTGGTAGCCATATTTAAAAACTCCTCTGTCTTATAATTACAAATACTATTTCTAGATTTTACTTATTCTATTCCGACTAAACTTAACCCCATGAAAAGAGAAGATGTTTTCTCTTTTTTAGAATCACAATTTTTGCATTCACCTACAATTTTAATGGGTTCACCGCAAGCCTTACAAGATAAACCCGACTTTTTTTCTTCTTTTTTAGGTTCTTCTTTTTTGTCTTTAGCTTCTTCCTGCTTCTCTTTAATAAAATCTGGGAGTTCCTTTTTAGCAGAAGTCTTCTTTTTATCGTCAATAGCTTCTTCCGCAGTTTCTAGAACTGTAAATTGTTTGTCAAGAACCTTTTCAATTTCGGAAAGTTTACTCTTTAGACGAACCATGTCCTCTCCACCCGACTTAACTAGAGCAGAATTGTTAGCAGTTTCTACGGTTTTCTTATATTCAAAGAAAATATCGGCAACTCTATCTTGAAGACCTTCAACAAATTTAAGAGCCTTTTTGGTTTCAGTGGAAGTTACTTCAATAGCTGCTTCTTTACGGTTACTCATTTTTTCATTATTACGAGTTTGAAGTTCTGGAATAGGCTTCTCTTCAGTTTCAGGCTCAGAAGGAGCAATATTCAAATCGCTCATACCTGGAACATCACTACCACCACCCGCAGCATCTACACCTTCATCTACATTCTTGATATAATATTCACCCTCAACAAGTTTGCCTTGAATAGATTCAATAGCTTTAATTACTGAATCATTAAGGGCTAAAACAGCACGTTCAATCTCCTTAGGCCATGTTCCAGGATTAACGGGTTCGCCAAGATTTGTCCATTCGGTTTTACAGGATTCAAGGAGAGAGACAACTGAAGAATTTAGAGTGGATTCTTCCTCTTCTGGCTCCTCTTCCTCTTCTTCATTAGCACCACCAGCAGCGGCAAATTTCAAAGAAGCTTGCTTAGGGTCCTCTTTATCTCTTGTGGCAAGGTAGTCTTCTATCTGCTTTTTAGTTTCAGCAGCTATCTCGGCGCGAGTTTTTCCAGTTTCTTTTTCTTCTTGAGAAAAATATTCTTTCAAACGTTTATCAAATTCCTTTCCTCCATCAGTAAATTGAAGGGCTGTTTTAATTTCAGCCTTGGCTAGATTGAGGGCTGAAACCTTATCAGATACATTGTTCGTATCAATATCACCTAAACGCATTAATTCCTCCGTAACTAAATCTTTCTGTTCATTGCAAGTAGACAGCAACGCACTATTAAGTGCATATCCGAAATAATCTTTATTACCATTAACAGGGGCAGATTTAAGCGTATTAATTCGTTCGTTAATACGAGATAGTTCCTTATTTAGTGCTTGTTTGGCTTTTTCTACTCCTTCTGGAGTACGCTCAACATGACTAAGGTAACTTTTTATTTGAGAATTTCTTTCTTCTGCTTTAGTTTTAGCTGCTTCTTCAATTTGAGATGCGTATGCTTTTTGTTGGTGAGCATCCATAGTGGCTAAACCACCAAGGCCACTAAGAAGGGAGGCTCCGATACCCATACTGACCAAAACATTTTTGAGAATACCAGCTTCTTTTTCAAATTCTGCTAATTTCATAGCATTTAGATCTGAAGCCTTGACATTTTTCATTCTGGGGGCCACTTTTCCACCACCAATCTCATCGGGACCTTTATAATTACATTCTAAGCAGGAAACAAATCCGGGTTTAGTTGAAGTCGCTTCTTCCCCACAGTTAGGACAATAAATTTCTGGTTTCATACTCGCTTGTTTCCTTTCTAAAACTGGCTCTATTTCTTGTAAAAATTGACTATCATTGAATGGGGTGGGAGCTTTATGGTGATGGGCGGTAGCTTCGGACTGAATTAAGTATTTAACAATGATACCAGCAAGTGTAGAAGTGTTAATTTGAGCAGCACCAGGAACAGTTTCTTTCAAATCCGTAGTGATTTTACCAAGCAAAGCATTTTCACCACGCACAGCCAATAATTGTTGCAATTGAATTTTCTTATTTTTGACATATTGAAGAATCTTAGCACCGGGAGTTTCACCGGCTGCTTGTAAATCAAATCCCATGGTATCAACTTGTAAATCAGTATCTTTACCCTTAAAAGGAGCGGATTCTCCATCATTAGGATTAGCCAATTTAGCGGGTGATCCTTTTGTCGATATATCCAAGTTTTCAATATGAGGATTATGCAATTCACAAATCTTACCTGGAGTGTTGCAATCCTTACACTCACTCATCTGCATTGCTCGTCTGTTGAATGCCTTAGATCTCATTATTGGAGCCTTTTAAACATGGCTATCAGGTAGCGTAGAAAGCTGAGGAGGAATTACTGCTCTAAGTGCAGCCATAGTAGTTCCACAGTCAGCCTGAACCGCAGCAGCCCATACTGTAGCGGCATGGACGGGATCAGAAGTGATGCAATCTAGAGGTCCCTGCTTAGGTATTGGTTGACCATGTTGAGGGGATGGGAGTTGGGTCATGAATCTAGCGGTGCATAAACCCATTTCAGAAGTAATACCCTTCCAATATTCACTAGCCATCATATTAAAAGTAAAAGATGTTAACGCCGGATCAACATAATTACCACCAAGATTAACTTTTGGATCTCCATAAGCTGCTATGCGTTGTTTATCAGTGGCATCAGTGGAATCTCCTGTGTAAGAAGCTTGCATAGTGACACTAACGATTGAATTTAGTTGTTGAACTAAGGGGTGAATCAGCATATTTTACCTCAAGTAAAGGCGGGGAGTTATTTTGTAACTCCCCGCTCTAGTCTTATTCCTTATAATTGAGTCGTAACCGTGATCTCAACATCAATATATAGAATTGAGAATATTGGCTGAATTGAGAAAGCAACATGAAGCAATGTAGGATCGCTTGCATCTGGAGTTACAGATAATCCAGCAAAGGCGTTAAGAATCTGGTTCTCAACTAAACTATTCAGAGTAGCGGTCACTACGATAGTCACAGCGTTTAGAGCAGATTGAACAAGTTTGCGACCAATGAATTGTTGAAGCTGGGCACGAACTAATTGTCTAGTCTCATCCACGATCAAACGAGAAGTAGGTTCACGCTTGAGAACTGAAGTATTATCGGTAGTAACCCAGTGGCGAACTACGAGGGCACCGCTGGTTTCGTAAAGGCAGGTTAGACCAGCAGCAGCCATCAAATCTTGAGTAGGATCTGGGTAGCGAGTAATGAGGCTATTAAAACCAATCATAGATTGTTTAGTTAGAGTAGTAGCAACATCAATAGCAGGGTTAAGCATCATTCCAGCCATTGCAGCGGCAAGGAATGAACCGTCAACAGCGTATTGAACCGCAGCACCATTTGTAGTAACAGTCAAAATAGCACCTGGAACTGCAATACCAATCATTCTGTCAGAAACAAGGCTGGTAGCCAAGGATCTCATGGTATCCGGGGTATCGTTGAAACCGTAACCGTAAACCGAAACAGCTTCTCCACTATTACGGGGGGCTGCTTGAGTAATTAAGAAACGATTAAGATACTGAATAACTGTTGGATTAGTGGTTAAAACTTGAATCATATCAGCTTTCTTATTAGTTCCTGGGATTGGGGAAGCTAATGAAGCGATAGCTGAAATGTAAGTATTAGACGAGGCAAAATTGGAGCCAGCTAATTTAGGAACTTGGATACATCCGAAGACCTGACCTCCATTTTGAGTAAATAAACTTGCAGCTAAGGAAAGTCTATTTAAAGGAGTAGGATCGCCATAAGCGGTGTAAGCGTCTTGAGGATTAGTAAATAGTTGAAGGGCCATATCCGCAGCGGTTTTCTGAGTAGTGTAAGAGACATAGTAGTAGTCTCCAACATTAGGCTCTGTTCCTGCTCTATTATGGGTGCTGATGGTAGCTGTATCACCAGGATTCATACCATAAGTGGTTGTAACGGTTGTCCAAAGACCAAGAATAGCAATTTGAGGTTCAGCAGAGGTAGTGAAACTTGAGGCTGAAATAATGAAACCAATCTGGTCATTAACGGCATAGTAGTAAACAGGAGTAGGAGCGTCCACGAAGCCCATGGTGATTGCATCAGCGGGATTAATGAGAGTAAAAGTTAATCCGAAAGCAGGGGAAGAGAAAGTCTGATTCAAATAACCAGTCCCAAGATATTGGGGGGGAGCTAATGGAGAAGATAGATAATTTACTGTGTATGTTTGAGAAACAGGGATAGTTACTCCAGTGCTGCCCCCGGCAAAATTGACCGCTGGAGCAGGAGTAGCGACAGTAGAATCGGAGGTAGAAGAACAAGTAATGGACGTAGTATAGGGTCCAATGGTCACGCTAATCCCAGAAGTGAAAAGACCTGAGATACCTGTTTTAGTTCTAGTTGAAGAAGGTCCGGAAATGTTTACCGTGATAGCACTTCCATTAACAGTAACGGCATCAGCGTCAATAACATCAACCCCAGCAACAAAACTAATGGTGATGTTGTTAGCGACATTACTAGGTGTAGTAGCTGTGAAGACTAATCCTTCAACTGTAGCAGTTGCGGGTGCGCCAGAAGACACAACATGGGCAGGGGTTAGATCTGCAATAAAGTTAATTAAGAGTTCTCCAGGGGCTGTTACACCGGGAACACCCTTCATATCAGAATATTCCCCACCATCATTAGACTGATAGGGCCAAATAATACCAGAAACATAGAAATTTCCGTCTGAAACTTGTGTTCCAGAGACATTTAAGACCGCAGCAGAGTCATCAAAGGCAAATGTAGGAAGCTCATTGTTATACTGGTCAGTAATACTATAAGTTCCAACACCAGTGATACCTGGAGTGTCAACAGTTAAAGTATAAGTGGCTTCCTGAATAGTGTTGCGAGTATAAGTAGCAAATACCATTTGTCCAGCAGTAGGTGGAATGAGAAGTTTGAAGGTCTGGGTAGCTCCGGATAGTTGAATCACAGTCACAGGGCCACTTGCTAGGGCGCTAGCTAGAGCCGATTCTTCATCATTAGGAACAGAAGGAGTTCCTACATAAACCTGAATTAGAGAAGGATCGTCAGTGGCGGGTCCTAAACCTTTATTTTGGCCGGATCCATCAGTAGGCATATCAGGAAGAACGAAAGTGGTGTTTAGCCCAGGAGGTAAAGGAGCAGGAGTAGGTGCGCTGCACACCTGAAGGAACATCTGTTCGTCAACTAAGGTAGTAGCGATAACAGTTGCGTTAAATGGGACATAACCAGGAGTAGAGGTAGCGACTGTAGTAGAGGCTGAATTTCCCCACTGGATTTGCTGTTGGACAATATTGCCGTTCCCATCCAAAACATTTTCAAGAACATAGTCCACACCATTGATGAAATCAGCGCGGTTTGGTCCCAATCCAACTTGGTTTATTGCAACAACATTTGTAGATGGGAGAAGGTCATATGTATCTTGGTAGGTATTAGTGAAATAAGAAATAGACAAAGTATTTCCGGATGGCACTGGATTAGTCAAAGTAACCAATCCCTGTAAACCATTTACAGCCGAAATAGACACTTTCACATTGTTTACGTAAGCAGTAACATGAGTAGGGCTATTTGTTACTACGCCACCGTTAGTCCCATCAACAATAGGAATATGATTAACCTTAAAAACGGTATTTGAGGCAGGACCGGCACCACCAGTCATAAGGGTGGCTGTAACGAAATAGGCAGGGGTATTTGAATAGGCAGCGGTTAGAGATTTAACAGTTACATTCCCAGCATTCAAAGTGGGGATATTCCCCAAGTTGGAAATTAAGGCTGCGATTGCTGCCCAAGAACGAATGGAGTTATCAGCAGAATTTCTAGCCTCAATGGAAATCGCGTCTGTTCCACTTCCAGTGATGGCAGCATAATCAGTAACTCCAGAGCCACTTGTAGCAACAGTAACAGCGATAGACACCTGATTTCCTAAATATCCAGGTTGATCAAGAGTTAATGTCAAGGGAGAAGCTGTTCCAGTAGTTAAGCTATTGGCAGGAATGGCGAGAGAAGCATAGGAAGGAACTTGATCTGAAAGAACGTCAGTAAATAGAGTGTCAGATCTCTTAAAATAGTAAGTAGCTGAAAGTTGATCTCCAGCAGCAGGGGCAATTAGAAGGGTCACAACACCAGTGGCACCATTAAGAGAGGACACTACAACAGGAACTCCATTATCAGTAACGGTAACATACTGAACATTATTAGTGATGGTTCCAGTGTTATTGCCAGTGACAACGGGCCAGTAACCCAGTTGGAAGACAGCGGTGGAACCGGTAACCTGGGCTGAGAGGTCTTCGCTAACTACCGCATCATCTGAGGAAGCACTAGACCCTCTATGGAGTTCTGAGTTTTGAATAAGGAATGTCTCAGAACCTTCTCCAATGAAGATTGGAATATTAAGACCACTTTGGAGTGTGGTGCCAGGATTAGCAACTATCTCTGTGGTGTAAACTCCTGGTGCGGTGTACTGGTCAAAAAGTGCCATGTTAGATCTCCCCTTGGATGTCGGTTAAAAGTGTTTCAATAGCCCTGATAATAAAATTCTCTCAAAAGTAGGATTGAAAATCCGGTTTTTATTTCACTTATGATTGATAAGCTTTGCATCATCAGAGGAATCAAAAGTTTGTTTATGCCCTGAAATGGGTAAAATTTCATTCAACTCTGATCTTCGTTCTTTGTCTTCGATAGTTAGAGGAGCAAACTGATCCCTACCAACCATAGAAATTCCTACTGATCCGCTTTCTTTTCTTACCTTATCTCGGATTTCTTGTCTTCGATGAATATTTTCCCATCGTCTTTCTGAATCTTTTCCAATGATATTATCAAGAGGAGCCTGGGAAAATGAAGAAACTCCTAAGGAAATACTAGTTGGAATTTCAAGGTAAGAGGCGTTTCCTTTACATTTAGGACAAGAAATACTCTCTTTTATTTCTTGAGAGGCGTTAATAATTTTTTCAGTGATCAAGTTACAATCTTGGCACTTATACTCTCTAATAGCCATAAAATCTCCTTTAAGAATAGTTGGGTAGAAATTGAGTAGCCCCTAAAGTTTTGAATCTGGGGGTGGTTGTGATTTTTCCTAAAAAGTCACTCTGAGTAGTTTCGGTTACATCCACTTCAAATTGAGAAATACGAGTCACAAGTGGGATGTAAAGTTCCCAATCAGCGGCAGCGGAGACAGACATAGTGTAAGTAGTTGACGGGGCAGTACCTGAGTCATCTCTCGAATCATAATTAGCTTCTCTAGAAATTTCAAAAACAGTCAGGCCATTTGCTTCCATAATAGCTCTATCACGAATTAAAAATGCTCCTTTTATCATTTCTGACACTTCGGAAGCAGTCATTCTATCATTAGCTTTGACCTCTATAGTAAAAGTCAAATTATCTTTAGAGCCGTAAACCTCATAAACTTCTGATTGGTAAGGAGAAACGAGAATAGCACATTGATCTCCTACAAAAACTTGATCCCCAATAGCGATGGATAATCCTGGAATTAAATTTAGATTAGACTCCATTTTTCTTGCTCTATGTTGCGTTTGACCAAGATCTACACGGGATTCCCAATAGAAACGCTCTCCAGTGACTAATAATGTTGATAACCATGTTTCCCCATTTGGTAAAACAATGAAATCAGAAGCAGCAGATCTATTAAGAAGGGAGGAGTAAACAATGGTTTGAGTTGGAGTCTCATCTGGAGGTAGATTTGGTGCAATTAAATTTTCTGGGTTAACCGCTAAATTAGTAGTTGGACTAACTGGGGCAACAAAAGAACAAGTTAGAGTTGTACCGGATGGAGTCCATTGGCTAGTTTGAATACTACTTCCGAAAATAATATAGTCTATATTCTCTCTCAAAACATAACCATCTTGGTCTGAAATAGACATAGAAACCCAATTTGATATTGGAAGGGCAATAATCTGCTCTCCTCCTAAAGTTGATTGACAGATTATATCTGAATTTTGTCTTAGATACCAGAAATCTGTCATTGGGATTAAAGGGGTTGAAATTCCACTAGAATTGGTGGCCTGAAGTTCTAAAAAATTAGGATAGAAATTGGTTAGAACGAGATTATTACCTTGGTATACATATTGAACTGTGGAATCTATCGGTGTTACAGTTGAAACATCAATATTAGAATTAAAGTATACGAGTGAACCTGAAGCCAGTTCGGGAGTTTGTCTTATCCATTGATAATTTTGAATAGTTAACAAAATGTCTCTGGTGCCTTCGTTAACTGCATCTATATTAAAGTAATAAACACCGGACGCAGGGAGGGTGGAGCCATTATCTCGGATTTCTTGCACCCATTCGATAAATAATCCGTCATAATTTTCTAACTTAGCTAATAAAGCTCGACCATATTGATTACAAATGAAATAGTCAGGACTTAATCTATTACCTGAAGAATTGATTCGGCTAATAGTAATACGCAGATCACCCCAGGCCACCATATTATTAGTGGACACCGTAACATCTCCACCTAATCTTCTAAAGCGTGGATTTCTATTGACGATATCTTTTATTTCTCGTAAAAGATATGTCGAGAGGTTCTCACCTGTAAGCTCTATCATGAATACCTCTTTATTGGTATTCCACAGCAGAAACTGGGGGAGGAACACGGACATTAACTGGTTCTATCCACATAGCGATAGAGCGGCGAATATCAGCTTGGCCTACATTAGCAATCTGACGAGGATACCAGCGATTTTCAATCTCCACTCTACTATCCCAATCATAAGCTGTAATAAGCCATTGAGAGCCATCGTGGGCCTCAAACACGGCTCCAGGCATCAAATAGGTGAAGAACGCCTCATCACCCATAATGGGGCTGAGGGGATTAGGCATAGTATTGTCTACAGCGGGAGCTTTTTGAGCAAAAGATTGAGTGGCTTCTGCGCGAGGACCAGTGGAGCAAATTCCAGCAATGTCACAAACAGATTCGGCAAGTTTAGTTGGGTTAAATGGCATAGTTTAATACCTCATTCACAAAGGAGTTGGAAAGTTATTATTTACGAGTTTCATTTTTTTGAAGTTTATGGTCCAGAAGATCAGTAATTTTTTGTTCTCTTTTAGCTAATCTTTCTTCCATTTGTTGAAGTATCTCTATCTCGGCCTTGGATTGTTCCAGTCTAGTTGCTTTTTGACCTTCTGTATAAAAATAGAAAAAAGAAGAAATAGCTCCTATAATGATAAAATTCCAAAAAGCGCGGAGAAAAAAATTAGTCCAACGTTCAAAGCGTAAAACTCCTTCGGGAACTTTGTCCCCTTTCTCATTGTAACCGTTTGATAAATAAATGATTTTAGCCATTTTTTCCAAATGTAATCTAGCTAGATCTAAGACTTCGGTGGCGGCGTCAGATCGTGTACTTAAATGCTCTAGTGTTTGAAGCTCGCTCAAAATCATAAGCTGAGTGTCGTTAACACCTCTGAGAGTTTCAATAATTTCCTCTGTCTGACTAGCATTTCGGGCATAAAGTTGTTGTAAATCATCTTTTATGGGAGATTGACTAGGTAAAAATCCAGAATCCATTGTTCTTCTATTGTAATCTCCTGACATAGCTACGCCCCTTACCCTATTCTATCTCTTAATTTTGAGACAGCTTCGTCCAAACTAGCTAAAGCGTAACTAATATCTGTTAGGACATTGAGGCTATCATCATCCCCTTTTCTGATAAGTTTTTCAATACTATCAAATTTTTCCGCGATCTCCCTCCTTAAATCGTTTAGTCTGCTTAGATCTTCACTCATCAGATGTTCCTCTAAAGAGGAATCAAAAAATGATTTTTATACACTTATCATCTTCTTCTAAAAGGATTAACAACGGAATTGAGATTTGATCTCTGTAATATACCAAGCTGTCTTTCATGTGATTTTAGTTCCGCCATAGAACTAATATTAGGATCAAACCCCAAAGACATAAGACCATGATTTCGGGCCAGTCTAGCAGGGTCTATGCCACTTAAGATATCTGCAAATTCTCTAGCCCCTTCGTTCATAGCCCATTGTTGAGCAACCCAGGAAGCAAGAGCCACAGCATCGGCCTGATCATCATGAGCATCTTTTTCTGCTGGGGCCTGAACTTTTATTTGATATTTTCCAACATAATGAGCTTCTACCAATTTCATTTCATCAATAAACTTCTTCTCTGCTGGAAATGATGCTTTTTTCTGTTCCATCAATCCTTTAAGGGTTAAATACATCTGAGAATTTATACCGGAAGTTAAATGAACTAATTCTAACCCATTGATTCCATATTTCTCCAATAATTGAACGAGCATAGAACCACCATGTTGATCAGTTGCCCCTTTAAAACAAGGTAGGAGTCCGTTCATGCGTTTTAACCATAGTAAGATATCGTCCAATGGTAATTGTTTAACATTTGAATACTCTTCTTCTCCTACTATTTTTCTATCTATAAAATCATATACTAAAGTAGCTCCAGGAATCAAATCGAAAGTAGGTTGCCAATGACAAACAGCTAAAGCAGTTCCGTCATATTGCATACCTAAATCCAACCCCCAAAAATATTTTACTCCTATAGTTTCCGGAGTAAACTGACAGAAATTTTTTCTTTCTTGATCAATACAGGATTCAAACACAGATAGTTTGACATAAGATTCCGCCGCTTCTAGGAATTCTCCACCATATTCAGCCTTGAACACATCGGGATTCTCTCTATGTTCTTTTTTTAAGAAATCTACATCAGAACGAGGATTCATCTCTGCCGTAGAGCATCGAAAAGCTAGAATGTCAGAATCATTCCCCATTTTCATAGCGGAACTGTAAAGTTCATAGTACTTACCTATCTTACCGTTAGGAGAAGTAATAATGAGAATCATGGATTCTCGTTTCCCCCCTCTAGTCCCTCCAGCCTTAAACTGCATGGTGGCGGGGGCAGCGGCTTTATAAATGGCTTCAGAGTTAACTCCAATTTGATTTCTATAGAAAGCGAACTCGTCTAATGCCAATAAGAATGAACTAGGGCCACGAACTTTGTTAGTGGTGCAATTGTGAACCACTGCAAATTTAGTTAAGAAAGAATGGGTATCCTCTACTTCAATATCAACAACAGGATGTTTATTTTCAATAGGAGTGATAGCCGTTATCTTTGACCAATAGTAGTTTACTCCCTTAACTTTTTGAAAAAATCTACAATGGTTATCTTGTTTACAAATTTCTACATACCAGGAATCCTTATGAATTACTTCTTTTTGTTTATATTTAGTTATATAGCCTGGGCGAAACAGAATTGACGGTCGTTGTCCAGTCTGAATTAATAAATTGAAGAGAGAATAAGCTAGTTTTTTTGATACTGTTGGAGCAATTCTCCTATTATCACACCCATCTCCTTCATAATACCCTTGGATCAACGCTTTTTGTAATTCGATGGGCCAATAGAGAGCTTCATTGGGAACAACTTTATTTTCGCATCCTTCTCCAAACCAGAAGGCCAGCCCTCTTGCTAATTCTGATGAGGAGCAGAATACATCACATCTATTACACTCAGGAGTTAAGATTAACGTGCTGTTCAGTCCAAATTCCGTTTGAAGAGTTTGTTGAATAAACGCAGCATAAGTGGTTTGCTCATTTATATGGAAGGTCCACTTAACTGAATTTTTAAATTTTCCTACTTTCCCCATAGTTGAGCCTTCAGCTATGTATAACCCATATAATCGGCATGAATCAACTGTCACAGGTAGTTCAACAGAGCTACATCTAACTGAAGTATGTTCACAAAGCTTCCCTCCTAAATGTTTTTGAAAATAGGCTGGTGACTTTGCTTGAGTATTGTCAAGTGAAGAGGCCACTCTTTGATTCAAAGAAATTTGGGGATATAGAAAATAGTCCCCCTCAGCTAATTTGCTGGCATAATCCTCTGTTAGTGTGATATCTATACCCTTAGTATCATCTCGTTTGCTATTATTCAAGCAATCTTTAAGCCCTTTTCCAGCGAGATTCCATTTGTATAAATATGGAAGTTTTTCAAAAGCCTCTTTGTTAGATACTGAAATACAAGTGTGTTGAGGGGTTAAAAGAAGGGGGTCACCCTTAAAATTACGAGTAGAAACTGCCAATAGGCTTTCTTCATTGTAAGTTTTGTTCAAAACTTTTTTCAAATTTCCATTCATGTCCCACACTAAATCCCCTATTTGTGTGTCCTTAATTGGGGTTAGTCCTTTAGAAGTCCATATTAATTCATTCTCTTCTAAACAAGGCAAGCTGGCAACGGTAATTGAAGGAGTGATATCTCTTTTATATCGGTCAGCATCAGAAACGAAAGTCATTTCCTCTGTGGTCATATTTTTTAAATAGGGAGCAAAGAAAGGGGCACGGTTAACGTCTTCCTTCATTTTATCAAATAAACGAGAGGAGCCTTCTGTGTCCTGGGCCATAAAAGTAAAATCTATGGGAGATCCAGGAATCAAACCATAATGGTCCTGAGGGGAACGAATATTCAAAAGACGATAAAGCTTATAGGATGCAATTGCCGAAACTAGGGCGCTATTATGTGTTACATTGAAATTATCTCCGAATAGAAACAAGCCATCTGGGCTATCAACGGTTATACATCGAACTTCTTGCTCTTTTTCTGGCTCTACAGATACGATGAACCTTCTGTTTTGACAAGGTTTTGAAGTAGTCTGAAGTTCAGCCAATTTTCTTGTTAATCTAAATACCGGCTTAGTAGAAGTCCAGGTAACTCTGTAACATGTTCCACAATCTTTTCCGTAATAAGTTGCTCTTTTTTCATTCCAATAAGGCTTAAGACCAAGAGAGGCGGCTAAATAGAAAACGCCCCTTGCTATATTTTCATTAGTATTATTAAACTCACATCGACTTCTATGGCACCCCCCATCTGTGTCCATCAATCCTTGGAGTAAGGCTAATCGCTGATCAATGGAGGATATCAAGTAAATTTCTGGAATGTGTTTATTCTTTAAGATTCCCATTTCTCTGAATTTAGACAGAAGGATATTTCTATCAGGGCTGTTTCCCCATTCTCCTTTTTTAGAGCCGTGCTGTTTAGAAGTTAAAGAGTATTCAGAGGCTTTAGAACCATTAGAGTTAATTGTAACCTCTAATCCATATGATTCAGCTATTTTATAAATGTAGTTCTTAATCTCTTCATCCATAGTAGTTATGGATACATTGGCACTATGTCCATCCCCAAGCCAAAGTCCCAAAAAATAAGGATCTAATGGGAGTAGCTGGGAGTTGAACTCAACTGGGTTAGAAAGTGCTATAGAGTGATTTGTTTCTTGTTTTCCATCAGACCTTGAATAAAATAAAGAGTCTTTTATCTCTAAAGTAGTTTTAACGGATCCTATAGAGTCCTCTTTGCACATAGAGGGCCTTGGACCATTTTTGGGCCATCTTCTAGCGTTATTCTTTCTTTCAGTACGAGTCATAGTATGCCATAAGTGGCCCCCATGGCATACTACGGAAGTTTTATCATCAAAAGTTACTCGGTAAGTTTTATCCACAAAAGGTTGATGTGCTTGTATCACCTTTATAGCTTTACCACTTGGACTGAAAACAGAATCTCCTTCTTTCAAATCTTCAATATTTTTAAATCCATGAGGCGTAGGAATAGGTGTCCTGAAGGCGAGAGCTTTTCCCCCTCTTCTCCCAACAATAGCAACAGTTTCATTATAACCGTCAGGGGAGGCATCTTGCCAAGAGGTTAAATTTATACGTCCTTGATCATGGACATATTTAATATATTCTGTTTCTTTCAAATTATATAGTAGTTCATCACAAAAAATGTCATATACTGGAACAAGCTTCTCGTCTTTATCCATAGGAATGCCAAATATCAGTTTTATAAGCACTCTTTGTACTGGATATAATTGAATACCAAGCCCCTGTGGAGATTCAATAAACTCCAAGGCGTCCATTATATTAGTAGAGTCTGTAATGTGGTCCTGAATTAAACCACTAAATAAAGACTCCCTAGCGTCTTTACTAAACTTCTTTTTTGGCATTACATCCCTTCCCCAGAACCTTCAATCTCGCTATCCTCTACCTCTTTTTCCTTCAGGCCAAGAGTTTTACGAATTCTATCCAAAAGATTAGTTTCGGTCTTCAATTTCTCGTCTGCTCCAAGGGAAGAGTAAAGAGATTCAAGGAAAGTATTGAATTTTGAGTCATTAACTGAGAACAGATCATTCTCCAAAAGCTTTTTACAAGATTCAGGATCAACATCAAGAAGCTCCAGAATAACAGAGACAGGAATTGAGCCTTTAGAATACATATCAAATAACATCTGGTAAGTATCTCCCGAATTACGAAGGGCCATACGTCCGAAAGTCACAGATGGGTAAATCCAACGAGGGCGACCATATTTATCTAATTCATAAAACCCTTTTTTCATTGCGATAGGCTTAAAAATTAGTTCCTGTACAATATAAGAAACAAGATCTCGGTATTGAACGTAAGTAGTGCTTAAAATTTCCAGTTGAATTTTAGTGCCAGAGTATAATCCCTCTCCATTTAAAATGTCAGGAGAAAATCCAAGTCCAATAGCAAGATCATTAGCTGTGTGTACCCATTCGGTATCAAGAGCTAGTAGTCTACCCTCTGACCCAATTTCGTCCCAACGAGCTTCATAGTTGACAACAATAGTATAATCAGGATCCGACTTAGCTTCATCAGCATGAGAACGAAGAACCATAACCTCATTAGAACTAATTCCTGGGGCTACAATAAAAGTTTTAGGAGTCATATTACGGCTAGCCAAAGTGGTCTGGACCTGACGAAGCTTTTCACGATAAATAATGGTTCTCATGCAACGTTGGAGAATGGAGCGACCGTGATCTTCAAACGGAGCCTTTTTACGAGCAAAATGAATGCAATATGACCCCTTAAATGGATCATTATTTAATGGAATTAGACCTTCTGATTGTAGGGCCTCTCTAACTTCTTCGGGAGTATCGGGATCTTGAATATATGCTGCTTTTTGATCCTCAGGAGGACGATAGAAGACTGTGGAGTCCTCTCCGAATACTTGAGACTTCTTTATTTCTACATTTTCTGGTGGGAGAAGTTGCACTCTATCAAATCCAGTGTATTCCTTATTGACAAGATGCTTAAAAAGTTCAATATCGTTAGCTCTAGCTTCACGAACTGCTTTTAATTCCTCTAGAAGATCCTTTTTTTTCTTCAGAAGTTCTAAATAATGCTTTAAATCTCTAGTTTCTTTATCTTCTGGAGCTTGGTCAACCCCCATACCTGAAGATTCATCCATGGGGAGAGGAGGTGGAAGGATGCCGCCGCCGCCAGTACCTCCACTGAAATCACCACCAGAAGACATATCAGATGTATCTGTGCCTTCGGCGTCTGGACCACCTTCATCTGCAATAGCAGGATCTGCGCCACCACCAGGGTTGTCTCCTGCATCAGCAGGATCCCCCTCATCTGCTAATTTTCTGGTTACAACCTTTGCAATTTTAGCAATTTCATGATTTAAAGAAGGCAGATCTTCAAATTTATTCTTTGAAAATCCAGCTATGAGAGAAGATAATTTGGTAATTTCTATAAGAGAGGAACGTTTGGGATCCAGCATTTTCATAATTCCCAAATCACTGGTTCCCCATGAAGGATTATTGGACTCTTGAAGGGCTGTACTCCCTCCAGCATTACGTTCATCGTCCTTGTTATTACCATTAACAAATTTAGCAGCCATAGGAGAAGGGTCAATATCTGGATCATCCTCTACGTAAAGAAAAGCCTCTCCAATTGTCCAATATTCTCTAGAAGCATGAAGAAGGGTTTCAAATAAACGAGAATTTGTAACAAGAGATTGGTAAAAATCAAAAATATAATCAGCAAAAGCTTCGGAGGAGCATTTAGGGCGTTCCAAAGTAATTTTAGACATGGGGATTTCAGTATGTAGATCAATACCTCGACCTACAATGGGATCACGATCATAAGCTAAACGATAATAACGAAGCTCCTGCGCCCTGGATTGGGGGAGTTCCAAGGAGTCCACTGGGAACTCAAAGCTGTAATATCCAATATTATTACTATCAGAGATATTAGCACCAGCGTTAGTGGGGCCAGCAAAATAGTCAGCAGTTTTCTGCATTTTTCCAGCCATTCTCGCTAATCTTATTTTTTCTTTAACTTCTGGCGATTCACTATCTTCATTAGAGGAAGAGGTGTATCTCCCCGCAGAAAAAGCGGCAAAGGGGGGAGTTGGGGGTGATTGAGCAGGTTTATTACGTCTATTAGCCATGGGTATCCATCTTCACAAAAGAACTAGGAAGTCAATTTTTCTTTTTCAGCTTGAGAGAGAACGTTATTCCTTTTTTCATTTTCCATTTTCTTTATAAGTTTTTGATAATTCTTCTCAGCTTTTATAAGTTCTTTATCCTGTTCATTGAGATCCGAAATAGATTCACGTAATTGGGAAGAAGTTACTTGTTGAACCATAGCCGAGGCCATAGATAATTTCTGAAGGGTGAGTTTATCTTTTGCTATCTTTTCTAAAATTTCATTAGAGAAATCCATTTCGAGACAATCTGTATAGTGAGCATCAAGAAGAGAAAGTTTATGAAGAAATGCGGTAAGAATTCTTTGAGACTCCCCTAATAATTGAATTTTTTTAGTAGTGGCAGCTAATATTCTGCCTAAATGAACATGGTTCTTATCCCTAGAAATAATAACTGTCATTGAATATACTCCGGGGGAATTTTACTCACATTAGCAAGCTTCATGATAGTTCCTTGATAGTCAAAAACCACTGTAGCGGAGCCAATCCCTAGCTTCTCAATAAAAACAGAAAGTTCTCTTTCAGTAAGTGATTTAATTTTTGGAATTATGGCTGGAATCGGAGCTAAAATAGCTTTCTTGGGGGATTCATAAAATAAATCGTCCTCCCCTAAAGACTCTTCTTCAGCTTTTTTTACCTCAACTTCAATTTTTACCTCTTTTTCTCTAAATTTCTCTTCAATTTTATTATCAATTTGATCATAGGTAGCCACGATTGACCACTCAGGATTAGATGAAGGAGGTTCCACTTCTACATGGTCAGGATTTTCCATTGTAGGCTTGGGTTTAATAGCGATTTCCTTATGTTCAGGAAGTTCAAATCTGTTCCTGTCAGCATATTCCTTAACAGACTCTTCTAATGCTCCTGCTTCATCCTCATCGATCCTCCAGAATTCATCAAGCTGGAACATCGTAACAATATGTCGCCTCATAAGCTCTTCGGTTTTAGCTTTCTCAATAGATGAGAGGATACTATGTGTCCTAGAGTGAGTGTTTACCTTCAACCAACCCGTAACTTTCTCAATTTTTTCGGCCAAAAGTGAAGAAACTAGCTTATTAACTAAATTCTCGTCAAAATCTTGAGGAATATAAGTTTGCATACCTGGTACATCGTACCATCCAGAGGCTTCGTGGTCTTTATCACCAGTCAAATGGTAGTCAATATCCCAAGTTTGACCATACTCGCAATCAGTTTCAAGAGGAACTTTCCATTCTTTAGCTGTGTGTAACTGACGTAATTTCATAAAACGGTTCAAACGAGGAACGATGTAAGGAGCAAACTCATTCTTGACAGAGAAGTCAATTTCGTCATGCACTGTGCAATGAAGTTTAAAAACATCCTCTACACCTGGGGTATTTGTGGCCCAAATACGAATTTTATTCAAAGCAGAGCGCATTAAATCACCAGCGGTTCCTTGAAGTGGAATATTAATGGAGACACGCTCTGCCTTACCCAAGAAACGAGTATACTCTCCATAATTTTTAACGCCGGATTCAGGATTACTGTATAAAGCATTAGCGGCTCTTTCAGCGGCCAAAGCCTCATCTTTCATATCTTGTTTTTTGTAAACTTCCACAGAACGCTTCAATTCTCTATATTTATAATAGTACTCTTTGTGTTCCGGCTTAGGTATGGAAATTTTATAGTGCTTCATGGCCGAATGAAAACCAATAATTCGGCCTGTGGGAGTCTTACACATCAATTTAGTTCTAGCAGTATTACGTTTACCTTCGCACCATGCGGCAAAGACCGGAACAGACTCCCAATATTTGTTGACTAGAGTTTGTGCCTCTTCAAAAGTGATTTCATGACCATCTTTTACCATATTTTCAAAGATAGTGTATGCGGTTCCACCATAAAGGAGGGCAAAGTTAATAATTTTAGATAACGATCTAAGTTGTTTTTTCCTACCTTTGCTTGTGTTAGGATCAGAAAATTCAGGAAACAAAGCTCTAGCAGTAAGAGAGTGGAAATCCCCTTCCCCGTTTAAAAATTCATCCAAAAATAGTGGTTCTCCTGAAACATTAGCTGCCACGCGCATTTCAACGTTGCAGTTGTGACTGAGCATTCCCTCAGCGATAAAAGTATGAGTTGAAGTCTGAAGTGCTATTACTTCTTGTTTTCCAACTGGGGTAATAGATAAAATAGTAGCGGCTACCCCGGTTTTACTTTGATATGTTTGTCCTTCCCAAATCTTTTTTGCATTTTTAATAATTCTTTCAGGACGAATTTTCCCTAAAAACTTAAAGGTTTCAATCCTTCCACCATTAAATCTTAAAGTATCTACTTTACAACTTTTTGGTCTGTCCCTTACAACATTATACCCCTTAGATAGAAGTAATGATTCTACTTTATCTAAGACCAAACCTGGATTTTGACCAAATCCCACTGTCTGACCACTAACCCAGCCTTCACCATCAAATACACCACTAAGATAACCTGCCTCCCAAGACTTATCTTCTTCCCAGACATCACAAAAATAGGCTATCTTCATTCCACTTTTCAATTGATCCGCTTGTCTCCAATCATAAAGTCCGCGAAGTCTGTTTGATCTGGGGCCACCACCTCTCACTTTAGCTAACCAACTATGATCAATGGAGCATATCACAGTCCCTTTATCTGTTTTTATCTCTAAACAATCTTTTACTACAATCTTTTTTTTCTCAATAACAGTAGTTCTAAGCCTTCTTCTCCCTTTTTTATTAAGTTCTTTTGGAGGAAGATATTCATCAAAACCAACTAGTTCATCACCTTCTTGCAAGTCTCTAATCGTAACCCATCGTAAATCAGGAGTTAAAAGACGAGTAGAGGGAGCTAAACAATAATCCGTTGTAAAATAAGTCCATCCTGGTTCAGCAATAAAAAGACCACGAAGATTGATAACTTCATTTACATCCACCTTTGTCTTATTACCCTGACAAACATTACAGGAAGGAACTAGGCAATAACGCTTACCAAAGTAAGTTCCAAAGTGATTTCCTTCAATATTTGGAGCTTTATTACCATCTTTAAAGCAAGAAGGGTCTAAATCAATCTCATTAAACTGAGGTTCATCTCCGGTTACCTCTTGACTAGTCAAAAGTTTCCCTTTAACCCACCAATTCCCACCAACCTTCTTAATAGCCTGAGGATTAAGACCACAGCCACCGTCTTTTTCAAATTCACCACCAGCAGCGGCTAAACGACCACCAGCAACTACGTTTTGTTTAAAATAAATACGAGCGGTGTGGTCCCTTGGTTCATATTTCAAATTTTCAGGATGAAGGGCTGCATATTCTCTGAAAGCAAGCAACTTATCAAGGAATTCGTCTTCTGGATACTGTTTTTTAAGCTCCGTAAGTACCCCGATGGCCGTAGAAGCCTCTTGAGTTTTCTCTGAAAATTCTACTGGGGTCATTCCTCTCTTATTAAAAAGAACTTCACGAAGCTGGGGAGTAGACCCTGGATTAAAATTCTCAATTCCTGATAAAGCCGCTAATTCCTCAGTCAACTTATTCAGTTTACTCTTATGGAATGAGATGGTATCGTTAAGCCTCTCTACATCCACTGTGACACGCTGACGCTCAATCCAGGTCAAGGTATCCACTAACAAATGGTCAAGCCTGTGAACAGCCTTCATAGCTCTGGCCTTGTCCTTTATGAGATACCACAAGAGCCAAGTGGTAATAGCATCACCAGCAGCATACCAAAGAGCAATATAGGTAGGAACCCAAGTAAAGGGGGCCAAAACGGTCTTTTGTGTGTTTTTTTGAAGCTCCTCATTCCAAACGGAAGCCTTCACTTTAGCAATTTGACTCAATTCAATCTGTTCAAAACCCAATCTAGCCTTAGTTAAAGCCTTCAAACCACCAATTTGAAGGCCACCAGACCCACTGGTATCAACCGAAGCCTTGGGGTCTTCAAGATAGTTCAAAATTTGAACATCTTCAAAGTAGGGAAAGTCCCTGAAAACAATGCCGAGAGTAATTCTTAAAACTTCTCTATCATATTTGGCGTTAAAAAAGATTAAATGGCTTTGATCAAACAGATTTTGAAGAATACGCCTCAAATCTTCTGCCGGAATATTATTTCCATCCTCATGATTGACCGAAATGTATAATCCTTCAATACCATCAGCCGATAGGCAAATACCAGCCAATTTAATATTAGCTTCATTATTAACAACTCTAGTATCTAGGCCATCAGTCTCAGTATCTACAGCTATTACAGGACAAGTATGGTCTTCAAAAGAATGATGCCTAGAAGTATCTTCAAGAACCGCAATAGCCCAGGCTTCTAGTTCAGATGCTGTAGTAATTAGTCTAAAACTCTTCTGAGCCATCCATGGTTGCTTGATAGATTCCAAATCTAACACAGCAATATGTTCATTAAAGATAGTCCTCAGGTCCTTTTTAACCTTTGGAGTCTTTGTAACTTTTGGCTTTTTGGCTTTTTTGACTACTATTGACAAATTTTCTGAAACTACTTCTTCATCTTCTGACACTTTCCACCTTTTTATTTAAAATTTTGACAATTCTGTTCTTACCAAGCACTTTTGCTAAAGGAAGGGGGTCTTTTTCGTGTTCTGCCTTAAAATAAATCCGAAGAAGCTCTTTAACTCTATCGGTGTTACTATCTAATACTGAGGATAGAGATAGAAATGGCTCCCTAAGATCATCGAAGTCCAAAGACACACGCTCTTCGTCTTCCTCTTCCCCTTCTTCATCTATCTGACTAAAAATTCTTGGGGTTTCAAGTGGAGGGAGTTTATATTTTTTCTCCAACCAAATAAGGGCCTCTCGTTTAGAAATATTAAAAATCAAAGACACCAATTTCACGTTATCATAGCATTGATTGGAGGTTGGAGCCTCACAGCCGAAGCAGTAAGCTGAGTTGGAGGCTGGATAAAAAGTAAAACTAGGGCCTGAGTCCCCATCCACCCCTCCATGAATCGGGCATGAAATTTTATTACCTTTATGGTTTCTTAAAAGTTTGTGATCTTCTAACAGGGCTAAAGTCATATCCCAAAAATCGATACTCCACCGAACACGTTCCCAGCGTTCAGTGGAGATATCTGATTTATCGTATTGTCTCAGGCGTTCAGCCTCTTCGACTGACCAATCTAGGTCATCCTCCGTCCCCGGCTTTCGCTTTATCTCGCTCATCCAGAAATTCCTTTATTTTTAGGGCCAAGTCGGGGTAAAGACTCTTATCCCCTGTCTCCTCTCCTTTTAAATACTTCATCATTACTGCCCTATCCCGAAACTGCATAATTAGTTTGGTATTAGGCTGAAAAGGATTAGCCCCTTGGATGTTAATACTCGCAATCCCGCAATAACTGAGTAGACTTTGACTGATTTTAGCTGGGCCATGCTGAATGACAGTAATGAAATCAACAACATCAGCAGTTCCACCCATATCCCATGGAGTCATTTCAAATATGGCTACGGGATTGTTAGGGTCAATCTGTATTCGCATATGAACCCTTGAGGTAGTTCTTGCCTAGAGAAATAAGCGCACGGCGATCTCTTTGGAACTGAGCGGGGTCTTCCACCTTACCCTCGTTCATGATAACGTTAATGGTAGGGAGAAGGTCGGGACGTTCCTGCTCCACCATATCCAAGAAGCGTTCCACGAAAAGCACTTTGTAAATGCTGGACTGCTCTTCTTTCATCATTTCCTGCACAACCGAAGACTGATCAACAATGAAACCTTCATAAGTTGAGCCTTCCTTATTCTCTTCTACCTGAAAATCGTCATTTCGATTGTTAGAATGAGTGGTAGCATTAAACGGAATGACGGAAAACCCATTTAGGGCATCCTTCTTCTGCTTCACGCTAATAGTGAAGTGTTTGTTAGCAAGACAACGATTGATGTAACCGAAGAAACGCCTTGCAGAAGCACCAAAACTACTCCAAGGATTATAGACATCAACAACATCCTTGAACCCCCTGGCCTTCATCTTGGAAGTTGGGGGAAGAGTGCGGAGAAAAAGACTGAGTTCAGATGTCCAATCTTCAACCATGGGGTCAAAGGGCATCTTCTGAAGGCGGCGACATACCCAATTACGAACATAATTAGGGTAACGTTGCTCCATTTCTTCAAAAGGATTAGGAACAATGAACGAATCTCCCCCAACAAAGTGATCCCCGTTGCTGGTAAACACATCACCTTCGTAAGAAGGTATATCCCAACTATTCATGGACTTCATACTAGGGTAGTAGCTATCGTTCACTGAGAATTTCTCTTTCGCTTCTCGCATGGCTTCCTTTCAGAAAAGACCTCACCTGATTATACCTGGAAATTGAGAAAATGTGGCAAGAAATTTTAAGCGGGTCAGCCTTAACTGAACCCGCTTATAACTAATACTCAGTATTTTTTAAAAAATTATAGTATAAAATTTTTATTAATAGACTTTTTCCTCTTCTTCACCTTCAGGAGTCTCTGAAAACTTACCTGGATTTTCTATATCATCATAGGGGTTTTCTTGGTAGAAGTCATCTGGGGCATACTCCCCTTCTTTTTCCATTCCTTCATTAGAGGCGTCATCTTGAATATCTTCCCATAAATCTTCTGCTTCTTCCACTGAATCAAAAAGAGCAGCCTCAACTTGTCCATCAGCTTCATAAAGGATAACTGCTTCATTAGAGGTTAATTGTTCTTGATCTATGGGAGATAAATTAGAAAATTCTGGATCTTCTACTCCTAAATCACCTAGGTATAGGCCATGCCATCCTATTCCATCTATAGTTCCACATTCTTCGTCCGGTTCTAATTTATAAAGAAATTCTGCAACAGGGGTTTTAAAATTTGGCATTATTTCTCCTTTTTCTTCGCAACAAATTTATAAGATATTGTCATGTTATCAATATCAACTGATTCTATTCTCACGAAAACTTCGTATAAAAAGCCGTTAGCGTTATCTTCTTTCCATACCGCACTTTGCGCCCACGCAGCGTTAATAGCATCAGTAAGCTCATTATCGTTTAGTCCATTAAAGAACATCTCTAACTGAGAAACAATAGGATCTTGAACATCGCGGGATAACATTGGATTTAAAAATACAGACGGAGAGGATTTTAAATCAATTTTTCCTTCTGTGGGAATGTCAATAAAATTGAGTTTTGGCTCTACCACAAATGCTGCGAGTAAAGAAGAAGCAATCTCAGCAGCCAAACTTGAGAGATAAGTTTCAACAAGTGCCACTTTATCTGTTTCTGCTGCTAATTTATTCAAAGAAGACTTAATAACTAAAGAAGAAGCAGGAATATCAGCATGGATTTTGTAAAATTGATCGGTAAAAAAGGGACCACGGATATTTCTTTCCCCAGAGCGAAGTGGTGCGCCTGATGCTCCACCCTCTTCAGTTGATATCAAACCTGGAGAAGTCAAGGTGTGTTTTTCTTTTGATTCGTGGTCATTTAGTGTAATGTCATCATTAGCACTTCCTTCTCGTTCTTGTTCATCAGGTTTTACTGGGTGATAGTCATCTTTATCATGCATATTAGTTTGAAGTTGATTTCTCATTTCAGGATAGAAATCTCTTAAAACCTGATCAGGAGCCATCCAATCAAAAGCTAATTTTCTATAATGACTTTTTTTAGGATTAATTTTTAAATCTGGAGCTTTAATTTTAGAAGATTCATTAAGAAGCATATCATCAGTTGAATCATTGGAGGGATCAATTTTATTCATTCCATCTCCAAAAGCTTGTTCTACATAGGAAAAACCAGCGGCGGTCTTCTTACCTTGAATGCCAATTCCTCTAAGAAAACCCTTATCCATTTCTTGTTCCTCTGAATTTTGTTCAAAAGAAGGGTCTGGAATGGCCTCACCGCCATACTCCATCGCAGCATCTTCTGCTTCATAAGAGCTATTAAAGCGAGTAGCATCTGCTAAATCCCAAGCCCATTCCCCTCCTTCATCCGTGAGTGCCAAATACTCATTCCTAAAGGATTTTACAATAAAGACCCCATCACGATCCATTACTTTAAGTCTACGACCTGAATTTTTTACTTGCCCTGGTCGAAGTAACCTCCGAAAATTTTTCAAACCACCAGTCCTTTGAGTAGGGAGCTTAGTGGAATGGTCAGGCTCAGAACTATCTAATTTTTTAGATGGAAGTTCCGTCTTTCGGTCAGGTTCGTTATATTTTGTTTCTTTAATTTTTTCTGATTCTCTTTTAGACTGAGGTTCAACTTTTCGCTTAGGCTCGACATAATCCCTATCAATATGAGAGATAGTCCCGTCTGCTTGTTTTAGCCCACCCATTCTTGTTGCCTTTGGTAATTTATTTAAACGATACTCTTCTGCCTCAGCAGCTTCTTTAGTGTCAAATTCTGCAATAGTTCCATTGTGAATATGTACAACAAAGAATTTTCCATTTTCGGGATGAACGTAATATTCCTGAAAAGCAGTTTTACGGTTACTTGTTTTTTCATGATCGGGCCAAGGCCAGTTATTACCATTATAAGTATTTTTAGGAGTGCCTTTTTCTGCGTCAAAGGTCAGCCATGTATTAACTTTACCTAATTTACCTTCTTTATCCATATCTGGTAAAATAAATCCAAATCTCCAAAGATGAAACATGGCTTTTTTAAATTCTGAATAGCCTAGTTCTTCTCCCATAATTTTTTGAATTTGCTCATTGGTAGCAGATTTCTTACCTTTGAAACACTTATCATAAATTTTTCTAGCAAGATGATTATCGTCCTTATCCACAGTCTTTCCGCCAAGTTTTCCATCGACAAAAGCTTCTGTCGTTTCACAGCCTGGGCAGGTTTCTAATATTCCTGCCTCTTCTTCAAATGGATGTTCGTCTAAATCTTTGCTAACTCCATCACATTGGGGACAAAAAACTAAGTCTTCATCAATGGTGCCAGGAGGAACACTTGTTAAAGCCCCACAACCTTTACATTTTGTAAAGAAATCAATAAAGGAATGTTTACTTTTACTACTGATTACTGGTTTTTCCCAACCACTCTGTTTATCCAACTCGTCTAATTCAGCTTGAAGATCAGGGGGGAGAGAATCATCGGCCATAGTTCCGATATCAATATCCTCTCCACTTTCATCATGTAATCCTGTCCCTATCCCACCTTGAATAAGTTCTTTGACTCTTTCAGCCACAGCCTCTGCAATATCATAAGGAACTGATTTAAGGGCCATAATTTCATAAATAGCCTCATCAGTAGACTCTCCATAAATATCAGCATCAACATCTTCTATCAAACTCATGGTATCATCAGAGGAAGATAGGTAATTATCATTAATTTTTTCTTTTGCTTCATCAGCTACGGATTGAGCCAAGGCTTCAATCGAAGTATCTTCGGTATCTTCTAGTGATAGTTTCTCTTTAGATTGACAATCTTCACAAAGAAGATTTCCATCAACAGTAGGGGCAGCGCAGGACTCGCACACTCCCATTCCTGCTTTCTTAGCAACATGAACTTTTTTCTCTACCACATCTTCAAGTTCATCAATTACTGCTTGCTCTTCTGGAGAAAGAAGTTCATTTTTGATAGCGTCAAGTTCTGAGGCGGTAAAACGAAGGTAGGCTTTCTTAGTTGAAGCCTTCTTCTCCACTCTGCCAAGAATGGGGTAAGTATTAGAGGCGCTCATTAAATCAAAGACTGGACCAAAATGATCGTGTTGTAAATTTTTAACATCTAATTTTGAATCACTTTCTTCCAAAGTTTCAAACAAAGCGGATAGCGAAGGATTAAAATAAGCACTAAAAACAAGATGTCGAATAAGTTGTTCTAATTTACTGATTTCTTTTTCAAATTTAAAACCAATAAAATCGCGGGGATTTGCCCAAGCTGGAAGGAACATAACAATACAAGTGTATTTTCCATCTTCGTCTTTGAAAACTTTATCCTTGAACTCAACAAAATCTTTATTGGTAAGTTGATCAAATTCTGATTCAGCAAGACGGTGAGAGTCATAAGCAGAAGCAGCTTCAGCGTCAAATAAATTCAGAATGGCCCCCTTGAATAAAGGAAGGGGAACTTTCTCTTGATTATCCATAACAGCAGGAGGAACGACTAAGACTTTACCGATGTAAATGTCTTGACGAAGACCTGGACGAAGAATATCTAGAGTTTGAATTTCTTTAGAGCTTTTAGCTAATTTTTCCGCTTCAATAACCGCAGCGGTGACATTAGAGAGGATTACTCCCAAGCCCTTAGTAGTGAATGATTTCTGAACGTTACCCATATTACTCCCCTTACTTCTTTACAAAAGTAGATTCAACTTTGTCAGTTTGCCTTCGTAGATCTATTTCTTTCATTGCCATTACATCACGGAAATTTCTGAGAACTTCATTTGCAGATGTCTCTGGAAGTCCGGTTTCCTTCATTGCTTTCTTAAAACATGCAATAATTTCTTGAAAAACGTATTGGAATTTTGGTCCATCAAAATTTAAGATGTCTTTTTTGGAGAGAGTTTCGCTATCGGCTAAAGTTTTTGACAATTCTCTTAAAGCTTTGATACGCTCTGACAAAAATTTAATTTTATATCCATCTGTTTGGTTCAATTCAGCCATTTGAGTAGTGACCGAAGCAAGTTCCCCGGCAATCATTCTGCTAATGTCAGAAACAGGTTTCTGAGGATCATTAATGAAATCCAGAATATCTGTCATTCTTTTTATAGATAGACTAGCGAGAGTTGAGGCTTCTTCAGGGAGAGGCTTCTCGCTACTATCAACAAAAGTGATTACAGTTTCTTTCATTCTACGTCAATCCTTGAAGAAGAGCTAAGTTCCACATCTGTAGGGGCTTGTTCTGGCTCTCTAATATCTAAAGGAGTGTCATCTTTAACATCCAATTCCCACTCTTTTAACATCTGCTGACCATCAACAGCTTCTCCTTCATTTCCTATTTTCTTAGTTGCTACACGGTTCATACCTGGAAAAGAAATAAGAGTTCCACCGGTTAAGCCACAATGCATACAATCACGATAAGTACAGGAACCACATTTGCTGGCCCCAATAATAGGGTTACTGGCGGCTAATTTTCCTTTTAAATAAGAACAATCTAAAGAAGAGATGATAACCTTGGCCTTACTTTGTTTAAGAGAAGCAATATAGCGTTTCACGGCATTAACCACTTGGCCTTTTCCATAAACAGCGGCGGCGGATTTAAAAACTTTACTAAGAGGGATACCAGCTTGAAGAGAAACTCCAATTTCTTCGGCTGTGGCTTCTTTTTTAATAATTTTATTCTTATCTCCAGCAGTTCGGATTTCACCAGTATTAGGGGAAGCTGTGATAGATGGAGTGTGTATTTTTTCTCCCCCACTAGCTAGTTTTGTCAGCCCTTCTTTAAGGGAGGCGCATTTAATATTTTTTCTTGTTAGTTCGGCTTTTATAACTTGCTCTAGTTCTTTGGAGGAAGCTACGATAGGTCTACTATACAGAGAGCAACTACCGCAATTATTATACTTGCAACCATTACATGCAGCAACTTTTTTAACCGATAAAGCCCTCAAGTTTCCTTCTTTCTTCACTTTTTCAAAGGATTGATCACAGGACTTCATATAGAAATTTGGTTCCATATAAGCCATTCCAAGACCAGAGGAATAAGTTTTGGCAAAATCTGCACCCATTGAGGTATGGGAGTTGTCCATTATGTTTAAATCAGCTAGTTTTTTCATATAACCAGCAATTTTTTCAGGAGTATAGCCGAGATTTAGTAATAAACGAAGACGAGTTTCAATTTCTTTGTCTGATAAACTCTTTTTTTGATAATCAGTCTTCTCAGCTTTAGTGATAGTTTGAAAAGCTTCACCGAGAGCATTATCATTCGTATCTTCGATCTTATTGTTTAACTGACGAGGTGTGTAACCTGCTGTTACTTGTCCAAGGGCTGTCTGATGCTTTGAATGACCCGCAATGCCATCCAGGAAGGACATATCTGCCTCGTCCCTAGAGAGAGATTTAAATGCTTCTCCGCTATCCATAGGCCCCTTTAATCCTATATCCCCAAAATCGGGTTCAACATCATCAAGAAATTGGTCTAGTAAGGAGGAGTACTGAGGTTTAGGTTGATCTGCCATGATTATCTCTCTTTAAAATTCTAATTCGGATAAGATGTCCCTTAAAAATTTAGAGGGATTCTTAAAATCAGCGGGTTTTACTGTTTCCTTATTATCTACTTCTTTGCCAGTCAGGCGCAGGATCTTCCCCCCCTTGACTTTCCATAAGTCTTTGCTACTTTGACATTCAAAAAGGTTTCCAGCTACATGAGTAAACCCCATAGACGCCGCTTTTTTAATAAAATAGGGGGATGGGGTTGGTTCATCACTGGCTTGTCTAATTTTACCTACATAATAAGCGAATGGACCGGAGTTATAAGACTGCATGGATAGGACTTCCCTTCAACATAGAAATCGAAAGTTGCAAAAGAGGGTTTTTACGTATTTTTTAATAATTTGCCTTGGTAACTAACAAATGCTCGAAATTTTTATCGGTCACATCAACTCTAAAAGACCCCAAAATAGGCGGATCGCGGCGATAAATTGTACAAATTTTGGCTTTCTCCCTAGAAGACAGCCCTTTTCCTTGAGCAGACGCTTTATCTATAAGTCCAAATACAAAAGCGCCGAGAGCCAACATAGGTATATCTTTTTGTTCAAGTAACTCTTTAGCTAGGCCGGATAAAGCTCTTCGGACATCTGGGCGTTTAATTTTAAAGTGAGCAGCGACCAACTTAAAGCTACGAGTTTTTGAGTACATGTCAATTAAATCAGCTAATTTCACATTCTCATTATAATTTGTGTGCCCTAATCGATCTAAAATAGAATTTATTTTTTCAATCGTAGGAACCCCAAGCAACATGTAAGTTCCAACTTTTTTGATTGCTAGACGTAATTTAAAGCTGCAAAGTGTTTGAGTAGAATTGTGGACTCTAGCTAATGACCATTGAGTTTTGGACAAAAGGTAATAGCCGAGTAGAAGTTCTTGATCTTCAGGAGCTAAAAATTTCAATATACGTAAAAAATCTCTAAAATTGTCAAAAATATAAGATGATATATCCTGGGCGATTATATCAGATTGAGTTTCAAGAGATACTGTATGATCCCCTTGATAATCGTCTGGGTCTAGAAGCATGGATCTATCGGCAATTATACTATCAAAATATGCAGAGTTTTCAGGACTCATTTTATACCCCTAAAAGTAAATATTATCTTATTCTTTAATATAATACTGTAGGAAAATAAAAAAGGTGAAAACTTTTAAAAGTTTTCACCTTTAATACTACATTTTTAATGGTTATTCACCAAGACAGCCCTTAAGCTCTTCAAGTTCTTCACCAAAAGATTGTGAAGCATCCATATTATCTGTATCCATATAGATTTCTTCACCAGCTACCTTGCTATAAGCGGCTACAGGCTCTCCACTCTCAGTTAAAACAAATACAGGAGCATACATCTTTCCATATTTAGGGTCTTTCAAATCCCAAGCACAATCTCTGTGCTGTCTGCAAAACTTAGCAAGTTCATCAGCATCAGCAGCCTCGTATTTAGTCCATTGTCCACCAGATTGAGTGGAACAAACAACAGCGGAAGCTCTCTTACGTTTACGGGAAGAGGTTTTTTCTTCTTCATACTCATCTAGAATATCAGAAGCATTCGCACCGATTTCTTCATCAAATTCATCAAGACCCTCTTCGCTACTTTCACCTTCTGAGGTTTCGGCTCCCGCATCAAACATAGTTTCGGCAGTGTCGGTGACATCGCCGCCTTCAAAATCAACCAAATCATCTTCGCCTTCGTCACTCTCTACTCCGAGATCAATATCAAGATTAGAGGCAAGGTTCTCAACAGCTTCTGCAATTTCATCAAGACTGTGGTATAGCTCTTGCACGGCTTCTTCAACAGCTTCTGGATTTTCACCAGCAATACGGCGAAGGGCAGCAGCATACTTCTTACGAGAGGCGACTTTTTCTGATAAAGAAGCATCATCTGAAGAAGCGGTTAGATTCAGATTTTCAGTGAGAGCTTCAGATGCTTCTTTCAATGAAGCAAAAGCAGCGGTGATTTCATTAAGAGCATGGCCGAGTTCCTGAGGTTCTTCGTTAGCAATACGCTGGAGGGTAGCATATTTATTAGCAGTGACTTTAATCTTAGAACCTTCAGGTTCTCCAGGCATAGAAACCATCTTGCGTTCATTATCAACAGTAAGAGTAGTGTGTTCAACATCTTTAGCAGATGGAGTCTTCTTAAAAGAAGGATTAACTTTTTCTGGCATGGAGGAAACAGGATCTTTACTTGAAGGATTATCACTTAATTTTTCAGGCATATCGGTAATTTCATCAGCTTTCTTTCTCTTCATAGCCGATACTTTCTTATTATTATCAACACAAGTTGGGCAAGGCTGTCCAGGGGCTGTTGCTGTTCCACAATTAGGGCAGTTAGACTGTCCAGGAGGGGCAGGGGTGGGAGCCTTAGCACCGGGGGCAGGGGGCGTGTTTGGGGTTGGCCTTCCAGTTGAAGTAACGGGAGGCTTGGGAGATGAAAGCCCAGTTTGAGTGTAAGGGGTAGTATCGGCTCGTCTTGAACGCATAGGTTCCTCCATGTTAGACTGTTTTAAAAGACCGGATTCTTCGGTTGTATTCAGCATTTTTCCTTCTGGTGTTTGAAGAAATTTCTGGACAAATCCAGGAAATGCTTTGTGGAAAATTCTTTGAGCGGCATATTCTGAGATATCCAAATTAGTAGCCAGTTCTGTAATAAGTTGAGAAGACTTCATGGCTGGGGAATCCAAAATAATATTCATGCAAGCAAGAACCCTGTCTCTTGAAGTATCCCTCATTGATAATTTAGTTATCCATTTAGTGAAGAGTGTGCGAAATTTTTCTAAATCGGCTCGTTTTATCACACTCTGTTGATCTTCATCCATTTCTCCATGTTCTAAAATAGGAGCGGCTTCTCCAGGTTCGGTCGGAGTTCCACCATCCATAATTAAAAGTTCATCACTTGTTCCATAAGTGCTATCAATCCAAGCAACGATTTTAGATTTTTGGTAAGAAAAATAATTTTTAAGATAAGAAGAAATTTGTTGAGCAAGTGGGAGGGCTTGATTTGTTTCAGATAATCTAGAAGGATCAAAATTTTTTAAAATATCAATTTCAAAAAGAGTATGAATAAGCATATTATGAATAGCTTCATCCCTTCTCTCCTCCTGTGAAACGGTTGATTTGAAAACAGATTCAAGCCACTTGCTCCAATGCATTTTTTCATCTACTGGCATCCCATGTTCTTTAATAGCTGAGACTACATATAGATCAAAATCTTGATTATAAGAAAAAAACTTAAATAAGTTAGCTAATCTTATCTCTCCAGCAGTCTTCTTAGCAAGGTTGGTTAAACTGTCGCCTTTAATAGTCTTGACATCCCCATTTTTGTAAGCGATTTTGTATAATCGACCTTCTTTTCTATTAGTTGATGAAACAATTTGAAAAGGTTCTCCTACTCTTGGAATAATAAAAGCTCCAGGAGTAAATGTGGCTACTTTGTTCCTATTTTTTGATGGGAGTGAAGTATTAACATTTGAGGAAGGAAAAGACATTAGGTTTTTCCTTAGTCAAGAGTAATATCGCGCTCTTCCTGAGAGAAAGAATCTTTCTTGTCACTCTTTAGAATAGCTTCAAGAGTATCTAAATACTTCTTGTGGTCGGCAAATGCAACTGGATCAGCATTATCTTCTTCATTAGCGGTCTTGATACCAGCTTGCTTTAGTTCTTGAGCGTATAATCTGTTCATTGCAGAATTGTCGGCGGCAGCAATTTTAGCCATATGGACTCCTTTAGAGAAAAACTCTACAGATAAGAATCCAAAAGTCAGCTTTTTGCGATACTTCTATCTAACGATGCCTTCTTGCAGCACGAATTAATTTCGATTTTGCCTGTTTTGAAGCCGGGGCGTCTACACTAGTAATAGCTTGAAACAAATTTTTGTTAGTGGCCCTTTGAAACTCATTTAATTGTTCTTCATCAAGTCCTTTTGTTTTAATGAGGTATTGGTGAACCATTCTAGCCAAATAAGTTAGTGCAGCTTTTTCTTTAGGATCTTCCGCAGATAATTGGGTAATATCACATTTAGCCAGAGGCAAACCCGGCTTAATCATAAAATTCTGAGAACCCTTTACCCTTGCGATACCTTCACGAATTTTCATCCAAATTGACTGGACATCCACAGCAGAGGAGGGATCTGGAACTTGAGATTGTTGTGGAACTTGATGTCTTTTATAGTCAGCAGTTGGAAATCTTTTAGCTCTTTTGTTCATTAAATTGGATTTCATATTTCCTCCATCAAAGTTAAATTAACCAACGTTGCTGTCTCAATCCAGCCGAATACGGTCTATTAGCTGCGGCAAGGGCGGCGATTTCATTAAATTCAGACTTGTATGCTTCTGCTAAAGCCATATAAGTTGAAGCCTTATTAATATCCAAAGAAACCCCATTCAACGAATAACTAAATTCCTCAGCACCCCAACGGCAACCTTCAGCGGAAAGACATTTAGCGGCGGCACCGAGACAAGCAATTTTCCCCCAGGAGTCGGGAGCGGAATCAATAGTATAGAAGTATTCGTTTAATGGATTTATCATGTTCATTTGAGCCAAGGCTAATTGAAGCATACGATTAATAGTGGCATCTGTCCAAATAAACCCTGCCCTTGAAGTAAACCCGGCAACTACTTTTCCTGATGTGGGAGGTCTAAAATGATAATTTCTATCCGGATCGGTATCTGACAATAATTCTCTTGTCATTTGAATTAAAACAGTGGATCTAGCAGATGTGGTTGGCTTTTGAGAGAGAAAAACTGATGGGGCTTCAATGGAAGAAGTAGCCGGGGTAAAATTAACCACCTGAAATTCTTCATAAATAGTATCAAATGGAGAATCAAAGTAACGGCCAATCTTCCAAACTAAATTGTATCTCCCCTCCCATATTGAAGGAATGGACATATGTACATGATAGACCCCAACTGAATCTCTATGAGGTTGAGAGTCGGGGAGAGTGACAAGAGTTTGAACGTTAGTTTCAACATCTACAGAATAAATGGAATAACATATAGTGTGCGGATCAAACAGGGAGCCATCTTCGTTCCTGATAAGAATATTTAAGTCACCTGGGCCAAGAATTTTGCCTGAAGCTAATGAAATCATAAGATAGCCCTTTCACAAAGGAATTGAAAATTCAGATTTTTTAGGAGTATCAACAAATAGGGGGAAGTGTGAACCTGAATGAAGAGCAAAAATTGGCAGTTGAACATCCTTTAGACCATCCTGCGGTAGTCATGGCTGGGGCAGGAAGTGGCAAAACAACCGTATTAACTCAACGATTGGCTTGGCTTATGGATGTTAAGGAGCAGAATCCTAAGAAACTTCTGGCCTTAACCTTTACAAATAAGGCGGCAAGAGAGCTAGTAGACCGTTTAAGTCTACGAGAGGAGCATGAAAGACCAAGAGTAACAACTATTCATAGTCTTGCTCTCTCTGCTATTCGTAGAAATCCTGTGGGGTTTGGGCTTAGTGAAAAAATTACTCCAATTGATGATTATAATCAGAAGCAAATCATAAAAAAGGTCATTGAGGAACAAAATTTAGTTGAAGAAGTCAAGGAATGGGATCTATTAGAGAAGATAGGATACCACAGGGCGCGAGGCATTGGTTTCAAGGTGGACTACACCAAAGAAGTCCATGAGAAGGCTCTGGTGGCCTATGGGGGGCAAAGAGCGATATCCTCAGATGAACTCTCCGTGTGGGCAGGTTATGAGAAGTACAAACAGAAAATAAGCGTGGTTGATTTTGATGATATGCTTCATCTTGTCACCAGAAGAGGGAGAGAAGATGAAAAATGGCGTAATAATCTTCAAAAAATGTTCCATCATGTGCTTATGGATGAGAGTCAGGACACATCTGTAGTCCAGTGGGAGCTAATTAATCTATTGATTGGACCTACAAATAAGAATCTTTATTGCGTAGGAGATTTGAGTCAATGTCAACCCCCAGGAACAAAGATAAAAGTAGTCACTAATCCAACTTTCAATGGACATAGGGGGGGGAATGGAAAAGCAAGAGCAATAGTAGTTAAAAAAAATATAGAAGATTTAACTAACCAGGATAAGGTTATCAGTTGGAATAAACATGATCAGATATCTTATAGTGCAGGAAAGAGCATAGAAGTTGGTAAACGATACTACTCTGGCCCATTATATTCTATTTGTACAGATGAAGGGGTAACTAAATGCACCCCTAATCATTGGAATTGGGTTCGCTTTAATAAAAATTCTCATGGAAAATACGCCGTTTATCTAATGTGGCGACCAGATATGGGATTCAGAATCGGATTAACAGTGTTTAAAAGAAGCACAGGAGTAAGTGGTAGAGGTTCTTATGGATTAACCTCAAGAATGGTTCAAGAAAAGGCTGAAAGAGGTTGGATTCTTCGTATTTGTGAAACTAGACAAGAAGCAGAAGCGTGGGAAGAAGCATATTCCGTTAAATTCGGTATCCCAGAATCTGTTTTTGAATGTGGGCCTTGCAGAAACAAAACACAAGAACAGATAAGATTAATATTTTCTCATGCGAACCCCTGTGGAGGTTTAAAATGTCTTGAGGAGCATGGTCTACTATTTGATTACCCAATTGTTACTTTGGGGCAGGGGGCTTCTTGGCGTGGATGGTTTAAAACTGCCACAGCTAATATTTTTCCAGTTATTATGGATATTCCATTAGAAGGAAGAAATAAATCTACCCCTATTGTCGGAAAGACGGTAGAACATTACGAGGGATTAGTGTATTCCCTTGAAGTAGAAGATTACCACACTTACATAGCTGATGGGTTAGTGGTGGGTAACTCTATTTACAGCTTCAATGGGAGTTCTCCTGAACTTCTTTATAATTATACAAAAGAATGGCGTGGAATTGTCCCAACTCTTTACAAGTTGGAAAAGAACCATCGCTCTGTCCCTGAAGTTGTAGCTTTAGCTAACAAAACTCAACGATTAATGACTGAGGTGGTTCCAATTCAAATGAAATCATATCGTGGAGAGCAAGGAGAGAAGGGCAATATTCTCTTAAGGGTAGCTGGAACACCTAAAGAGATTGCCTACTCCATGTCTGAAGATATTTTACGAAGGCATGAGGATGAGGAAGAATCTTTTAAGGATACAGCCATCTTAGTTCGTGCTGGATCTCAAGTCCGAGATATTGAAACTGAACTGGTCAGGAATCGTATTCCTTATATAGTTCGTGGGGCTATGGGATTGATGCAGACTGAAGAAGTTAAGGATATGTTGTCCTATATGCGTATTATGGTCAATCCAAAGGACTATTTTGCCATGCTCCGTTCCATTGCTATCCCCAAAAGAGGAGTAGGTGATGCTGTTCTAGAAAAAGTAAAGAAGAAAGCTGATGAGGAATTTGATGGAAATCTTCTAAGGGCGGCTATGGTTGGAAATCCTATTAAATTTGGCATGTATTTGAGTCTAGTTGATTCTCTCCTATGTGCGAAGGACGATCCGATTACGGTTCTTAATCTCATTATTAAAATGACTGGTTATGAAAAGATCCTCAAGACCAAATACAAAAAAGATCCGGATAAAGTTGAAGTGAAATTAGCTAATCTTGAAAGATTGAAAGAAGTTATCGTCAATCTGACTACCATGAACCAATTGACTACAGAAGATGTGGTATTTCAATTAACTATGCAGGATCAGAAAGATGAGGATGATGGAGGAAGGGTCACTATTTCAACTATTCATGCGGCAAAGGGGTTAGAATGGCCTAATGTGTATGTGGCGGGGGTTTACGAGGGAAGTTTACCTCATAAATTCAGTAGTTCCCCAGAAGAAATTCAAGAGGAAAGGCGAGTTTTTTACGTTGCTTGCACTAGAGCAAAAAATAGATTAATTTTGTGTGTTCCAGGTATGGTGGAGTATTTTAACAAGGGAAGCGTTTTTGTTTCCCCAAGTCGTTTTCTTTCTGAGATAGGAGTGATGAAATAATAGAAAGAAATTACAGTAATATAAACTGAATGTGAAATTAATGATGAGGGGATTTCATGGTCTATAGAAAAAATGAGACAAGAAAAAAAGAAATCTATGGAATAACAGGTTTAAAAGAACATGGGAAAGACACTTTCGCCAATCTAATAGTGGGTAGCGGGAAGGTTGGAACTAGTTTTAGAATAGTTCATTTTGCGGATTCTTTGAAAAATTTGGTTATGACGATTTTTAATTTAACAAAAGAGGATGTGTTTACTCTAGAAGGGAAGGAGAGACTATTCTCTATTCCAATAGTTATTGATACCCATCTTGAAACTTTAAAAAAGGTGACTGGACTTGAAATAACAGCCCATGAAATGATTGCGAGAAACCCGAGAGAACTACTTCAGTATGTTGGATCAGAGTATATACGAAATGTTGATAGAAACTACTGGCTTAACCAAATCAGACCAGAATTAACAAAAAATAGGAGGCTTTTAATCCCAGATGTGAGATTTCCTAATGAGGCGGAAATTATCAGAGAGAATGAAGGCAAAATAATACGAATTATAAGAATTGATAGGGCAGAGAATATTGACACACATTCTTCTGAATTAGAGGGACTAAAAATTGAGGCAGATTTAGTCTTAGGGGTCAGAACTGGTGATTTATCTCTAGTGGAGAGGGTGGCCTATCTATTAGCTATGGGAAAGTGGGATTCAGCCATGAGATATGATTATAGAAGAATTAAAACTGCGTTAGATCTATATCAAAAAGGAGAGCCGCTAATTAAATGTGTGAATGCTATAGGAGTAAAAAACGATGACTCTCAAGCATTCAGAGTTATTTTAGCCTATTACGGGGTTTCAGTTAGAAGGCCGGGAATTGTGACTAATCCCCATCGCTTTAATGATGGAAAAGAAGAAAAGCAGTGTAGCACCTGTAAGGAGTGGAAGGATTTGGGCCTATTTAATAAGAATGCAAAATCTTGGGATTTTCATCATTGTTTATGCCAATCCTGTGCATCTCAATACCATAAGATACAATATCTCAAATATGAAAAAGAACTGTCCTTCAAGCAAATTTTAAATCAAGCGAGGCAGGGTGCCAGATTTAGAAATTTAAGCTTTAACATTGATGAAGATTACATAAAAAGTATGTGGGAAAATCAAAAAGGATTGTGTTTTTATACCAAAGAGCCAATGGTTTTTACTAAGGGAGAAACTAATAAGGTATCAATTGATAGATTAAATTCTAACATTGGTTACGAAAAAGATAATCTAGTTCTTTGCGAGGCAAGAGTTAACTTGATGAAAGGAAATTTGACTATTGTGGAATTTAAAGAATTAATAACTAAAATAAATAATAATTTTTGTTAACTTACCTGTTTTAATCTTTTCTTCAATTTCTCTTTACGGCAAGCATGGGGGAGGGCATCTACTGACTTCCCCACTCTTTTTTTATCTCCGATTGTATCCTCCAAAGAATCATACTCATTTGGAGAAATGTAAAACGCATCCATATCTAAATCCTCTTTGGGGGGAACATGGAGTGGATTCACCTTTCCAGTTACCACAGACTCCACAATAGGACGAAGATTCTGGGCCATGGGTTTATGGGAATCGTAGCCATCCCAAGGTGCCAATGTTTTTAGTCTAAGAGCAACTTCCATTACAACATATGCAGTTTTGGCTAATTCTCCATCCCTTTTTCTAATCGAATCAACTTCATTTTTAACAAGACATTTAATATCAGAATAATTTTTCAACATAGCTTACGCAAACTCCTTATGAAGTTAATAAATAGGAAGAATCTTCATGTAATTAACAACTCAATTCATGGACTCCGAAAGCATAAATCGAAATACAAATTGGAGTTATCATACTGCTCTCCTGTCTTACAATAAGGAATTAAGAAGTTGATTTTGAGAGTCTTTTATGGAGTTGAATATATGGCAAATCTAGAAGGCATCGCTCGTAAATATTTGAATATGTTGCCAAGAGGATCAGAAATTCCTTCTCCAAAAATGCAGGTAGTGGATCAGTCCTCTGCGGATTGGGCTGGGCTTTCCGAATGGCACCATGATCAACAAATTCAAGGACTCATCAAAGTTCAAAAAAATGCTTTAAAAGATGAGGCTACTCTTGAAAGAATTATTGCTCATGAAGTATGTCATTATTGGGAATTTTACTCAACTTTTGAATGGCGAGAGGGGGATCCTAAAGATATGGGGCATGGTGGGAAAAGTCTATGGGCCAGAGCAGCCAAGATAATCAATGGAAAACTGGGAGATCCTAGTTTTATTTCTGAATTGTCGGATACTTCTTATGTTTTTAGAAACAATAAGACGTTCTATGTTTTAGTGACACAGGGAATGTCTGAATTAGGATGGGTGTGGTTCTCTCAAGTAACCCCTGCTATGCAAATTGCCATCAAAGAGTTAATGGCTAGTGGTCCTGTGGCAATATTAAGATCCAATAGAGATGCTTTTTTAACTAGTAATGCCAAACTTCCTTACATTGGAATTCCAAGAGGGGATAAAAATATGGCAAAGCTCCTCCAACAAGCATTTCAATATGCTAAGAAATGGGAACCGAACCAATTAGAGGAAGCTCTAAGAACTTCCCCAGAAATTTAATCAGCTAAGATTTGTGCTACAGGAGTTGCTACGATCCAGGCGGCTACAGAGGCCCAGGTAGTATCAGGAATAGCCCCAGCAGTATGTAGATTTTGTGAATATAGCGAGAATAATAAAGTAGGGTCCTGTAATAAAGCTGGTAAAGATGTAGCCGCTGTACCAGAAGCAGCCCAAGCAGCCATAACATCAGCCTCAGTAGCAGATGGATTAGCTTTTAAACAAGTCGCAGCACCTTGAATACCAGCATTGCGTTCAGTTACTAATAGTGCAGTTACAGAAGAAATGGTTCCAACTGTTCCGGATTGAATACCCTGAGCAACCGCAGTATCATAAGCAGCTTGAGCAGCTTGCATTGCTTGTAATGCTGTTAATCTTGTAGTATTTGCTGTATCTAACGCAGCAGACGCGTTAGAAAATGCTGTTTGAGCTGTAGTAAGTGCTGTTTGAAGATCTTGAATAGTTGACATTATTATATCCTTATGATTTAGTTGGTATTAACGAGGTAGTTACTTCTATTATTAATTCTTTAAGAGAATAAGGCATATTTCCACAATTAGAAAAATCATGTAATGCCTGATCCCAAACATAAGTTACTTTTGCAATTCTCATATTATATTGTGTATAAATATGTAAGAGCCACTCAAACACTGCTGTACATTTAGGCAAACCTTTTGAAGCGCCTACTGTAATAAACATTAATTCTGTCTCACTTACAAATTGTTTGTGATATGTAGTCATACTAGTTTTTAAATTATTAATATTATCTTGCTGTAATTGTATTAAACCAGCATCAAATTGTTCTTGAGTAATGTCTGGGTTTTGTATCGGTCCCTCTCCATGGTCTACCCAAAGCGCGTAGTTAAGCATTTATTCTCCTTACCAGCCAGGAAGTTCTTGAACTGAAAATATAGCATGTTTCGTATCTGTTACAAAAAATACCGAGGTTGTATATGTGCCACCTGAGTAGTTGGCGTACATCTGGTAATAGTCTGTAGCTATAGCAGTTCCTTGATAAGTACCATCAACCGTAACATTTAAACTTGCTACATTATATGAAACAGCGGCTTCAATTAGGGCGGCATTTTTATAGAGATATGTGGACATATTACACGCAGTAGAATTGGTGTTATTAGTCATCAACGTCCAATTGAATTCATATGAGCTTGGCCGTAAAATCACAAACTTACCACTTGCTGCCACCCGAAACGCAGCAGGTGCAGTATTATACAAACTAGTAGTAAGATTGAGTAATGTAGTTGAAGTATTTGAAAATGTCTGAGCAGAACCTTCATTTTATTCTGCCATTATTTCTGCTTCAGGTGTCGCAATAATCCAAGCTTGAAGAGATGCCCAGGAGTTGTCAGGAGCAAGCCCAAGTTTATAGAGATTATCCGAATAGATTTGACAGAGAAGAGCTGGGTCTTCAAGAAGGGTAGCAAAAGTGGTAGCTGCTATTCCTGCGGTTGTCCATACTGCTAAGGCTCCAGCTTGGGTAGCTGTGGTGGGATTGGCTTGGATATACTGGATAGCCGCTTGTTTTCCAGCAAACCTTTCTGCTCTTAATAGCTGGTCAATACTTGAATATGGTCCAGCTGTTCCATTGGTTACCTGTTCTACTAATGCTGCCTGTGCTTGTGTTAATTCTGTTTGAGCAGCATTAACATCTTGTTGTGCTGTCTGATAAGCATTCCAAGTATCTAATTGTTTCTGTTGTGCTGCTTCTAATGCTGCTTGTGCTGTTGCTAAATCCATTGTCTAATCTCCATTTATTTATTTCTTAATTACCATCTTAATGCTGCAATACCTGCTAAACCAGCTGATAAGGTTACTCCACCTCCACCATAGGAACCACCTCCACCAAAAGGCATACCCTTACCTGCTCCTGATGCTCCACCTCCACCATAATTGGCAGCACCTACACCACCTGGAAAGCCTTGACATGATCCACCATAATTGGATGCACCTACAGAGCCACCAGAGCCACCAGAAATTAAGGTGTATTGCATTCCTACATAGGCTGATCCAGGCTGACCATTGCCTGTAATGTTTGGTGCTGTCATTCCAGCATAGGGTGCTGAAGCACCTCCACCATTTCCAGGTCCACCAACTAGGCCAGCATAACCACCTGTAGCTGAGAGATAGACAGTAGCACCATAAGCAAAGCTAGAAGGTCCACCATTACCTGATGCTACTCCACCTGCACCTACAACAATGGTGTAGCTATAGCCTTGTATTACTGCAATCTGAGCCTTACCACAACCTCCACCACCTCCACCACCATAACCTGTAGAGGAGCATCCACCTCCACCACCAGCTACAAGCATTACTTCCAGCCATGTAATATTTGGTGGACATATCCATGTATATGTTCCAGGTGTTGTATAGATTGTATATCCACCATTGACTAATCTAGATAAGGCCAAAGAAGAAACATCATAACCAGCAATTGAAATACCTGCTCCAAACTCTGCTACCACTGAAGGTTGAGTAGGACCACCACCAACAGTTCCAGTTGTATATCCATTGAAACAATTTGCTGTATATGGAGTTCCTGATAACTTAAATCCTTGTGGTGCTTGGTTAGTAGTTCCATTGATGATGCCGGCCGAATAGAGACCACCTGAACCACCAGATTGAATGACAGTGGAAGTTACCAGGTTAGCCATCAGAGCAGAAGCACCAATAGCACCAGCAGAAATGGAACCAGCAGTAATCTGTCCATAGATTGCGGCATCAGTACCAACCGAGGTCCAGGTGCTGTTGTTCTGGTTCTGCCACATTAGAACTGATTTGGCAGTTCCAGTTCCAGTTCCAGCTCCTGTGGCAACAAAGGTAGCACCAACTGCTGGGGTTCCTATAAATCCATAAGTTGCCCAGACAGTAGTTCCAAGTGAAACAATTGTATATTGAGTTCCTATATTCCAAGAACCTGCTGTGATTGTTTGTATCTGGCAAACATATGTATTTACTGGATAAGTAGCATTTGGAAGTGATGGTAAAGCACCAGTTATAATAATTGGAGTGCTTGTATATGCCGCTAAAGCTTGTGTAGCTGCTGTTGATGTATTAATATTATTTGTAGTATAAATCTGGTAGCCATTCCAATATAGCTGTGATGTAGTGGCATAGAGATTATTAGTTGTAGTTGTCTGAGCACCAGAAGCAATTGTCAATCCAGTATTGGCTGGAATAGATAGACCACCATTGAAAGTTCCCAGGCCAGTGTGGAAAGATGCTCCTCCAACACCAAGACCACCATCAATCACCAGGGCACCAGTTGAAGCTGTTGTGGAAGGAGTGGTGGAATTGAGGTGAACCTTCATTGTAGCTGATGGTGTTACTGCCCAAACTCCAGCAGCACTTGCCGCACCAATGCGAAGATTGGAGGTGGTAATGTCATCCATTCCAATGCCAGCATAAAAAGCACCTGACCCATTGATGTTTATTGTTGGGTAAGAAGTTGTAGAATTAACACCTTGAAGATACAGATAGCTTGATTGTGCTGTTCCAGAAGCAGCACCTACACTTAAAACACTTGAAGCACCATTGATACTTACAGTTGTGGTAAAGACACCACTGGTAGAAGATATTCCACTATTGAATGTGCCAAGACCAGTATGTGTTGAAGTTCCAGTGACTGAAAGAGTAGTGCTAAATATCCCACTTGTAGCTGATAATCCATTAGATAGTGTAAGAGTTCCAGTTGTTCCGAGAGAGGCTAGAAGAGTGTTGGTTGAGGCTCCAGTTTTCTGATACCAAGCAAAGGATGCTCCACCTGGGCCTGTAGCATAGTCATTCCAGAAATCTACCTCTCCACCTGATGTGAAGTTCCAGCCAATAGAAGCACCACCAGCAGTAGGAGGATAAATACCACCAGCATTATAGGCACCTAAATTAGCATATCCTCCACTCTGAGTAAGTGTGGAGTTTTGTATAGTTACTCCAGTTGTAGTTAAAGAACCAGACATTGTAACTGGTCTTGCTGTAGAACCACCAAAAGCAATGGTGCCTCCAGATGCTCTTGTAATTAGAATTGGGTTATCAATATATACACCTGCATCTGTATATGATGAAACATTGAAAGCAGAACCAGCATTCGAGCCTGATTCAGAGGTATTATCTGAATATACATTCCATCTTGAATTACCTGCTGTCTGCATCAATATACCCTTGTATTGTCCAGCAACAGCATTGGTGTAAATATAGGCACTTGAAGCCAAAGCAGAAGCACCCACTAATAAGTAACCATTTGCAACAATAGTATTATTATTAAATAATATGTTTCCTCCACCAGCAAAAGAAGCAATAGCACTTGTTTTGCCATCATAGATATTGAAAGTGCCAAAATTAGTGGTTCCACCTGAACCATAATTCATGGTCATAGTCTTACCAACACTATCAAAAGCATAATTAAGACCACTACCAGTAGAGTTGATATAGAAATTATTATTTGAATATACATTATTTCCAGTAAGATTGCCACTAATAACCATATTACCTGTAGTTGTTATATTGTTTGTCCCTTGTGGAACATAGGCAATGTAAGCACTATTTGTAGCATTAATTAAACACCAATCATATAGTGTTCCTGATTTTGAACATAAAGATAAGCCAGTTCCAGAGTTGTAATACATGGTTCCAGCACCACCAGCACCACCAGTAACAGCAACATTTCCACTGAATGTTCCACCACCACCAACATTTAAACTTCCAGCAATACCAACACCACCAGATACAACCAAAGCACCAGTTCCAGTTGTTGTGGAGGCTGTTGAGTTTGTGAAGGCTACCTGGCCTACCGCATTGAGAGCACCACCAATGTTTGTAGTTCCACCAATACCTACACCACCAGCGACTATCAAGGCTCCATTGCCAGAATTGCTTGAGACTGTTGTACCATTAACAGTAACTACACCAGTTCCACCTAATTGTAGTGTATTGGATGTAGCAGTAGCATTTGTAACGCCATAAATTAAAGATTTAGCAGCACCACCAGCTTGATTGGTTCGATCTAGATTATCAATAATAACAAGATTAGCAGTTGACGTTTCATATTTACCAGCATTTGCACCATAGAAAGTACCATTACTAGCAACATAGTTTTGGCCAGCTAAATATCCAACCGCTGTATTATTATTAATTGCCGCAGTTGAAGCATTACCAATTGCATAATAACCAATACCAATATTACCAGATGAGGAGGTTCCACAATTAGCTAATGCGGAAAGTCCCATACTTATATTATTACTGCCAGAAGTAATATTAAAACCAGCTAAACAACCAATATGAGTATTATTTCCACCTATTGTATTTGATTGACCAGCTTCATATCCGATAAAAGTATTTGATTGACCACTTGTATTAAAATATCCAGTTTCATAACCAATGAATGTATTTTGTCCAGAAGCAGCATTAATAGCATTACCAGCACCAATACCAAACGCAGTTAAATTAGAATCAAGAGTCATAGCTTTTGATCCACCAATTGTAATATAATTTGAGGTAGTATTAACCTGCCAATAACCCCCTAATACAGTCAAGGAAGAATCAGCAATATTATCGGTATATGTAGTTGTAGTATTATCTGCTACAGTAGCTAAAATATAACTATTTGTATAGGTTCCATTAACTTGTGTTCTATAAATAGTTCTGGCAGTTGTTCGAGAATCCGTTGAAACTGGAATTGTAACAGTTACTTGTTTATGGGTTGAATCAGTTGTTAATTGTCCTAATAAATAAGCTGTTGTAACATAACCAGAAACATTTTGAAAAGCAACGTACCAAGTATAAAGACCAACTGAAAGATTACCAGCTGATGTTATTAAAGCAACTGAACCAGTTGTTGGTGGAGGAATAGGAGTAATATTTAAACCACTATTTGTATTTAAAGAGGTAGCGGTTGTAATACTTCCAGTTAACGATAATGAACTAGACCAAGCTGGAGCCTGAGCAACACCACTTGCTGAAGTAGAAGTTAATACTTGAGTTGTATTACCAGTTGTATTACCGGCTAATCTAGCAGCAGCTGGGGTGGCATTCTCGTAGATTATATCACCCAATGTTGTCATTGGGTTAGTCATACCAGCACTTGCTGATGCGTTTAATACGCTACCAGCAAATGATAAGTTAGTTCCTAAAGTTATACCATAAGGTACACCAGTAGTACCTGTATTATTTCCTAATAATACACCATTTGCTATTGTAAACGAACCAGCAGTTCCTGTATTTCCAGTAGCTCCTGTTTGTCCAGTAGCTCCTGTTTGTCCAGTAGCTCCTGTAACAGTACTAGTTGGTCCCGCTGTTCCAGTAGTCCCAGTTGCTCCTGTGGCTCCTGAATTTCCAGTCAATCCGGTAAGACCGGTTCCACCGGTTAACCCTGTGGCTCCACTATTTCCTGTGAGTCCGGTAAGACCGGTTCCACCGGAATTACCAGTCAGACCTACGGATCCTGTGGCTCCTGAATTTCCAGTGAGTCCGGTAAGACCGGTTCCACCGGTTAACCCTGTGGCTCCTGAA